TTATATATAATAAAATTACAAATTTTTACTTGCTATTTCTTTACAATAATACCTACAATGCAGTTTTACCGCCGTACAAACCGACCCACTTATGCGTGCGCGCTATCCTCGAAAAGAGAAGCCAGAAAATCAACGGCTTTCTCTCTTAGCTCGTCTATCGTTCCATTATTCTCAATTATCACATCGTACTGATAGTTAAGTACCTCATTATCTGCATGGTTTGAAGTTTCTTCAAACTCCACACTCGCGCGCCTTATAAGTAAGGTTGTAGCTCCGTACATCTCTTTCAATCTCTGTATTTCCTTCGGCTCCCTTACGTCAACAAACAAGACAACTCTATCTGCTAACGAGCCGCCGCAAGTAAAACTTTCTTGAATTTGCTGAACTTTTTCTTGAATCTTCTTCATCGGAATATCGTCCCAAGTTGTCAACAAGTCTTTCAAATCACTCAGAAACTTGCGATTCTCTGGTGTTTTCTCACCATTCCAACCACACTGCCGCGCAATTGTCTTTACATAATCAATTGACGAGTAAACATAACAATGCGCGCGATCCAATCCCATACACAGAGACTCAAATGTCGATTTGCCACTCGTTGGCTTACCATTAACCACTACTATTTTCAATTTTTAGAATCCTCCTTGCGAGAACAAAAGAACTCATTATAAATTCTTTCGTAAAGATTAAATCCGTCTTTTTCATAAGTATAACCATAAGCGTTTTGAGTAAATTCAAGCATTTTGTTTATCTTATTACTATAATAATCTGTCTTTGCATCTCGAGGAGATTCACGAATTAGGTCCTCGCGCTTAGAATATCTTTTTAATTTCCAAAACTTATAAGGAGACATAGCTACATGAACTTTACACTCCTTATTAATATTACTACAAAATATGCCTTGGATAAAAATAAATCTATCTTTCTTATTTTTCCAATCAATTCTTCCTAAATATATGTCACCATCTTCTCGATAAAAGCCTTGAAGATTTGCCATTATAGCAAGACATACATTATTGTATAATGTTTCGTTTGACATAAACTAACTCCTTTTATATATATTATTTTTTCTTACTTTCTATAAATATTATACTAAAAAAGAAGATAAACTTCAAATTTTCTGTTAATTCCATATTAGCTTTGCTTAAAACCTACTTATAAATAGAACCTAAGAAAGGAGGTTGTATAAATGGAAATGATTACACTTATACTTACTATGAGCACTGTCTTGTGGTATGTAATCGACCGACTCAAAGCTATCTGGAGTGATCTGAGCTTTGGCAAGTATATCACCATGATTATTGCCGCGGCGGGTTCTTTTGCTCTTGCGTTCAGCTTCAAGCTTGACCTCATTTATGCTCTCGAACTTGTTGAGAACATAACTCCTGCGGGCGAAGTCCTCACTGCGCTTGTTCTGATGTCAGGTTCCAGTGCGGTATCCGAGATTATAACTCGAGTCAAAGGCGAACAGTAAAATTAGGGTGCGCTCATCATTGATGGGCGCACTTCTTCTTTCTAAAATTTGAAAAGAAGAAAAAAATTTGGTATACTTGATATAGAAAGGGATAAAACAGGACTTGGCGATTATGCCTTTTTATAATTATTAAAAATAGTGGAGGAAAAAGGGTTAATGGATAATGAAAAAATTCTTGAGTTTGAGTCAAAGGACAATGAACAAGTAAAGACTACTGTTGACGGCGTGGAAGATGAGATACCCGATGAACTCGCGGCGATGGCTAATCTTGGTTCTTTTCTTGCTCTTGATGAAGAGCGTTTTGCAGTATTAGCTCCTGTTGTTCTTGAACAACTCGAACGCAGTCTACAGAATACTAATGTGCGCCGCTCCCTCTATATTAGCTTTATTTCCAGTGGTGGAGATATGGGTAATATCAGAGACTTCTACGCAGACCTTACTGATGTTATCGAAGAAGAGGTAGGCGAACTAAGCGAACAAAAGAAAGATTTCCTTAAAGTTATGGTTGCCCTTATGATAAATGGAATTGAGACGGCTGGCGCAGAGTCAGAGCGTCTTATAACAATTCCAATTGAGCGACTCAACGATGAAGTAAGAATACCTACCTATGCACATGATACCGATGCGGGCATGGATGTCTATGCTCTTGATGATTATACGATTGCACCCGGTGAGACAAAATTGATTCCAACAGGCTTTAAGATTGCAATTCCTACTGGTTATGAATTGCAGGTACGTCCTAAGAGCGGAAGATGCTTAAAGACAAAACTTCGTGTAGCTAACACTCCGGGAACGATTGATGCTGGCTATCGTGATGAGGTCGGTATTATAATAGAAAACGTAGAGCCTCCTATCAAGGATATCACCTATGAATTCGATGAAAATGGGAGACCTATTATTACATCAATTCTTCATGGTGCATCGTATACAATAGGTAAAGGCGAAAAGTTTGCACAGTTGGTACTAAGCGCCGTCCCCAAGGCAACTTTTAAGGAAGTTTCAAAGATAACAGAAGCTGGCGACAGGAAAGGAGGATTTGGTTCAAGTTCTATCTATGCCAAAGACGATAGTCGTTACGGTTCTGACCTCGGAGGCAACGACTCCCGTGAGCAAGATAAAAATTGAGGAAATTCGTGCGGAGCTTGAGCAAGAGAAATGGAGTCTTATTTCTAATTCGTACAAGAATTTAGATAGCGAGCTAATTGTTGAGTGTCCCGAAGGACATCGTGTATATTCAACTTGGAAAAAGCTCCGCATTAAAAAAGAATGTCCTGTTTGTAAACAAAATATTTTCAATGATAGAACAACAAAAATAATTCCAAAAAAGAAAGATATCTATCGTGTTCTGGCGCTTGATCAAGCAACTTATGTGAGCGGATTTAGTATATATGATGATAAAAAGTTAATTCGGTATGGCACTTTTGAAACTGCGTTGACCGAAGAAATAGCCCGCGATGATGCCGTACGAAAATGGCTTATTTCAATGATAGCAAATTGGAAACCAGACCTTGTTGCAATAGAGGACATTCAAATGCAACAACTTGGAGGAAAGCAAGTTTATGGAAGTGATAATGTCGTTGGAATCCAGACTTTTAAAACGCTTGCTCATCTCCAAGGAATACTAATGGAAACCTGTTATGAGATGAATATAGATTTTCTACTTTGCCCCACGCCTACATGGCGCGCACACTGTCAAGTTAAAGGTAAGACGCGCGCCGATAAAAAAAGATCACTTCAACTTTTGGTGAAGGATTGGTTTGACGTTTCTGTCACAGAAGATGAGGCCGACGCGATTGGTATCGGTAAATATGCAAGTGAAACCCACACTGCGCGAAAAGTTGAATGGCAGGATTGGGAGTAAACGTCTCAAATTTTATATAAAATTCGAGACGAAAAAGAAGGCCGACTATTGCCGACCTTCTCTTTCTTACTTATTCATTTTGTAGATATCTTGCATCATTTTAATGCGGGCAGTCTCATGGATATAATCCTCTTTAAAATCGTCCCACATTTCAACGAGTGCTTCGGGCGGAGTTTTTGTCTTTTTGAAGTGTTCCATTAATTCTACCATTTGAGCATAGAGTTCGCTTGCATGACCACATTCTTCTGTGGAAAGTTTGTGATAGGTATTGGCTAACTCGGGATAATCCGATCGATACCTTGTCGCGCAACAAATATACTTCTCTGCATCTTCAAACTCTTCTTCTATTTGTTTTCTAAGATGAAGTATAATCTTCATATTATGCCAACCTCGTTATAGTAATTGCTGCATTTGAATAAGTTGCTTCTACGCCAACGTTTTCAACTGTCAAAGTCAGGGGAGAGTTTGACTGAATGGCGCAACAATTGGGGAGGACTTGTACAATTGCGGTAAAACTTAAACTTCCAATGTCGGTTGCTGCTGTTGAGTTAATGGTTGATGTGGCTCCGGGAATTGCAGAACCGTTGCCATTTAATTGTACCGTAACATCGCCAGTAGCAACCGCAGCGGCACTTGCATTAAAATGTACCATATAATATCCGGGGCGTCTAAGTTGAATCGAAGGGGTACCCGCGGAATGTGATACAGTACAACCTGTTAGGACGCTGTTGACATTAAAGTTTAGATTAGAATTTGGAGCTGCTGTTTGGGCGGTAATTGAATACGTATAAAGCATTTCGGTCTTACCTCCCTAAAGTTATGCAGAGTAGCAGTTGCCGCAGGTGCTACCAAGAGTAGGTGTAGGGCCTACTGATGTGTAAGGTGAGCAAGCAAGATATGCTGGAATGGGGCAGGGGCGAAGTGCGTTAATGAGGGTAGCATTCTGAGCCTGCTGAGAGAGTTGGAATCTTGCAGTTTGGAGATCACGGTCGGTATCGGCGAGTTTATCGCGTAGGGCCTGAGTTGCGTTCTCATTAATAAGCGCACGAGTCAGTTCTCCCTCATTGTGTATTGCAGTCGTAATCTCACAAGTGTTTTTGTAGTTCTCTGCTCTGATGCTGTCGATGTTGCGATTAGTCTCGCAGTAACAATTCTGCTGGGCAAATCTGTTGTCAGCAAGCGCGGACTGAACGCCGAAGAAACCATCTTTTAGGCTGTTATTGGTTGCATAGAAACCATCACAGATTCCGTTGGTAATTCCGCGCAGTTGGCCGTTAACATCCTGATTGTTGAAGCCTTCAAAGAGATCGGAGCGAGTAATAGCACCCTGCGTCGCAGCATCTCCATTACGGTTCCAACCATTAGCGCCGAACATCCACATCCAGACGAGATAGATGAACGGGTTGTCCATCCAATTGTTCTCGTCATTCCTTGATAAAGCCATTACATCTGCCGCAGATAATCCATCTGTCATATTTATACCTCCAGTATAAAATTATTTTTATCCCTTATAAAGGGATTATCTTAATTGCTGAATAAAGTTTAAACCAGCAGAGATATCGGCTTCTGACATACCCTGCGCGCGAGCCTGTTGAACAAGTTGTACCAGAACTTGATCCGGCAAACGCGAGGCCATTTCAGTGAATTACCGCTGGTTTATTTGAGGGAAATTTGGATTAAAATTCATTTGTCTTTTTACCTCCTATCTTCTTTTCAATCGAATCTAATCGCGCGCATACAGAATCAAACTTAGAGGAGAATTGGGAGAGATCAAAACTTGAGGATGTTTGTTCTGTAGCAGGTGGCCGCGGTGTAGGTTCGGCTTGTTTTCCCTCATAAGGAGTCATACGGTAGGTAAAAAAAATTGGATTACCGTTTTGGAGAGCTTTGATGTAAAGAAGCCCCTCATTTGCGCAATAGGCAAAAGACAAACCTGCGCCTATTGGTATATTTGCAACTTCAAGAGAGTTATTTATCATATAGACGTTCCCTTGTGGTTGCGGGAAAAGTTGTGTTGGTGTTGCAGGTGTGTAGTGTGGTAAATATTGATTAGCCATTTTTTAACCTCCTTTTTCACCTTTCACTATTAAGTAGCATTATTTTAAAAGGAAATAACCCTTTTCGTACCTCGGAGACAAAGTTCTCTGTTTTGTACAAAAAGGGTTATTTCTTTTTATGCAATTTTCACAAACTTTTCTTAGGCTACGGGCGCCTCGTCTTCATCTACGATAAGATCCATTAGAGGGGCCAATTCCTCAAGAGAAATTTCGATATTATCAAAATCCTTTATGTCGAAAGTATAAGGAATTTCGACATCAATTTTATTAAGCTCATCGACTTTTTGGTTCGCGTCTTGAATGTGGTCCTTTTGTATGATGACATTTGCACCATCTTCGGAAAGGACATAAGAGCCATCTTCTTTCTTTTCGGCATATTCGTCAAGAATTTGGCGGAAAAGATTTCGATAGTTTTCAGCTTCATTGGAGACAAGCTCAGCAAGTTTTAGAAGCCGATAAGCGGTTTTTATTGGAAGATTTTTAGATTTTAGGTTTTTGATTGCCTCTTCCATAGCAAGAATTTTTTGAATACGCATTTTAAACTCCTTTTAGTATATTAGCAAATGGTTGCAACTGTTTTCCACAATTTTGTGTTACTATTGTAATGAAGAATTGCACAGTGAGCTGTACCATTTTCTTCCCAAAGATTAAGTCGAGCACAATTAGCACCGCTTTGAGCTCTCCATGCTTCTATACCAACTACACTGTCTTCATTCATGCCAAACTTAGCCATACCTCCAGAAATTAAATCAGTGTAAATATTATATGAAGTCCATTTACCAGTATTGCCTTGTAATAAACAATCATTATATAATATTGTTTTATCCCTCAAATGAATTTCTTGAGCACTAAGTTCTATATAAGTCTCATAAAAAATGTTTTTTGGGTCGTTTTTATCTTTAAGAACACTCATTGATATATTAGCCGTGTATTCTGTAACATTGTTGTCATTGTCTAATTGAATTTGCCACATTCCTAAAGCCTGATCGTGTTTTGGAGCATCAGGATCGGATAATTGACTCCATAATACATAGTTTCCTGTTAAGTCTTGATAGCGGTTGTCTTTAAGTGGACATTTATCGTGGTGAAAAGATAACCCACCCATATTCCAATCTGATTGTTCTATAAGAAGAGGATTAAGCTTCATATATGTACCTGTTACAACTCCAGTTTGTTCATCCCAAACATGTGGAGCATAGGTATTAACTCCTCCCGAAAAATAAGCAGTACCATTTTCATATACAATAGATTTATCCTTAGCATTAAAAATTTGATTTAAGCAATATTTTGAGTAATTAGAGATAACGCTGTTGTATACTGCCTCTCCATCATCATTTGTTCCAATATATTGATAACGATTAGTAACTGGATTTAACTTCCAATAAGTTTTTTGCTCTGTGGTTAGTTTCTTATAAACACTTGCTGCGATATCTTTTCTTGCAGATAATCCTAAGAAGATTTTTTGATCCGTTCCGGTACCAATCGATAGACTTTGTCTTAACCATAAACTTCCATTATCAATCGTCTCTAAAACGGGATTTCCGTCATTGTCACAAATCCGTATACCATAATTTCCATCATCATTTAATCGACCAATTTGAATCTTATTCTTATTGCCTTTTTTAATAACAATATCGTATTTATTGTTAATCTCAATAGATCCAACTTCAGTATTGCCCTTTTTTTCTATCGAACGTATAAGCAATCCCGACCAAGTCAACGAAAACATCGAATTTGGATTACTACGAATCTCTTCCTCGCTTGCAGGTACAAAGTTCGTATTGTCATTATCATTATTATTATTATACCCGTAAATTCCAAATTTGTCAAATCTTACGAACCGATTCATTTTCAAAACTGGATTATCCGTAGGCGTAAGGTAATCTTTTCCACTCCAATAAGCAGTAATACCATTTGTATCCCAACGGAACGCGGGTGTAGCACCATCCATAATCGTAATCTTCGAAGTCGAAATTGAACCCGCGCTCAAAAATTGAACTCCAATTTGCCCAGCTTTCATCATTGTGGTCCACGTCTCGCCACCATCGTCACTAAACACAATGCCACCAGAGGTTATCTTGAGCTTTTGGTCAAGATTTTTCAAACTTGTGAGTGTTATGCCCGTATTATCCTGTACGACTGATTCGTCGGTTGCTTTTGTAACAATATCTTGCGCGGCAAGTAGGCTATCTTGGAGAATATCTTCTTTTAACTCGCCTTTTCCATTCACAACGCCTGCCGCGCGATTGTAACCGCCCTGCGCATATTGTAAAGATTGAGTAGTTGCATTTATGCGTTGGAACAAATCCTCAAATTGGGTTTTGTAGTTCTGAACCGTTATTGTATCCTTATCTGGCTCCTCGAAATTGATACTAATTTCGGAAATAAGAACTGCTTCCTTATATGGAGTACGGACTTTATCATTTTTTAAGTAAGGTTCATATCCAAAAAAGTCCGTGTCTTGTATATAAGTAGTATCTCCTACATGGAATCGACGGAACTTAAACTCTGGAAGCTCACTCACACGAGTAACCGCAATATCATATTGCACTTGCGGGCGACTACTTGTGTAAGCGACACTCAAAGCATCGTAGTAGTAGATGTTAGGGTCGATATAATCTTCGGAAGTCCAAGAGCCTTCTTGAATATAGGTTGAGTATTTATTATAAAATTTTTGGTGTAGTTCTTTTATTAATTTGAGAAGTCTGTCACGATTTGCGGTATTCGCTTCAATTGTTAATTGTAACGCCGCAAGTGCCACATCGAGTTTTACACAAATTACTTTATAAGAAGCGATATCACCATCCAAATCTTTAATGGTTTTAATTAGGTCCGCGTTTTGGTCAGATGGACCTTCGACTTTTGAGGTAACATTATTATTTTTATCGGTCTTATAGCTAATAATCTGCTTCATTTGCTGCAGAGCTTTCTGTATCGGAATCCACTTTGCGGTAATAATTTCAGACGACTTATCAGAGTTGGAAGCTTTTGGGTCAGTTTTAGTTGGATCTAAAGTATCGCCACCCAATGCGGCCAGTTCATCAATAAGCTCATCACGCTCTTTAACGGCGCAAGCAAGCAGGCCATCATACACAACCGACTGTTGAAGAAGGCGTACTTCCTGATTACGGAGAAGTATCGCTCTATCTGCGGCGCTTAAATATTTAATATTATACTTGTGAAGTTTTGTATAGTATCCGATATAATCATTGCCCGCACCGGAATAGTACAGATCTCGATTTAGTGTCTCGCCATCAAGCAAACCTTGATTTACATAATAGTCAAAATTGAGTACAAAGTTCTCGCGCGGATAGTTCTCCTCACTATCAACTATGGAGCAGGTACCATTCGGCGCATTATCATTATAGTTCGCAAGCACTATTGTTTTTGTTACAAGCTCAGAAGATTGAGTCCGACGGATTGTATTAAGGTCGATACCATAGGTAAAGCCATAGGACAATTGTTGTCCAATTTTTTCGGAGAAGTAAACAGTTTTTTTCTGTTTACCATTGGAATCGCGCTCAATTGAGCCATCTGCATTGTGATAAATCTTAAAACGCGCCCAACACTTAAATGTTTCTGCAAGTTCTTGGAGCAGATTAAAACGATTTGATTGTTGTCCATAAATGGTACGGACTTTTTCAAACTGGCTATACTTACGCTCCGTTGCGCCCGCACTCTTAGCCCAGCCACCATAAACGGGTTCGTATAATGGACAGGGAACTTGTGCTTTGTAGATATATGGGGCAGTTCCGTCCGGATTTGATGTGCCTTCGTAGTAGTAGTAATAGAATTTTTTCGCAACATCTGTAGAATTTATATCATAAAGGTCAAGAATTTTATCATTTCCGTCGCTATCTTTTCCATGAATTAATTCATAAAGCCTTGTTTCAAGAATTTTTATAATTGTTTCGGTAGTGTTTGTACTTTTAATGACGAGTTCGGCATCTTCTAAGAAGTTCTTTGCCAAAGCTTTTAGACAGGTTAAAGTACCCGAATACCAAACCGTGCCATTACTATCAATACCTTCTTTAGTTAAAGTAGTGAAAATATTAGAAGAATTTTCTTCGTTAAGCTTGCCAAGATAGATAATAGAGTTAGTTTCCTTATCTACGACCGCGGCGGACAACGTACCATCTGTAAATTCATCTTTGAGTCCAATTTGAAATTTGACTTTCATCCCCTCAAAAAGACCACTTGATAAATATTGTGCGGCACTTGACAAAGTATTATTAATCAAATTTTGTCCAGCTTTAATCGCGGCACTTAGGTATGAGTGACCTTCATATTTTGTTAAGTCGGTATCAAGCCCCAACTCTGGGAAAAGGCCAATTTTAAGGTTTGTACCTATCCAACCGGTTGTATTTTTAAAATCCTTGTTATTTGAAAGCAAATTATTAACAAGATCTGACGCATCGTAGTCATAATCAACATAACCAAAAATACGCTTATCATCTGTGGTAGGATCTGAACCCTTCACCTTATATACATTAACATAACGCTCCAAGTTTGCATCATAAGTTGAAAGCTGTTTACGGCAGTATACATTGCCACGATACTTATCTGATACAAAAGCATTGCTCAGATTAATAGTAAAAATAGTCTTGGTAATACCTGAAGATGGAATCTTAAATTGATAAATATCACCGGATTTAACCCATACACCGCCGGTAACCAACCAGTTACTATCCTCATTTGTAATCAACATGCTACTATATTCAGTAGTATACTCAGGCGCATATATAAACTGAACTGCAGTCATATCTGCAAGTTCATCATCGCTATGCGGCACCATTGAGTAAGGAAGATAACAAATAACGTTATTTGGAATCTTTTCGTATTCACCTTTTGTTATATTTAAAAATCCATTTGCATAAACACCAGTAAGAGCATTCATATTAGTTATCTTAACCTCATATAAAGCTTCTTCCTGCGTTTGAAGTAAATGATCCGTATTTTCTTCATCCAACTGCCAATCAGTTCCATCCAAAACCGCAGTTGCGAGTTCATAAATAGTTCCTTGGTTATTGTTTGCTTCATCACTAAAGTTAAGCTCAAAGCCACTCTTACCAAGTTCGTTTATAAACAAGTCTTCACAAGTATACGTAACAGTATTACTATCAGAATCCTCGGAGATGTCCTTAACTACAAGGTCATACCACTTATCATTTATGTCTTCTTGTCCATTATCCCAATAAGCTTTAACCTTACGCTCATTCACAAGCAATTTAACAAAGGGGTTATCTATTCTTTCTCCCGTTGTTGTATCAATATATGACAAATAAAGTTTGAAAGTGAGTGTATGTGTTCCGTTTACGTTCAAAACAAGATTTGGCTCCAGTGCGCGCGAGCCATCAGTCATAGTGTTTGAGCCAATTACACAAAGTTTTCTTTCTTCATAATGACTCTCCATTGACCCAGAAGCAGCCATAAAGTAATCTTCCCAAACACTTATTTCATATTTGTTCATTTAGCTGCCTCCTTTTAATAATAAAGATAATCATATTCAAGCTTCTTAATCGGGTCTCCTTCAATATCGGTATATGTTGCTAAATACATTTCTGGATAGTCAAACGAAGGCGGTATTGTAAAGAAATCTCCATCTTTAATAAGACTGTTATAAATCTTGCCAGTAGGTTCATTTGGTTGACCATCTTCAGTCGCCGAATAACCGAGTAAGAGGTTTGATTTCACATCAACACAAATAAATTTATTATCATTTTGATCATTTGCAGGAATTGTTCGGTCTGCCACGGAGTCATGAAAATTCAAAACCTTTCCTATCAGAATAGGGCTTGTGACAACCGGATTTAGCTGTAAGCAAAGAGTCTTAACAGGAAATACCCCATCTCGCAGAGTAATAAAAAGTTTAAAATTCGTTTCAAGGTCGCCCGCGTTGTAAACTTTTATACCATACTTGGGGGTATCCGTATTAAATTTCTGAGTCTGATCATAATCTCCCTGCTGCATCAACATATTACTACTTTCGCTCCACTCATCTCGATTCGAAGCGAAGCCAACCCATTCGGGGATTGAATACTCTCCATCTGAGCGAAACTCGTTCAAATATTTAAGTCCCTTTCCATTGATATGTCTATTCCGCGCAAAGGGTGAGTAAGCAGTAAATTCTAATGTACCTTCACCCTTGTAAACTCTCTGGTCTTTCTCATCAAAGCAAACATAGGAAAGTTGCGGCTCACCCGTTGGTTTAACCAAGTACTCTTTATATGGCCGCTCATCAAAAACCAATGGCACAATATCCTTACACGCCATCGCGCGCCGTAAGTTACAAAACTGAGTCTCCGTCATCGAGTCATACGCAATTGGTATTGAAAATGGTTTTTGAGAATAATTTGACTTCCAGTAATACATCCCATCCCCACCGGGCACTTGCGCCGTAGCGTCTGAGAAGCCGGGGAGCAAACTCTCATTGAATCTGCTCCCGTCGCTTGTTCTCAGAATACCCAGTTTGGAAGAATGGAAGTTTCCTATGGAAAAGCCAATAAAATCGCCTTTTAAAACTTCCAAATCTCTTCCTCCTTTATCTCTTTAGGTTTATCGTTCTTACATTACGATAATTTGCATCTTTTGTAATTTCTTTCTTAATCTTTCTTACGAGCTGATCTACGTCATAATCGTTCGAAAGTCTGTCTACTTGTATGTCGATATCGTAATAGTTATCTCCGTTATTCTCAGAATTACTATTACCAAGGTCTCTGGTTTTAGTTAATACCTCACCAAGGATATCACGCAATTGTAAGAAGTTTTCGGTATCGCGCGCATTGAGTACAGCTTCTGGTCTTGACTTCGTACCGTCCAGCCATGCAGGACCAGTGAAATTGGCAAGTCCGCCTTTCTTATAAGCTTGCAATGCCGCCGCAGTATACCAGCCAGTCCAACCAGAGGGGTCATTGCTTGTACCGATTAAGTAAGGATACTTCGCGCCTTTGCGTATTTTGAGGATTTTTCTATTGGAAAGACCCTTTGCTGCGCGATTACCTGAACCATCGGATGCTGCATTACCAAAGCCAACTGTACGAACTCGAGTGCCAACAGTTAGTGCTTTCGCACCAGAGTTAGAAGTTGGATTCTTCTTTGGTGTTTGGCTGACATCGGGATACGAAGTAGAGGGAGTGTAGGTATTTTTGCCTGCATTTTTAGCATCAAGATATTGCTTGGCAAGAGTCGTATTCATGTTGCGTTGTTCGATAGCTTTCGCACGCTCTTCTTCGGACATTTGAGTGTATTCGTAGTAATCGGTTAAAATTCGCTCAAGTTCAGAACCTTCGATAATCTTACCATCGGGACCCCAACCCTCTTCCATGAGGGTTTTAACTTGTGCCCACAACACGCCTGACTTTTGATCTTCCTCAAGTTGCTTTTGCATGGTTTCAAGTTGCTTCTCACGAACTTTTTGGGCTTCATCGTTTTGCTCTTCAAGTTCGCTTATCTTCTGGTCGATGAGTTCATCAGTATAATCTCGACGCATTTGCTCGACATCTTTGCGCGCGGCGATTATGTCGGCTTGAGTTGAACCCGTATCACGCTCCATACGGAACAATTGTGCATCTTTATCAGCAATTTCTTTTTCTCTTTCGGCATTGTCACGTTCCTGACGCTGTTTGTCAATATACTTGCGAAGAGCGTCGAGTATATCGGATTTTGCTTCGGCAAGAGTTGAGATATATTCGCTGTACTTATCGATTTCATCTTGGCGTTGCTTGATAAGAGCGTTGTAGACGTCTTTTTGGAAATCAATGTATTCGTCGCGTCCGCGCTGAGTAAGTTCGTAGAGTTGGTCTTCGATATCCCAAAGAGCGTCTTCCGCGCCTTCGATTTCGCCTTTTAGTTCTTCAAGTTTACTTACTTGCTCTTCGATTCCCTTGCCGATGTCCTCATTTTTATTTTTATTTATAAGATCATTATTAAGGACAACGTTGCCCGTTGCCATATCATAACGAGCATATTTGGAATATTTATTGTTGTTGAGCTTTTCAACATCCTTTTTGCGCTCAGCAAGAAGTTGCTGTTGGAGAGCTTTTTGTTGTTCGAGGGATTTGCGTTCTTGCTCGGTTTTCTTGGCAAGATCAGAAGCATTACCAAGACCGTATTGAACAAGGCGGTTGTATTCGGACTCGAGACGATTACGCTTACGGATTTCGGTATTGATTCTTTGGGTTAAGTTGTAGAGACGGTCGTAGGGATTTTCCCATGGGGTTTTCTCATTAGCAGAAGAAGAAGATCTTCTAGTGCCGCCTGGATTAGTAAAAGCAGGAGTAGTCCATCCTTCAGTAATAGAACTATCAACAGCTTTAACACCTTTCATCCTTCTTAATTTTGTGATGCCTTTGTCTTTGGAAACGACTTCCCATCCGTTTCTTTCCATATCAATTAAATCGGCTCTATCCGCGCCATTACGAGAGTCAAGTTCAGCATACTCATAGTCATAAGATAACTTAACATTAGTGCCGGCAATTTGTTTTAATATTTCTAAAACTTTACCAGTATCTTGATATACTGCCATTAAGCTATTATATAAATCTGTAAAATCAGCTTTACCAGTAAGTTTAAACTCATATAACTGGTTAGAAAGTGCTTCTATTTGGTCGCTGGTAAAATTAGCATCCTTTAAAATTTTATTAAGATTTGTACCCGCTGTTTTTACAGTATCTGCATAAGTTCGTGCCCATGCTTTTCTCACTCGCTCTGCCGCGGCTTCGTCGCCATTAGCCATAGCCTTAATATCAGACATATGCTTAGCAACCCAGTCACTATTAACAACGCCTTCTACTCCGCCCAATACATTTATCTGTTCTGCCATTGTGGCTAAAGTAGATTTATATTTAGATGATTCTTTCTTTAGCTCTTTTAGTTTGTCAGTATTAGCTTTAAGTCCTTTTGCAGAGGCCTCAGCCTGCTTGCTCCATTTTTTAGCAGTTACTACATTAGCTAATTCTGCGTCATTCAGACCGTTTATTTCTTCTGCTGTGGCTCCATACTGTAAAGCCATAGCCTTTAATGCTTGAGTCCTTTTCTTTTCTTCTTCGGGTGTTTGAGCTTTTGAATTTAAAATAGCAGTAACATCACCAAGCTGTGCGGCATATCCAAGGGCTTTATCATAGCTATACCCCATAGTCTCCATCATTTGCTGGTATTCTTCTTTTCCAACGCCCTTTTTTACGTCATACTTACCCGTCTGTTTATTATATTTCCACCTTTTCTTTTGCTCGTCTGACAGCCTATTATAGTCAGAAGCGCCAACGCCTTCTTCACGGTTTAAAATCTTTTTATACTTATCAAACGCTGTAGTTGCTGCTGTAGATAAAGCTTGCGCAAGTTGATAAGCACTGCCTTCAGTATAATAAAACGCATCTCCAATCTTAAAGAATGCATCACTAAGATCTGAGTCCATCTTAGTAATAAGATCATACTGCTGTTGAGAGAACGACATCATCGCATCTTGTGCGATTTGGTTGGCTAACGTATAGGCATCTGCTGCGGAAGCAGCTTTATCACTAATAGAGGGCAAGAGACCCGAGAGAGATAAGAGGTGATCAGAAAGTTCATCAAGCGAGACTCCGAAAGCATCTTGAACGGCTTGCGCATCTGCCCCCGCATCTCGTAGAGACTGTACAAATTTATCTATGCCCTCTTTAGAGGTAAGATCTGCATCAGCAAAAATATCATCTGCCTTATCGCCCATCTTATCCTTCAAATCATCAAAAATTGTTGCTAATGCTTTTCCTTCTCCCTCAAAAGTCGTTCCTAACTTGTATATATTTTTCCGGGCTTCTTCTGAAGCCTCGTCCCAATTTCCTCCCCATTCGTCTAATGCCTTATTTTCTTCGGTATTTAAAATAGTAATATTACTATTTGCAATACCGTCCTTAACCGCGCTAACAAAATCATCATAGGAAATATTTTGAAGGTCATAGGAGTTATTATAATATTCTAAAGCTGATTTATAACGGTCGTCTATCTCTTCGTCGGTGCCACCCATTGCTTCAGCTTCTTTTCGAATATAAGCGGCGATTCTTTTCTGGTCTTTAGTCTCTTTGCCTTCTTCTACTCCTATTTTTTTAAAGTAGTCTGCTTGTTGTTCTTTTGTAAGAGTATAATCTAAATTAAAGCCCCAAGAACCGACCTTGATATCTTCCCAATCTTCGCTCTTATACTGCTTAACCCTTTCTGTCTGATAATTCTTATAATCGCGTTTTTCGTCGGGAGACATATTTTGATAAGCCGTTTTATTTGAATCTGCCCTTTCTTTTTGTAAGTCTACTGCCACTCGACCTGCTATTTCATTAGTTAGTTGGTCGTTTTTTTCAAGATTAAGTAGCTTACCTTCATAAGTCCAGCGCCCTTTAGAGTCCTTAGTGTAGCCTTCTCTATCTTTTAATATCTCATCAAGATAACTGGCAACAGTTTTTCCTGTGCCTTCAATTATTTTACCCTGCTCTTTCCATTCAGGACTCCAGTCTACAGCATCTTTAACTACATCAAAAGCTCTTTTTCTGTCTGCCTTAGTTGCTTCGGTAGAATAATAATACTTACCTTCAGCATCTCCACCAGTAGCATTATACTGTTCTTCTGCCAACTGTGCTGTATTTCTGTCTAAAGCTTCAATTGCTTTATTCAGTGTCTCAGCACTTCCATCTAAACCTTTAAAGAATTTCTGGGCGGCCGCATCATTCCCTTGGAAAACTTTATCAACCAAACTCTCAGCTTCTGCACCCGAAAAGACTCCCTCTGAAAACTTTTTAATTTCTTCATCGGTAAAAGTGGCTCCCCGCTCTGTTGAGAGCTTTGAAAGAGTAAGATTTACATCCTCTAACGATTCACCAGTTTTTGCTACTAAGGTGCCAATGCCGCCACCAATACCAGCACCAACGCCGCCCATAGCAGCAGATGCAGCAACTGTTATAGCTGCCATAGGAGCAACAGCCGCTCCAGCAGTTAAGGCACCCATTACAGCGGTTATAACAGTTCCGACTACAGCCGTAGTTACACCAAGAGCTCCTCCCGTCCATCCTGCAGCCGCATTTATACCTTTTTGTTCTGATTCCGTTATGTCGGTAGTATTGCCAACCTCATTAGCAGCTTTTTTAAGCTCTGCTTCGGTCTTTACCGATTCCAAAACCCCTTTTGAATTTATAGCTTTAGTTATGGCATCTTCGGTATTTTTCTTGTAAGTTTCCCAAAAACCTGCATCTGGTTTCCATAAACCATCTTCATATCTGGCATGAGAATTTAATTCAGGATTACTCTCTAATATTTTGCGTATAATATCATTAGACTCTCTTCGTGCCTCTTCATATTCAACCGTACCTCGAGTTAACCCCTCTAATTCTGCGCTTAAATTATTAAATTTATCTTTTTGCTCTGTTATGCCCGTTAAAGTAGAGCTTAAAGAAGAAATATTAGAATTAACGCCCTCCAAGGCTTCATTCATTTCTGCTATTTGCTCATCAGCGGTGTGGATGCTTTTATCTACAATAAGTTCGGCTAATTTTACAACACCAATAGTAGCTCCAATTGAAGCAATAAGAACCGTAATAGGATTAATTAATCCTCCTAAAGCAGCTCCTAATTTAGCGGCTCCGTCCTTAGCCAGTTTTTGAAAAGAAAATTTTAATTTATCGCCAGAACTTAGTAACTCTGCCACATTTGAAGCAAGCTTTTCCCATTGTCCAAAGGCTTTTTGCTGCCCAGCTTGTAGTCCTCCAGAGAAAGATTGCCCCAAACTTTGTTTAAAAGGAATCTGCGCAGTATTTTTATTAATAGCCTCTTCTACGCTGTCTCCAATTTCTTCCCCAAGTTCTTTTGTTGCTTTAGGCGGCATATTACCATCGATATCCGGAACATCTGCGCCACTCGGAGCTGCGCCATTTGTAACTTTTGCTGCCTCTGCTCCCGCAGTCATTCCATCTCGAGTGGCATTAAAAATAGAAGTGCGAGTAGCTTCATATACCTTCGCTTGAGCCGACTGTACTCCCGTTTCAGTTCCGCTTTTGACGTCCGCCGCTATGTCAGCCGGTTTAGTAAGTTTTGAAATACTCTTTAAGCCATTAAAAATTTTATCTCCATATTTATCATATACTTTTCCTAAAGTAGAGAACGTTTTAATAACAAAACCAAGAGTTAGTCCAAAAGAAACTAAACTGTTATTCATCGTATCGCCGACGGTTATAATCTTGTTAATAATATTCAAGAATCCCGTCAACATATCAACCGCGCCCTTAATAATCGCGCTGTTGCTAAGATTCATCGTAAACTCTTGCCAAGCATTATGTAAACGATTAATCTTACTCTCCAAAGATTCAGTTGTTTTCTCAAACTGCTCTTGTGATGAACCAGCACTATTGTATGCTGCATTTACAAGTTCAATAGTTCTGTCATAGTTGGACATCATAGCAATGAAACGGCTCTGCTGTCTACTACCTGCAGCCATCGTTGCAACATAACGTTGCTGATTTACAGTTAAAGAATCCCATCTCTTAGCCAAATCAAGGAAAACATCATCAAGCTTTCTAAATTCACCGTTGCTATCACGAAGTGCTACGCCAACCGAACGCAACGCCGTCTCAATCTTATTAGCATCAACCTGTTCGCCATCAACTTCAACAAGCTCGTTTGGATTCTTTTTCAGCTCAGTGAAACGTGCAACGATTGTTTTCATTGCAGTACCCGCGGTCTCTGCAGACTCACGAGTCGTTTCTATAATCTGTGAGAGAAAAGCCGCCGTAGTCTCGAATTCCATGCCTGCATTGTGCGCGATGGAGGCAGTTTTTGTCATTGCAGTCGAGATTTCTTGTGTATCCGAGGCAGTAATCTTAGCAAGTTCTGAATAAACATCATTGACCTTTTGCGCCGAAGTCTCGTTAATTTCCATGTTAAAACCACGAAGCGCAGCGGTCATCATGTTAGTCGCGTCGACATAATCCATTCCTGCGATACGTGCCATCTTCATCGTCTCGGTAGAAACTTCCATTACCTCGTTGGTTTTAAGACCTTGCTGGTAGAAGAGAGTGGCAGTTTCATACGCCCCGAGAGTCGTTGTACCAAGCTCGTTGGCCATTTTTGTATATTCGGGAAGCTGATCCCACATGTCACTAACAGAAAAGTCAGTAACAACAGCCGTTTGAGTCATGGCTTTATCAAGCTCTGTTACAGATTCATAAGCCTCTCTAACCGCACGCTTGAATAATTGAATGGCATTTTGAATACCAAAGAAATTCAATAAGCTTTGACGTAATGAATCGATATCTCGTTTTTGAGCAGCTAAGCGGTCAAACTGGTCAGAAACCTGTTCCATTTCATTTTCCATACTGCCCGCGCTACCAAGAGCAGATTGTAATGCTCTGTTTATTGCTTCAATAGCTTCTTCGGCACCTTTACCAGAGCTATCTTTAATTGATTTTAATACGCTATTAAAATCTTCAAGACTTTGAATTTTTGAAAAATCGACCCCAAAAGAAGACCAGTCAATATCTTTCATACTTTCAAGATTCTTTTTTAAGTCTTCAAACCTTGCTGCACCAATATCTTGCTGTTTTAGTGCAGCTAAGTTTTGTTTTGCTTTTTTAAGATTATCATTTATTTCGTTTAGTCGTTTATTAGCCTTGTTTATATTCCCATCAAATTCACTCAGATCATAATTGTCCAAATCTGCCTGAGCTTTCGCAACGGCATTATGAGCTTTGGTGTTTTGACCTTTCTTAGTAGAAACATTTTTCTTTAAGCGCTGTATTTCGGCTTTTGCAGCCTCTGAGTTATCATTCTTCTCGCTTGCCATGAAGCTATCTAATTGATCTTGTGCTTCTTCAAGAGCTTTCTGAGTTGCTTCAGCTTTTTGAGTTGCTTGAACTAACACGTTGGCAAGCGCGTTATAACCTTTTACGACTTGAGAAACATTATCTTTTTGTATTTGCCATTTATTAACTCGTTCTTGAGCCGCCTGTTCTTTTTTATTTGTTTCTTCTACTGCGGCCGTATACTTACGGCGCTCGGCCGTCATTTGCTCAATAACTTTTGCGGATTTTTGTAAATTCTTCTCATTAACACTCAAGAAATCAGTATCAATTCCAAGCCTTTGGAGCCTTTGCTCTATTGCTTTAATATCTTTTATAACTTGATTCTGATCAGCAAACTTAATTACGCCATCCTTTGTGGACGCGCGCAAGTTCTTAACTTTTTCTGTAATACCACTTAAAATTTGATTGAATTCTTTTTGCGTAGACGCTCCTAAATTTAGGTTCGAGAGATTATCTCGCATTGTTTTCACAGTTTGATCTATATTATCAAGCTGAGTAACAATATTAATTTTTAGGGTTTCTTGAATTGTTCCTCCTTTCTTTCCCAAAACCTTTCCTCCTTATAAAAAATCGACATTAGTTTTAGAATTAAAACTAATGTCGAAACCTCATATATCACTATCTATATCGTCATTTAAATACATTAAATCCATAACTCTGGTGTTATTCCTTCCGCCTACTGGTATAGCCTTTGCGCGCAAGGTACTAACAACCGGAGTAGCATTTTTTCCCAAACGAATTGATAGGTCAGACACCAGTTTTAATCGTGGAATCGTTATAATTCCGGTCTTTGTAGCTCCAGACTCGTCATCCTTAAAACGAGTCTTTCCTATTAAGTAAAGATACCCATCAAAAGTTGATTGACCAACGCGCGCAATTGTAGCGCTGGAATTGTAAGCAAAACAATAATCCAGTATCACATTAGTGTATGGCTTATCAATTTTGAAATGGGTCTCATCTACTTTTTCGTAAGAGATAATTTTCTCGCCAGTGGATTTATCATATATAAAAATTTTTGTATCGGGTGCAGGTGGATTTGAGAAGGTAATAATTCCATTCTCATCGCTTTCCTTTTCCTCATACTTTGGAACCTCAATGGATTCATTCTGTACGTCGAAAAGCCTTAGCCCATTCATCAAAGCAAATTGAGTTTTAGAGAAAACTCCTTGGGAAAAAATAATCTGAACTTCCTTTGTTGTGTCCCAATCAACTCTTGCTCTGTTGTCAAAGCCTCCATTTGCACTTATATAGCTTTTAATTTCTTCGAAGTTGGCTATGTTGATGCGGTCAAATGCCGCGACTGTCTCCCCAACTTCGAACTTCCGGCCTTTTATCTCCATTGGATAAGTAGCTTTTAGTAGAACAGAGTACAGTTCTTTAAATCCAAATTGGGCGGTTTCAGTCATTTTATCACCTTAGTAAAAAGGCGGACGCCATTCGACATCCGCCTTTTTAATTTTAATTTTTACTGTTTATCAGATTTAGCAGCTTTAGCCTGAAGGTCTGTAGCATGGTAGATTGAAGTAGAGCCAGCGGCTGGATCAGAACCAGTGCCAGTGAGCTTATACTTAACAAGACGTACCATCTTACCATCCGCGGGACGGAGTACGCGGAGGTTCATATTGAACACTGAGGGATCTCCCTCTGCCTCCAACGTGATTGTGTTCTCGGACATAACCTTTGCCTTGGGTATGATGAGCTGGAACTCCTCATCCTTACCAGTAGTTCTGGATCTGGCGAAAGTATCACCAACAGCATAGTAAGTGCCGGGGAAGGTGGATGCGCCAATATCAATTATTGCACCATCAACAGCAACATCAAAGGAGCAGAAATAGGTCTCACCAACAGTAAGTGTTGCAGGAGTAGCGCCTTTGGCGTCGAAGAACTTGGGATTCTTCTTTTCATAAAGCTTGCCATCGGGTGCAGTATACTTCGCAGACCAACCAGAAGCATCAGAATAAGTACTGCCGCTGACTGTAGGAACTGTTGGTGCGGTTGCAACAAACTTCTCTGTCTTCATAATGTAAGCGCTATCGCCAGTATAGTCGGTAACAGTGCCATTACCAAACATGATGGCCATAGACTTAGCACTAAAGAGAGCATCCTCAAGAGTGATATTGATCTCCTTACCGAAGTCCCACATAATGAGATCGGCATTACCCTTACCACCTTTTGCTGAGGTGTTCTCTGCGGTTTGCTCAAGAGTAGAAACCTTTAGTGTATCAAGGTAAAGAACCGGTACAGTAGGCTTGCCGTCTGCGCCAATATCATATAGCGTAAAGTCGCATACTTCTTTAATGCCGTACTGTTCAAGGATATTTGCCATATTAAAATAGCCTCCTTAATAAAATTTATTCATTTGTAATCCAATATTTCGGGTGTATTTTCTTTGCATCCGCGCCCGCAAGTATTGATTTAACGTCCGTCTCATAGGCTTCTTTCCTCTGATAACGATCGATAATCTTACCAAGCGCGGCGTAACTAATCTCTCCGATATTAAGTGGAGTGAGTCCAATTCCCATACAACAAATTGAAACAAGAGAATCACCAAGAGATAAACCCATACCTTTTTTAGATTTAATCCTATCTCTCAGTCTTGCCTTAGCCTTCATTCGTTTAACGCGCGGACTCTCATCAGGATCGGGTTTTTCTACGGGGTTCATTCCTAAGCTTATCCGCACAGTATTTTGTAACTCAAAAAACTCCTCCTCGTCTATGATGCGGAGTTCTTCTGCAGAAGTTACATTCATTAATTCATTTTCAAGATCTCCAAGCACTATAACTTGACTATCATATAGAATTGTAATATCCTCGTGAAGAAAGAATTGAAAGGCTTCGTGCAGTGTAGTTTCAAACTCCTTGTCCTCAAGAGCACTTCCCAGAATAAAAATCCAAGGAGTAGGAATTGGTCCATCATAACTCGGATTATGTTCATGGATAGAATCTTCTAACTCTTCCTGTGAAGTAGTAAAAAGTCCTTCCCATTGTGTAAATTTAGGATTCTTTAAACTATCATTTAAAGATGGAGGATATACAGAGTAGTTCCTTTTTTGTATCGGCAGTCGTAGAAAGGCATAAGAATTAATCATAACTTGTAATCATAAATCCTTGCTCATAGCAGCTTATTTCTTCTGTAACGAAGTTTAATTCAAAATCGCCGCCTACTATTTTACCAAGACCGTTAATCGTCTTACCACTTAAACTTTTCTGTATTTCTCCAAGTATTGCAAAAGGACGCAAATTGCTATCTTTAATAATCCATTGCGTCATTGGTACGAAACTTTCGACCTTTATAACAAAATCCCTAAACTCATCATTATCATTTATGTCCCCCGATTCAACTCGTAAAACAACAATAGAATTGGCGGTCTCTTTTGGACCAACCTTAGGGATGATCCTAATCAACTTCTCAAAAAACTTCTCTCGAATTTCTTCTTTTTTGAAGTCCTCATGGCTTAGGGGATCTTTATCAGTATAGTATAATAATTTGAGAAGGTTCTGATTAGCTAAAAGGCGATTCATAATTTTTTGAAGATTGTGCCCAAGTTCTTCACAATTTCGTACTCCCATTATTCTTCGCCTCCCTCTAACCAGTAGTAATCATCAGATGTATCTCCTTCCGGCCTTGTAGGCGCAGGACTGTTGTCGTAGAGATACACTGGATCATATGATACAAATTCAACTCCGGGAGTTGATAAAAGGTCATAACCTGTAATTACATAACCTTCTTTAAATGCGCCCTCTCCAATCTCAAAATATACATCCTTTTTAATGTATGGGTTTTTGGGCATAACCATAAAACTCAGTTTAAGATTTTCTCGATAGAGGACGTTCATACGGGAACGAGACTTAATTTCATCTTTCAACATACTATCTTCTTGACCATAGACATAAGCCCAAGATGATTGCGTACTACCATCGCGCGCAGTCCAAGTCAAATAGTGAGTCATTCGTATAAGGGTGTAACGATTATAACCACTTGCTTTAATATGTTCAAGATAATATACCATCCAAGGAGTTTTTTGGTTGTTCACATCATCCAACATAAGAATAGTACCCGGCTCTAACTGAACTCGAGTTCGTGTTAGAAAATGCGCCATTGTCTTGGTATTATCTTGTGACAAAGGCTCTAAAGTACCCGCTTCCATTGTATCTCCATAGGGAAAGTCCAGTCTGTAAACTGAATAGGTAAGCTTGCGCTCAAACTCTCTTTCCCTTTGGTTTTGTAGTCGAGATGGGTAATCAGTACCATAGCGATTCAGTCTTTTAAAGTATATATCAAAATCGCCCATTACCTCACCCCTTTGAAACTAAAGTCATGCAATCAAAAATAGTGCTCCTGAAATATTCATAACGTAAATATCTTAATGTCGAGAGCTTATACATTAAAATATAATAGTTGATTGTGCGATCTTCTTCGGGAACACCCATTAGTTCAATTATAATTGAATCTAAAAATTTTTCCCACTCTCGATTCTTCTCAAACTCGCACAAAAGCCCAAAAAGTTTATTTTTAAGCTTATTGGCATATCCTTCCTGCGCATAGGTCATGAATTATCACCAGCCCATTTCCGATAATTATATGGAAACCCTTTAATAGACCGATAATAAATGCTTTCAAGTCTGCGCGCAGTGTCTCGCTCATACTTGAGCGTTTTATTGAGCTTGTCAAGAGTGTTGCCGGGAGAAAAGTCCCTCTCATCATACAAAGGCTTAACATTCTCCCAAGTCATAATACTACGATTCAGCCACTCACATTTCATGAGAGAAGCTAAAATTTGTATTTCTTCGTTGCTTAAGTCACCCTCAAACCCCTCGTCGGTACGTTTCAAAGAGACACGAGGAAACTTAAACCAAGGCAAGGCCGCATCGAGAAGTCCAGATAAGTCTTCCTTAATCTCATCTTCTGTCCACTCAGTCCATTCATCTTCCAAGATTCTACCAAGCGCCGCCTTGTACACAGTAGAATAGGGAGTCATGTTAGTCCTCCTTAGCTTGACGATTTAGCTTGATTGCTGACATGATATCTATGCCTGTCATTTTCTTGAGTATTTCAGTCTTAGATATATCTGCACATTCGTTCTCAATCATATAGGAGACAAGGTTCTGAACCTGCTCATAAGGAATCTTCTTTATCTGCTCCTTAAAATCAACAAGCGGCATAACTGTTGCCATTCTTTTGAGTTGAGAATCATTCAAACAGATCACTTCTGTTGTATCACCATCCTCAAGCCCAAGTTCAATGCGCGCGTCCTTATCATCAATGAAAAGCATACCTTGCTGTACCATATACTCAAAGCCGGGGTCATAAATAGCTTCTTTAAGCACGCCCCAAGGCATAGGCTTCTTTGCGCCCTTCTTTTCCCAGCGTCTTTTGTAACGAAGATCGGGGATATTTACGGAAAGAGAACCCGTTGTCATATTTACAAGCATAATCTTGGTATCGTCTGTCATAATTTATTACTCCTTTTTACTCGCCCTTGTAGGGTTATATTTTTAAAGGGGAAGGAAGGAACCCTTCCTCCCCCATTTTATTAAAGATCGTAGGGTGCTGCGTACGTATTTATAATTCCGGTGTTCTGATATATGGCCCAGTTGTGGTGTGCCAAGATAGCAGAACCCATCTTTCTATACATGTGTATCTCCATGGAGTTATCGCGGTTCTTAAAGTCGTTGATCTGGGTCTGACCCTCAAGAACAACCTTAACAACACGCTCTCTGCCTGTAGGAAGAATATAAGCAAGCTGAGGATCAATCCAAGTCTGCTCGTTATTCTCGTCAATAAAGGACTGAGGAAGCTGAACGATAGGAGTACCACGGAAGATATTGATATAGCCCTGATTGTGGATAGCATCGATATCCTGCGGATGATAGACGCCCGCAATGTGGTTCGTAGCGTCAACAGGAACTATAGCGTCGGGACCCATAGCAGCGATGAACTCGCCGGGAGCGAAGATGACAGCACCCTCACCATAAGCGCGGACAACATTAACAAGCTTAACCATTTCCTCGGAATCGAAGGAAGAAGCGGAGTGCTTGTTAGCTGCGGGACGACCAGTAGCATTTATAGCTGCGCGCAGTGTATTCTGAACGTCAACATAGACAGAATCAGTAATACCCTCGGTCATGATATCCATAACCTCAGCCATAACCTCGGCACCATCAAGCATTCTCTCATAGTCGATTGTGCAAGCGCCACCGATAGTGTAAGTATCAACAGTAAAGCTGTCAGAATCAAGACGGAAAGTCTCATAGACACCAGAAGCCGCGGCACGAGTAAGGAACTTCTTCGCACGATTGCGGCCAAGGCGAGTCTTAAAGACAGCCTTTTCATTGTTACCGACAACCTTAACTTCAGCAAAGATGCCGATAGCATCGATAACTCTCTTAGGAACAATCTCATCGATTGTCTCAACCATTATAGAATATATATCATAACGGTTCTTCATAAAGCTATAAACATCGCCCGCGAGGGTTCTAAGCTCATCGCGAAGGGCGTCATTTACATTCTGAACGGAATAATTAGCAGGCGCAGTACCGCGAGCGGCATGGAGAGCTAATTCTTTAATCTCAGCAATAGTAGCCATTATATAGTCCTCCTTTCCAAAAATTAAAGTCCAATGACTTCAAGCTTAACGCCAACCTGACCATCGGGCATAGAACCTGCGCCCATGCCAGTAGCAACCTTGAAGCAAAGACCTGAAGTGGGTTTCGTAGCAGTAAGAGTAACAACACCCTCTGCGCCAACCTTACCATAAAGAGCTGTCTTGCCAGCATTCTTTATAGCTGCGACAACAGCATCATTCGAAGTAAACTCGGATGAGTCGTAACCAATTGTGTTGGTTGTCCAAATATCATGGATTGCGGGATAACCCATGCGAGGATAAGAACCCTCTTTGTTTATAAAGTTCTTGAGACCATCCTCTCTATCACTGTACAGATGCTCACTGGTATAAACAACAGCAAGAGGGCAGTCCTCACCTTCTGCCTTAGGAAGGCGAACTTCGCGCTTAGCAGTGTCAACAGCAAGAATCATACCGTTCTCTGCTGCTACGCTAAGCTTGCACTGAGCCTCAATGCGGCCATCGCGACGGAAAGCGACATTGTTGAGCTCTATCTGACCGTTACCATTAATAGCAAGTCTTGTAAAAGCCATTATAAAATTCCTCCATTAATTGTTAGTATATCTCTCAAGGATGGCATTTATGCCGTTTTTCTCAACATTATCCTTGGGAACATAGTGTTTCTTGGAATCAAGAGCAAAATTCGCGGGATTACTCTTAACCAAAGTGTAGGCCAATTCTCTATCAAGAGCCTCATAAGTATACTTATCAACTTCCTCAACAAACGTATCAAGTATTGATTGATCAAGTTTATTAGAGTAAGTTTCGATAAGATCAAGCTTATCTTGCTTCTCAATATTAGCCTTGTAAGTAGAAAGTGCGTCTACTTGCTCTTGAAGTGAGCTCTTGTCGCTCTCAAGCGTCTCAATCTGCTGAGTAAACGTCTCCTTCTCTGTATTATAAGTGGAGATCTGGGTTTCAAACTCTTCTGTTTTCCGCTCCAAAGCCTCAATTTTTGTATTAAGTTCTCCAACCTGACCATCAAGCTCTTGCTCTCTCTCAAGTCTCTTATCAAGATTCTCAAAAGTATTCTCATTCAAAGCCTGAACAAGTCGAAGACTATCTCTTTCCGCGGCGGTTACATCTACAATGAAGCACTGCTCCTTAGAGTTTATCTCAACAGAGTCATTCTCATCATTCTTGGTGTAATAAACTCTCTCGAAAATCTGCTCATCATAGTTCCAGCATACGGCATAATTGTCATAAACTTCATAAATCTCATAATTAATCACATAACCGCCCTCTTCGGTGCAGTTAGGATTAAGAAGAGACCAAAGCTGATTTGCCTTGCGTTCATCGGAAAGCTTAAAATTAACTATCATTTGCTTATCCTCCAATTTCTTCTCAAATTGTACAAGATATTGTTCCACTTTTTTAATGGTTCCGCGCAGGTCGTCAAGACTAAAGAAAGCGGCGCCCTCAAAGCAAGGCTCAACCTCATCGCCAAGTACCTGCAAGCCCAAGAAACAGCCTTCGGTATACTCAAAGAGTCTCTTACCATCAATCATCCTCCACGTACCTTTAATTGAAGGCCCGTAGAGTTCCATTGACTCTCCTTTACCGAGAATTAAGTTTGCTTCGGCATAAAGAGCGGTGAAAATTAAGACGTCCGCGCAAGCGTAAGTCCGAGTCACACCGTCTTCATCTTCATGCTGTTCCCAAGCAAAATTCGGATTTTCGGGAACAATACCATATATCCTACCTTCGCTTCGACGCTCGCCATGATCAGAATAATCATCGTTAATCTCATCAAAAATGCCCTTAATAGGAGTATAAGGCAAAGTCATCAAAAGTTTTTCTGCGAACTCTCGACTTATATATGCGGCATTACGATTTTCTCCGAGATAAAAAATACGAACGCGAGCCTTTGAAATAACCTCGTTATAAGGTTCTAAATTTCCATATACTTCTACGGAAAATTGATTTAGTTTCTCACTCATCTAATTTCCCCCGTATTATTCGCTGATTCATCATTCTTCAAAGTCTGCGGTGCTTTCTCATCATCCGTCTTACGAGGTGCTCCTACTGGGGTCGCACCCGGTTTAGAGCCGGCCGCGGATTGTGTGTATGAAGAACTGGGCGGAATTAATATCTCCGTTAGTCCAAGCACATCATTCTCCAACGTCTTTACATTAATGATATCTCGCTGAGAGAAGCCCATAGCAACTGCGGGCATCAGTAAACTGTAGCCGCTTTGCGCAAGCTTAAAGCACATATCCACATATTCTTTGCGATTCTGTTCGCAGACAGGATATATCACATATTTAAAGTTAATGTTGTTATTTCCAAAAAGTTGGTTGACCAGCTGAGTTACAAGGAAAGCGTATCGTGTAGCAAACGTCATCATAATAGAAATATCCATTTTAATTGACGCCGCAAGTGTTGCGCTACCAGTCGAGCAAAAAAGTTCTGAGCTAACGCCCGCGTTATTGTAGATGTTTTTGTACATTCTATCCAATGTGTTATTAATTGTATCTGCTGAACTGGACGATGCTACCGCATCAACGTCGCCATAGGTCGTTAATACGCTTATGTTACGATTTCCTTTCATCATTCCAACTGCACCTTCGTGCATAAGTTGGACTTCATCTGGTTCGAAAAGAAGGGTACCATCACTAAGATGGGGTATTTTCTGAACTAAAATCTTTCGAATGTTCTCTAATGCGCGCGCCTGTTCCACGTCTATTGCATTATCATACTCAACACAAGCGCTGATTGCACTGAGGAACATCGGACGACCATCAAGTGCGGGGAAGCATACCCCTACATCTGAAGGTATCAGAATCCACTGAGGTCCTTTACCTTTCTTATATTTCTTGTAAGCCGTTACAATAAATTTTGGATAAGAGTTAAGAGCTTCTTTTCTTTTTGAGTCTGAGTGTATGGTGTCAAAATAGGCAACATTAAATTCAATTATATCATTACCAAACTCATCGCGGAAGTTGGTCGCGCAATAGGCAGGTGGTAAATCAATAATCGATAAAACGTTTTTATCTAACTCTTGAATAACACCATAATAACATCCATCAACAAGTGCTCGTTGAGAGAATGTTGTAAATATACTCCTCAAAGGAACGGAATCTATAAAGTCCATTGCACGCTGATAACGCTTTTGCAGGTGAGAAGTGGAGAGATTCTGACCGAAACTTGGATTAGGTATTAATAAACCCGCATAATCCAAAAGCGTCGCATAGTACATAATAAGCTTTTTATAGATGCCGTCTTTGAGAAAATAGTTACGAGAAAGCTTTTGTTGTTCTTCCAACGAGCCAGACTCTACGATGCGCTTGATTTCTTCGGGCTTGTAATCTCTTGTCGAGGTAGTATAACTACGGAAAAAGGTGCTGTTCCATGCCCGGTCATTAGTCGCAATAAGTGAGTCTGTAACTTTCGCAAAGGAGGTTGCAAAATCTGGTTCTTTGGACTGTATTCGATTGTTGTCGTTAGAACCTGTCATAGGTTAATTACCTCCTGTAAAAAAAATTAATTGACGAGATATCCCGCGCCTTTTATCTTTTTTGAAGGCTTCTTCTTCGTATTCTTTAATGCGCCAAAGCCCATAAGCAAAGGCAGAATACTTATCCTTAGGATACCTTTCATTAATACGTTCCAGTACGATATCGGTGCCCGCGCCAGTTCGTTTTAAACGAAGGTTAGCCATTTCTTGGAAAAGGCTCGTTGTCATCTCGTGCGGCATTAATCTCTTAACTCTTTGTTCCACAGACATCTTGCGGCCAGTCTTAGTGGCAAGTAAAGATAACTTTGCATCTTGTTCTTTAATAAGAAAACGTACTCTACCGCCATTTAGTTTAGCATAGCAATTACTGTGGATTTGAGAGTTTAGAGAAGCGGATGCCTTGATTCCATATAGGATGCAGCGTGCATCATGAGGTTGTACTTTTCGGTAATTTTGGTCATTTATAAAGCCATAAGGCGGATAGTAGGTTCCGTCTTCACCGAACTGCGCGCGAATCATTTCATCACCAAGTCCAACTCCGAGGCCGTTTGTATCAAGTACAACCTCGCGCGGATTATATAGATTGATTAACCGCTTAATGTCGGCCGCTTGACGAGAGAAAGGTTTAGTTTCAGGGGTACGACCAAGCACCACGATATTAACTAAGCTTACGAAATACTTACCATCAAGAACACTGACTTTGAAGATACAGGCTACAGTTTGGTCGCTGAGCCTGCCAACCATTACTTTCCATACGAGTCGTTAATTCGTATGCGTTTTCTAAGAAACTGCTATATGTTTCCACATAGATAAGACTATATCTTTATCCCAGAGGGATATTTTCTATTTCGACTCACTTGAGTCTACTCTCTTGCGAGATAGTCGTTGAACCAATTGTTTAATATAGTATCAATATTGTCAAAGTCAAAATAACCAATTATTAAATAATTATAACCATGTGCAATAGCTTCTTTCTCTTTTTCTGCATCGATTTTTTGCTGTTCTTTGAGAGGAACTTTGAAATATTTATTTTCTACATAGTGTTGTTCGCCATTGTACTCAATAATTAAATTATAATCTGGGAGATAAAAGTCATATCTTCTTTTTTTGTTAGATTGCCAACTAAAAGAGTATTCAATTTCAAAAGTCTTTTCATTACTCATAAGCCAGTTTGTGATTTTTTGTTCGCCTTTGCTGCGTTTCTTGTTACAATGCGGGCATCCAAAGTTATCATAAAGTTTTTTTACTTTCGTCTTCCATATAAAGCCGCATTTATGTCTAACAAGAACTTTTTCATCTCTTGAAGAATATTCACTTAATAGCTCATATTCTGTAGGAAGTAAAGCTTTTACCGCTTGAGTGTTTAAAAGCTCTCTACCAACACAAAAAGGACAGTTAGGATTTTTAAGAAATTCATTCCATGGCTTACTATAAGTTTGCTGGCATTTTAAACATTTGACTCTTACCATGTACTTCTTTGTTTCTGATCTGTACCAGAAATCAACAAGTTCCATATCAGGGCTATTTGAAATATAACTTTTAATTTTTTCTAAATTACTGAAATGTTTTGTCTGTTTGTTGTCAGTATTATAACAAAAGCAAATACCCTTTCGAGAAGAATTAATATAGTTATTAAAACTTGAATATTGAGTTATCTTTCCGCATTTCAAACATTTTATTGAAAATGGTTTACTAACTCTTGTATATTCAACTATTTCAAAAGGTTGATTTGGAAACTTGTCTTTAATTCTTTGACAAATCTCGTCTTGTGATACTATTTTCATAATTACCTCCAATTGGTGCGGATTGGCTCTTTTTAATACTTAGGCTTGCGCCATATATCATACTGATATTTGTTTCTACTTTCGTAACATGATAGCATCGAGGCAATGCTATTTTAGTATATCAGTCTTTAAGCGTTTCCCGCTTTTAAGAAAATTTTGCATTTGCTAATCGCTTAGCAAAGGGACATTATTTTATCCACTGAAATTAAGTAGAATTGATACTTTGTAAGTCTACTCGAAGCGTGCAATTCGGGATTTTTTAATTTTCGATATTTTGAAATTTTGTCGAAGTTAAACCAAGATTCACTATCTCCGCCGCCCCACGAGGACATATACTCGCGCGCAAAGGACTCTTCATTATACGAAGGCGACATCTTTAGTCCATTGATATAACTCCGATCGATCAGTCCATGCATCATAGGAACACGATAGTCACATCCCATGACAAAGGCCCTGTCGGGTTCTATAATTGCTGTTTCAAAACAGTCAATAAGTTTGTCATATGCATAGGAAGTTCTCGCTCCGGCAGATGTCATGATCGCCTGTTGCTGATTCGGCTCTTTTGGATTCACAGTGTTGTCGGGAAGACGGCGTGACACGTTCATTAATGGAAGGACTATTTCTGTTATATCCTTCTCATCATGGTCTCTCAACTCATCCAGCAGACCACCGTGCCTTCTGCCACCACGAGTGCTATCAGCAGCGCCAACCACCGTAAACTCTGAACCATTTCTAAACCGTAGTGTTACATAATCCTTACCATAGTTGCCGGGGACTTCTGCAACAGATCCTCCTATAACCTCTCGCCGCAGCAGAGGAAAAAGTCGGAAAATTTCGGTTAGTTTTTCCTTCGCAATTTGCGCACCCTGATTCTTATAAGGCGCGCAGATAAATCGCTTGGTGCCCGGCATAAACACACATTGGAGAAAGAGTGCGAGAATTGTGAGGAAGGATTTGGAGAAGGCGCGGCAGGCGCTAATATATACGATCTTAAACCGCATGAGCGCGCGCAACACAATTCTCTGGTAGAAAAAGAACGAGAAAGAAGAATCAACGGGCTTAATCAAATCCAAAAATAAGTCTGGATAAGCAGTAAAAAAATTACAATACTTCTCTACCAAATCTTGATTCTTCTCAAAAAACTCTTCCCCAAGCACTGCTCCCTTTTCAATCGGTATATCTTCTCGTTTACCAACTTGCACATCATCAAAGCCTTGGAGGTTCTTACTCAATAACTTCATGGTTACGCGCCTCCAAGGTCGGATTCAAATTCTTCCTCGTCCGCATTCAGCAACTTGTCGTATCCATCAAGCTCGTAATCCTCTAACGCATACTCGCCGCCCGTATCATAACGATCCTCGGCTTTCTTCGCATTTTGGAGGGCTTCGATTCGGCGAGTAATCTCGTCGCCAATTCCTGTTTCGTTCGTATACAGTTTTTGGTTGAAAGCCTGAATGTTCTTCATCGTTTCATCGACGACGTCTTTTGATACATTATCAAAATACTTGTTCTTCCAACCTCTTTTCTCAAGCCACGAGAATAGTTCTCCAACTGAGTCAAAATCATTGATATTTTTCGTATTCTTTGGCGTAAATTCTGCCGCTTTAACAAGAGTATCATAACTCTTCAAAAGCTTATCAAAATCTTCGCCGTCTCGTATTCTGCGGTCAAGCTCGCAAGAAATCTTACAAATCTTCAAAGCTTGGTCTGATTGGAGCGCGCCATTTATATTCTGCGTACTAAGCAATCCATTATACAAATTCTCCAAGTAAAGAAGATCATCTGTATCATAGTTGCTGCCCCATTTTTCTCGAAGCTTACGAAGCTTTTCTTCCCCAACCAAGGGTATCTCGAACTCAAGAAGCCCTTTGCTACGGAGCTTGCGAAATTCTTCGTTATAATCCTCCCATCCAAAGCTTGCATATTCTTCGGAAAGGAAGACCGCCGCGTAGGTATGGAATACTTTGCGGCCGTTGGCTTCGTGAAGGCGTTCGAACTCTTTTGGGACGAAGGGTATGTCGGCCCATTGGCAAAACTTATCCACAACATCCCATCGGAAGTCCTTTTCCTCTAAGTACTGCGCGCAACACTCGTCGCAAATTGGAAGCACCCCGTCTGGATAGAACCATGACTTAGTGGGCGCGAAGTCCTCTGGCCCAAGGTGGTTGCCGCATCGTGGGCAAATTTTTTCGGAAAACGTCTTAGTCCGTACTCGTAGAAGTGGTTGCATCTTCGATTACCTCCGCGTTTTCGTCTGATTCGATGGTCGCGCGCCTTGTAAGTAAACTCGTAGGCAAATGTTTATATTTGCTATCGGCGTGGAGTTCGTTTCCTTCCTCGGATAGCGCGGCCTCCATAATCCAAATTAGGTTATGGCGTTGGACGGGCGTCAATCGTAAAAACTCGTCGAGCATTTCCTCGAAGATTTCGGCAAAATCACGAAGAAGAGATTCGGTTTCATCCTTCTCGTCCTCGGTCTCGTCTTCGGTTCTACCTTTGTTCTCCTCTAAAAGCTGAACCTTGAGGACGCGCGCGACCCCAACAAACTCATCTACGGGTAATGCCGCAAGCAAGCTCACAAAATAGGAGAACTGGCGAGCCTCGAGCTTCTGCTTGGGCACTCGTTTATTGTTTTTTCTTTTTTTCTTCTTGTCCATTTTGGGATTTCTCCTTTTTTTCTTTGGATTTTTTCGCACGCTCTTCTCTATCACAAACCTTACAGCGCCCCGTAAACCCATCACTGGAACGGCTCTTGCGCACAAAAAAGTCCTTACTACGAAGTAAAACTCGCCCGCATCCAATACAAACTTTCCAGTTCTCCGGAAAGAACAAATTCTCCAAAAGCTCTCGGTGAATGCGCGCGGCTTCTGTGATTTGGGGGATAATTTTTTGTCGATAGATAGTTGAGATGTAGTTATCGGTATAGTGGCTACCGTAGGTTTCGTTTAGGGTTTTGGCGATTTGGATATTTGGTACCCCGCGCAACTTCATACGAAGGAGATCGTTTTGGGACTCGCTTAGATTTGCCTCGCGCGCATAGTAGGTAAAAACTTGTTGGAGGGGAGTATTGCGGAAGTCTTCGCGCAATTCCAAAAACTCCAAAAGATTTTGTTCTTTTCGGAAATCGAAAGTAGCGTCGGGGTCAGTTCTCTTCCAAAGAACTTTGGTGAGCGCGCGCAGGTCCTTCTCCTCAAAATTCCGCGGTACCAATTCACTAAAGGGGACGAAGAATTGGGGTGCGAAGCTAACGGGTGCGATTCCAAGTTCCGTACTTACAAGAGAGTCTTCGTCTTCCGCGGGCGTATGGAGTAATGCGCGTGGAGTTGGGATTGAGAATGAATCGCGAAGCGTATACTGCTGGCGGCGCAATTCGATAAGATGGTGGCGCTCCTTTAGGTAGGAGAAGCTTGTGAGTAGGAGGGACTTTTGGTGGGCGGTTTCGATTTCGGCGGGTGTAAGCCTTGCCAAAAGTTCTGCGCGGGGTGGGGTTTTTCGCTTTCCAAGTCTTTGTTCGTATTCACAAAGCGCGAGGTCCAAAATATCGATTTCGGACCAGAGAGCCTCGAAGAGGACGAGCAAATCGGGCGGGGCCTCTCGTCGGGTTTTTTCTCGAGAGAAAACCTCGCGCGTAACTTTAGTTGGAACATAGGACTTGGGAAGAATTTCGGACTCTCCGGTTGTACTTACAAGCTCATCGAGAGAGGTGGGTTCTTTTTGTGTCCATGACTTACGTTTGCGGCCGAGGTCGTATTGACCTTTTTGTTCACCGTTTTTGCCGTCCTCGTCAAACCCCCAAAGCACATACGCGGCGCAAGTCTCGAGTTCTGCGGGCGATGGTTCGAAGGGAAGACCTTCCATATATCGAGATAGGAACTCAATTCGTTCTTTTGCGGTAGGGAGTTCCCAATTTAGTTGTAGGCGGTTTTTCAAAGGAAATATCCTCCTTAGTAGGTTTTTATATATGTGGGCACATAGGCGGAGAAGGCTTAGGTAGAATACCTTAACAGAGGGCCTATGTACTGCTTACATTTATATTATACCGAGAATTTTGGAGAAAATCAAATTTTGGACTACGGAATATTTTTCTAAAAAAGAATATTAAATTTTTGAAGTTCGTAGTATTTTGTAGCCAGCGCCCCCATTTTTCGTTTTTAGAAAATAAAAAGTTACCAGAAATCACCCCGGGTATTGTGATAAAAGAAAAATAAAAGTGATGCAGGTATTTTTCCTATGCAGCACTATAAATGTAATTGCTATAAAGATATATTAAAATAGAATTAAAAAGATTTTTAAAAGTTCATAGATTATTCACAGTTTATTCATACCCAGTTCATATTTACGAGTTATTATATAGATGTTCTCAAAGGGGGACACAAAAAAATTACATATGGAAGGATTGTTCTAAAATGACAAAAAAGCAAAAAAAAGCACAGCTTGCGGAAAGTCTCAAAAAAGCCCTTGCTACGGAAGGCAAAAGACCGCAAAAGGGCGTAGACTCGGGCGCGCTCGGCAAAAGCTCGGAGGGACTTGTGCGCTACTATTGCAACGATTATCGCGCCGATGCCGTATGCAAAGAGCTTGGAAAAATCGATATGCGCAAAAAAGTCAACGGTAAAATGTGCAATTTTGAAATTAAGCAAGGCGGCGTTGAACTTGCCGAACTCGACCACAATGGCGCGATTGTAAAAAGCGTTGCCGACAAGAACGATTTTATGATTTACTGTCCGCGCTATTGCGCTGGAATAGCTGTTGAAAAGCAGTATTTTGTTATCCCTATGAACGCTTTTATGAATGGTCTTATTGAATATGACCTGATGAGATACAAGGCTACAACGCCTATGCAGAGAATTAAAAAAGCGGGCGGTGAGTGGTATCATGATAGAATAGCCGTTCAGAACAACAGCTTAAAAAAAGAAAACGCTATGTTGGATATGCTCGAACAGTACGGCATCAGCCTCGAGCGGTTCGCAGAGCAAACTGGATGGACGGTGAACCCGACAAAGTAAACCGAACGAGGGGCGGGGATCCGCCCGCCCCTCCACCTATTATATAGAATGGAGTAATAACAATGAACGAATATGAACTTAAATGGGTATCAGAGGACGTATCAATGGAATACGCACAGGAGCTTGTATCTCGACTTAATAAAGCCGCGGAGCAAGAAAGAAATGCTTATCAGTTGCTTAAATCTGCTCGAGAAATATATGATTCTATTCAGAATGATATGACACTCGAAATATATGATAACGCGCTCGATTGGTATATGTATTGGGCTGATACGGTGGATGATATCATAACTGAGATTGAATCAGCGGGCGGAGTCATAAACTGAACGCGGGCGGGCTTACAAGCCCGCTCACTTTTGGATCTGCGGTGTGATACCTCGTCACGCCGCACTTGCTTATATCGCATTATGAAGTTGGGACGTAAGACGTCCCACCTATCGGGTTGCAATCGGGCTTATATTGTGATATAATACTATCGTAAAGGGGTGATAAGTAATGCAGAAGTACGATATCTATTATTGCGATTTAGGAAAAAATCTTGGTAGTGAACAGGGCGGTATCCGTCCGTGTATAATTCTCCAGAATAATATGGGTAATAAATATTCACCTACGACTATAATAGCTCCGTTTACCACAGCTACAAAGCGCCCGTTACCTACACATATTCCGCTCAAGCTACACGGGCGCGACACTTGCATATTGATGGAGCAGATAAGAGTTATTGATAAGTCGAGAATCGGAAAATTTTATGGAAAAATTGATGATATCGAATTACAGAAAAAAATACAAGCTGCAATAAAAGTAAGCCTCAGCTTAGACTGAGGTTTCTTTTCTGGAAAATTGAGCGTTTTGAACAAAACAGAAACTGTTGGGACGTCATACGTCCCAAAATTATATTTGACTTTTTAGGGAAAATAATGTATAATAAATACAGAAAATAAAGGAGAGGTTATAATATGAGTTTAGAAATGAAGTTCGCAATACAGACAGTATTTGATATACTTATAGTAATATTAGTTATTACGGGATTTTTCTATGAAGAAAAGCTGATAAAATTCGAGAAAAAAATAAAGCTGCGACTTGCGAAAATTTTATACAAATTTTTGTGCCTGTTCCATAAGGAAGAAAATAATTCTAAAAAATAATTGCCCGCTCCCGCGATTAAATTTAGAAAGGAGAAGAAAAAATGGGATTTGTTAGTTGTCTTATGTTTGTAGGAATTATTGCATTTGTGTCTTGTGTCGGTGCCACACTTGCAAGTTCTTAATTACAATCGCGCGAAGTGGTATTTTATCACTTCGCGTTTTGTAGAATTTTTTTATGAATTGGAAATTTTGATTATATACGGGAAAAGAATATACCAGAATTCCGGGTTGGGACGTGATACGTCCCAATTCTTCTGTTGACAATTCGCGCGCGGTAATGTATAATATAAATGTAATCAAGAGAAAGGAAAGAAAAAATGACTACTAAACAGATATGGTTTGATATGGACGGCACTATTGCAGACCTCTACGGTGTCAATGGGTGGCTTGATGATATCGTAAACGAACGAGCTGATGCCTACGAAAACGCTCGCCCGCTCGTTAATTTACAGGTGCTTGCTCGGCTGCTGAATCGTCTTTTGCGACAGGGATATGAAATAGGAATTGTTTCGTGGACTGCAAAAAATTCCAGTAAAGAATATGAGGAAATTGTTAAAAACGCAAAAATAAATTGGCTTTCTAAACATCTTGCAAGCGTTCATTTTTCTCATATCGATATAATTCCGTATGGTACACCAAAGCATATAGGAAGAAGTGGAGTTCTTTTTGACGATGAAAAAAATAATCGCACTTCTTGGAATGGCACTGCATATGATGTTGACAACATTCTAAATGTACTTCGCGCGATGTGATAAATTGTCACATCCGCACTGTGGGTTGGGACGTTGGACGTCCCAAAAGTAGGATTGACAAGTAGAGAATAATAGTATATAATATAAATGTATTCAAAGGAAAGGAAAGAAGAAAATAATGAGAGTAAAAGTATATGTTAATAAAGACGGCATTGTTTATAGTGAAAAAGAAATTAAAGAGGTATTGCCCGACATAATTGCGAATTACGAATATTTCGGGGTATATGATTATATAATGACACATTATACAGAAAAAGAGTTATTTAATCTTTTAAACGAAGATACTCAAAAGAAAATATATAAATATCTAACAGACCGAATAATAGAAGAAGATTTTCATGATGATGAAATTGAACTTGATGATTTCTGTCCTAATTGTCCTTTTATAAAATGACTGCCCGCGTGGCGATTCGTCACGCGGTTTCTTCTCTAAAAAGATGGGACGTAGCACGTCCCAATTTGAACATTGACAAGTAACAAATAATAGTATATAATATAAATGTAATCAAGAGAAAGTACAAAAAATATAAAAATTGAAAGGAATATAAAATCATGACTTTTTCTGAATTTGAAACTCGACTTAACTATTATTTTAATTCCACCAGTGAGCGAGATGTTTATGCTCTCGAAAAGATTTTTGACGGAGAAGTATATCCGACAATGAGTACGGAAGAAAAAAAAGAACTGTACAAGGATTTAAATTCCCAGTATTCAGAAATTTATACCGCGTACACTTTAACGAAAATGCTTAAAAATTATAGTCCCGACGCTTTCGCAGAGGCGCGCCGTGAGACACCAGAAGAAGAACAGTTGACAAATAATTTTGTTTATGTGATTTTTTTCGATGATGCAATTTTCTAAGGGCAAGGACAACTTGCCCGCTCCCCATGTGGGACGTCATACGTCCCAGTTTACGGGTTGACAAATAGAGAATAATTGTGTATAATATATACAGAAAATAAAGAAAGGACAATGAAAAATGTGGTATAGTAGTTTTGATAACGGACCGATAGGTGAAGATGAAGACGAGGCAAGAGAGGCAGTAGTTGAATATATGGAAGTTGAAGATTATATTAACTTTTTTCTTAATGATTCTGACTTAATAGAAAAAGTTATTCGTTGGGGTTTTAATAATGGAAATTTTTGCATTGATTTTGAAAACGAGTTGGGAGACATTGAAGAGCAGTTTTTCAAAGAAAATGCTTATTACGCAGAAGAGGATGAAGAAGATGTAGACAATTAAGCGACGGTTTATCCGTCCTTATATATTGGGACGTAAGACGTCCCAACTCCCGTGTTGACATTCTTTTGTCTCTGTGGTATAATACTATCAGAAATTAAGAAAGGAACTAACCAAAATGGAAAAATTCGACAAAAGAAGAAAGTATTATATGATTCTTGATTGTGAGACGACAACTCTGCCTTTTGTCTCTGAAATAGAATCACCGGAAAACAAAAAGAAAATAGCTATTGCAAAGCCTTTGATATATGATATCGGCTATCAAATAATCGATATCAACGGCAATATATACAAGCGTGTAAGCTGTTTGATATCGGAAGTATTTTTCGATACGAGAATTTTTGATACTGCTTATTATGCAATAAAACGCCCGATATATATCGAAAGACTTTCCAATAAAGAAATATCCTGTATGCAGTGGGATTCTTTTGCGGAAAATTTTGAGAATGATTTACAAGTCGTTTCCGCTGTAGGTGCTTATAATTCAATGTTCGATTTTAAAAAAGCAATTCCCTTTACTGAAAAATATATCCGTGCACTATATTCGGGTGATTATAATAACTTTATAAATTCCGAAAAGAAAAAATGCGAGTATATTCTCAATAACAATAAAAGCGGTTCAAACTTCAACAGTGATTATTTTTATTTCCGAAATAAAAAATACCCGCTCTTTGATGTTTGGGGTCTTGCTTGTAAACATCTACTTAATAATGATGATTTTAGAGAATTTTGTTATGATAATAACCGTCTCACAAGTAGCGGAAAATATTTTTCTACTTCGGTAGAAACAGCATACCAGTTTTTAATGCAAGATGAGAATTTTGTCGAGGCACATTGTGCGATTGATGACGCGGAAATTGAATCACAAATTTTTTCGCTAATTGGAAAAAAGACAAAGCATAAATTCTCCCGTGGAATTATCTTTTTTCCGTTTAAGATAATAGGAGAAGTCGAATAAAGAAAAAAAGGTGGTGAGCAATCATCACTTTTTTCTCCACCACAGATGGGACGTTATACGTCCCAAGTCAAGTATTGACATTTCTACTCTATAAGAGTATAATATAACTGTAATCAAGAGGGAAAAGAAAAAGAACTCTTGAATATCTAATAAGTCAACGGCAGACTATAAAACGAGAAAGGAAAAAAAGTTATGACAAGAAAGGATTTTTACAACGCAGTTATCGAGGCAAACATCAGCGAGGATATGAACAATTTTGCTGAAAAGGAACTTACCAAGCTTACTCACGAGGCAGAGTATCGCCGTAACACCCCCACGAAAAAGCAGAGAGAGAACGAGGATATCAAGGCTGTTATTCTTACTCACTTTACTGCGGGCGTCTCTCTGTCGGGCGCAGAGGTTGCCGAGTCTGTCAGTATCACACCGCAGAAAGCGAACGCACTTCTTCGCCAGCTTGTGAACGAGGGTAAACTTTCCGTTGAGGAAATTAAGAACGGCAAGCGTCTTGTCAATTCTTATTCGATAACCGAGTAAAGAAAAATGAGGGCGAGATTATTCTCGCTCTCAATTTTACCGAAAAACTGGGACGTCGAACGTCCCAAGTCAAATGTTGACTTTTTAAAAAAGTTATGGTATAATTTACTTGTAAAAAAGGAAAGGAGATAAAAATATGACAAGAAAGCAAGAAAACGAAAATAAACGAACTGAAATTCTTAAAAAAATTTGGGCTTTAATAGAATCAGAGGGTGATGAAGTAATTCAAATAAAGAAAAATGAAATTGCCTTTCCGTTTGTGTATGATAACGGTGATGAGGCTTTTATGAAAATCGCGGTGAGCATTCCCTCGGGCAGCCGTGACGGTGATATTTTCGATGCGTATTCTCTTGCGGAAGAATATGTGATAAACGAGAAAAAGAAAAAAGAAATTGCCGAGAGAAAAGCCGAGGAAAAACAAAAGAAAATTGCGAGAGATGAAAAACAGCGAGAACAGAATAAACTCATAAAAGAAAAAAGAGAGAAGAGGGGATGACCCTCTTTTTTCTTTTACCGAAAAATCTAAGTTGGGACGTTATACGTCCCAAATCAAGTATTGACATTCTCACCCCATAAGAGTATAATATAACTGTAATCAAGAGGAAGTAAACCTCTTGAACAAAAATAAAAAGAAGTCAACGATAGACTAAAAAACGAGAAAGGGAAGTATTATGACACAGAAGGAATTTTTTGAGAAAATTATGTATGGTGATGTTATCACCGAGGAAATGAGAACTCACGCGGCGGACGAATTTGAAAAGATTGCGGTTCGCGCCGAGAAGCGCAAAACAACGCGCAACTCAAAGAATGACGAACTCAAGGAAGCAATTCTTGCGTGCTTTGTCGAGGGAACACCGATGACGGGCAGAGAGGTCGCAACCGCGCTTGAAATTACTCCGCAGAAAGCGAATGCGATTCTCAAGCAGATGAGTGAGGACGGTTCACTCGTTGTCTCACAGGTTGCCAACGGCAAGAGACTTATCAACTCTTATACACTGCCGACCGCGTAAATGTAAGTATAGAAGTAAGAGGGCAATAGTCCTCTTATTTCTTTTTGAGTGGGTTGGGACGTTATACGTCCCAAATTAAGTGTTGACATTTCTATCATATAAGAGTATAATATAACTGTAATCAAGAGGAAGTAAACCCCTTGAAAAACTAACAAGTCAACGACAGACTAAAAAACGAGAAAGGAAAAAAGACTATGACACAGAGAAATTTCTTCGAGAGCATTAAGAACGGCGGCACTATTACTGATGAGATGATAGAGCACGCAACCGCGGAACTTGAAAAGCTCGATGAGAGAGCCGAAAAGAGAAAGAATTATCGCACGCCCGCTCAGAAAGAGAACGATGACATTAAAGAGAAAATACTTGAGTGCTTTGTAGACTGCCCAGAGATGACAGGCAAAGAGGTTGCCGAAAAAGTGGCAATTTCCGCTCAGAAAGCAAACGCACTTCTCCGACAGCTTGTCAATGAGAATAATCTCGTTGTCACACAGGTGGCAAACGGAAAGCGTCTTATCAATTCGTATTCACTTGCTTAAATCGAACATTCCTTTATAGAAGTAAGAGGGCAATAGTCCTCTTATTTCTTTTTGAGTGGGTTGGGACGTTACACGTCCCAACTCCATTTTTTTATTTTTCTTCAAAAGTATTGACAAATTTTTTATTCCATATTGTAATTTTATATTATAATTCTATATTGTAATTCTATATTGTAATTCCATATTAAAATTCTTCCCAAAAATTTTTCCCGTACATAATCCACGCGCTCGCTGATAGGTCCTGACATAGATAGAACCCGTTCCCAGCTGGGAGCGGGCATATAAGTGGGTAGATGAGCTGCGATACGAGCTGCGATTAGGCAGCTGCATAAGCTGGGGATGAGCTGCGTATGAGCTGGGACATAGATGAGCTGCGGAAGCTGCGGGAGCTGCGATGCGAGCGGGTTTATAATAAAACTTGAGGGAGCTGCGAGCGGGCAAAGTCAAATTTTGTATGAGCTGCTTTAGTGAACTGAAGTGGGCGCAGTAAAAGAAAAAAGACCAAGGTTATCCCTTGGTCTTCTCTTCTACGCCAACACATACATTGGCTTACGCTAATGCGCGCCCGCTCCCAAGTCGGGCTTGCTTAGGCCTTGAAGTAGCTCTTCTGCATGCCCTTGCCAGTGACCTTGACATCCTGAACCTGCGCACGGCCCTCTGCCACCAGAGCACGAAGCAGAGCACTGGCTTTCTGAGTGGATGTGCCAAGTATTGCCGCAACATTCGCCGCAACTGTAGGCTCGGTCGTGAGTATATCCGTCTCAATGCGCGCAAGCAGGGGTGCGTTCTCCTGCGCCTTCTTCGACTGGCGCTCACGGCGCGCATCATTAGCCTTGTCAAGCTTGGCAAGAGCAGCGATAGCATACTCCTCCATCTCGGCAGTAATGGTGTTGCCCTCGTGGATGTTTTCAAAAAATTCTCTCTGTGTCATTTACAATTCTTCCTTTCAAAAAATTTTTTAGTAGATTTGGAAGTGAGAGAAAGAGCGGGTTCATGACCACGGATATGAACTTTTAGGAGCGCCAAAACAATTCAGTTTTGGAAAATAATACGGGTTATAGGCTCGTATCGCTCTTATCTCTCTCTCATTTTCTATATATATTATAGTCCAAAAGGAGAAAGTTTTCAAATTTTTAGGAGGTATTGTAGGTTTGGGAGCGGGTTTGAGTATAAGTTTGGATGTAGGTTTAGATATGAGTTCGGCTTACTGGTGAAGCTGTGAGTAAGAACTTACAAGAGGGCTTACACTTAAATCTACGACGCGCGGCACCCGCTCCCGTTTAAAACGCTTTAGTTAAGTGAAGTGCGCGCATTCAAAGTAAGCTAAGACATAGGTAAACCCGCTCCGAAAAATTCAATGTTTTTTGGCAACGAAAAGATAAATCGGAAGAGTTGTTCGGAAGAAAAGAAAGTAAGAGTAAAAACAAAATAATTTTATGGCTTAGAGAGCGGGTTGGGCAATGCGCGAAGAAAAACTTTTAAGGTTGCGCGCAGTTTTATAGGTAGGAGGAGAGGGTTTTAGGAAGTTTTTGTAGATTTTTCCAGAATTTTTTGGAATTTTTTGCAATTTTTTTGGAAAATTTCTACAATTTTTGGAAAATTTCTACAATTTTTTGGAAAATTTCTACAATTTTTTGGAAAATTTCCCCAAAATTTTTGCAATTTTTTTCAACCTTTGCGATTTCCTTACGATTTTTCCGAAAATTCTTGCCCACAATCCGTTACAGTTCAACCGGGGTCTCGCCATTATTGTAAGTTTACAATTAAGTTTACACCTAAGTTTACACCTATACTTATAAAAATTTTACAATCTACGAAATTTGAGAGCAGCACTTTCACCACTGTTAATAGGTTTTTACAATTTTTTGAAACCTTATGCCTACTTCCCAAAGCTTTTCCCCTCTTTGCGCTCCTTTCCCTTCGCTGCCGTGTTTTCCCAACCATAGCTCCGCCGTGTCAAAGGCACCAACGGCCGTCCCTCCCCTTGCGATGGCGGAGGTATGTGGGCAATACGAGGGATTATAAGTAGGATTACAAGTCTTATTGTAAGTCGGCTTACGAGTTAGCGACCGGGGCGAAAGCCCACGAAAAACCAAGGAAAAACCAAAGCCCCTTTCGCGTTCCCCCTTCCACAAGTCCCCTTCCCCATTCGGCAAACTTCCAAATACTTATAAGTTAGATTATAAGTATACTTGTAAGTTGACTTGTACGAAAACTTACAAACCGACCCACACCACCCCTCGTTTCCCCTTCCCCACATTTTTTCCAAAAAAATTTCCAAATACTTATAAGTATACTTACAAGTATACTTATAATCCAACTTACACTAAACTTACAATTTGGCTTACAAGCCCTTTCTCCTTTCGCGCCATACCGCCTCTCGCGCATCGCGCTCGATGCTAAATGTGCGAAAAGAGAAAGGGGTTATTACGAAGAAAGAAAAAGGAATTATTGTAAGTTAGATTATAAGTATAAATGTAAGTATACTTATAAGTATACTTACAAATAAAAATACAAGTATACTTATAAGTATACTTACATTTATACTTACAATTATACTTGTATTTTTACTTACATTTCTACTTACATTAAGAAGTAGAAGAAACCTACTATTTCCTCTGCGTTTTTCGGTCAATTTTCGAATTTCAAAAAAAGAACTCCTACTTCCTACCTACCTTCTCTCTAACCTACGATGCGCGCGATCCTCTTCTCTTATCAAAAAAGACACTACCGCCGCGCAGTAGTGTCCAACTCTCATCAATATTCAATTCTTCTCACAATGCGCGCTGGCTTCTTAATACGCCCAGCATGAATAGCGTGAACAAGACGTTATTTCATGCTGCTCCATAAACTTCTGGACTCTTCTCATCGTCGCTTCTTCAAGATAATGGAATGTCTCATCGTAATCGTCCCAATAGAAATACCCATAATCCTCTTCACTAAGTCCGGGAAAGTTCTTCTTTCCGTACTTATCAAACAGAACCGGCATCATATCTTCGTCTACTTTTACGAACATTGCTTCTTCTCCATTGAGGGTTATGTTACCTTCTACATCCCACATCTCTGGAGTCATCGTCTGTTCGTAATTACGACATTCCTCTTCAGTTTTAAACGATGTTTCATAAGAGGTTCCCGGAAAAGCTACATATATAGTTCTTACTTCCATTTTTATTATCTCCTTTTAGTTTCTATAATTATATAATTGCTTATTAATAAGACGCCATTTCATTGACTTCTTTCGGATTTTTATCAATGAAATTACGCACACTTCTAAGAAAATTTTTTCCGCCAAAAAAGAATTGATGGTGGTCTGTATCATAAAAATAAAATCCGGGAGTACAAACAAGATCACCTGCCTCATCAAGAAGCCCCCTAAAAGGACTCTCTGGGTCAAAAATTGTCTCATCTCCCCATCGCTCACGAAGAAACTGCTCACATCGCGGAGGAAGAAGAAGAACCATTGCGTGCGAAAAATCATCAGTTCTTTCTCCTGTCCAATCCCACATTTTTATACTGTTCAAATATTCATATCTCTTACACTCTTCTTCAGAAGTAAAAATTTTCTCCAAGGCAGTACCTGTCATTGCTCTATAAACAATTTCCATTTTATTCTCCTTTAATGCTCTTCTGGCAGAAAATTCATAAAATCCTGCCCCTCATCTTCTATAATCCAATCTCTTTCATAGACAGTGGTGCCTGCCGCGTGATGGGTTTTTCCATTGTAATACCACTCACACCAAAAGTCTCCCCAATCTTCTCCATGACCTTCAAGCCGGAAATAGTAGTTTGGAAATTCTTTTGAGAGCTTTAGCATATCTTCGACTCGTCTTCCCCAAGTAATCTTCTCACTTTCTAACAAGTCAAAAATATCAAGCTCGACAATTCCCGCGAAAGTGTGCATCACATAGTCCTCTATATCAAACCGGCTTCCAATCCTACAAAGCGCCTTTGCCATTTCATATTCAATCGTACCGTCCGCCGCATTGTAGAAAAGACCATCATCATGCCGCTGGACAATATTGATTTTTAAATCAGTATAATAGCGCATTGGTCCTCCTTATTTATCTCTCTACTAAAACCTCTCCACAAATCGGGTAATACCAAGCTTCGCCGTAAATACCAAGACAATCGCTCTCTTTCCAATCGTCCTCATAGATTGGCTCACCACATTCGGGGCAAATAAAGAAGCGGTCCTCATCATCTACCATAACACCAAAGTCTGCCGCAACTTTCTCAGCAATTTCTTCCCAGTAGTTCATTTCTTTCTCTCCTTTCACTTTCTATATATATTATAACAAAAAAATTTCTAAAAATCAAAAGTATAAGTGAGATTGTATGTGAACCGATAAGAAAAGCTTATGTAAATGCTTACAATGCGCGCAACCATTAAAAATTACGGTCGCGCGCATTGTAAATACTCACTTCTATTTATTCTCATATTCATTAAACTTTGCTAAGATTCTCGCAAGCTCATTCATAAACTCCTCATCTTCTGCATAGAAGAATCCACCCGGAGTCCACTCAAGCTGTCTGCCTAAATTACTTATCAACTGCCCAAAGCGCCAATCGGGCACTCGTTTCCAAATCTCTTTCAGCAAGTCACAAAACTTGTCAATTCTTTTTGGGTCTCTCATTTTTTACCTCCCAGTTAGAATAATTGCTTTCTTGTTCTGATTTCATAGATATAATCTAACGCGCTTCAATAAGAAAACGGCACTCATGCGGATTATCATCAGAGCAGATTTTATACTTGCTCCACTGTTGAGGACACTTATCATCACTTCCGTTATCATAGCACATCTCCCAAAATGGGCAAAACTATCCATAATACGGAAGTTCATCAACTACGAATTTCATTTAGTTCTCCTTTCCTTGGTCATATTTAGAATGACCAAAAAGAATCTTGTCTACATTAGCATCTCTTCCCGAAAAATACACTTGATCGGCGATGTCCTGATCGTTGGCGGCATTCAAGCAAAGAACCGTTCGGTATTCTTCGCCATCGCAAGAAAGTATACCTGCGGTACGGACGAAGCGGAATCCAAATATATGATTGCAATCATCTTCGTCAATAACTGGTATAACTACCGGCATATTATCGGGAAGATCTGATATGAGCCTCTTCAGCTCAGCGATTGTCATATTTATCATCTATTTTTCTCCTTTCCATTTTCATCAATAAGTTTGATTTCAATATCGTCGGGTACTATTTGAGTTTTCAAATAAGGCGGAAGAAGAATTACTCCAATTTCTTTCTGGGTTTTGAGGCAATCAAAGATGTGCTGTAGTTGCTCATCCGGAAGGTCTCTGAGGCATTCGACTATTAAAATGTCAGCCATTATTTTTCTCCTTCCCCTATTTAACTTCTTTATTTAGAAGTTCAACTCTGTAATCCCATAATAGGTCACAGATTTCCTGTATTTCTGCGACAGTTAGTTTGTGGTCATCTTGATACAAAATGTCACGAAGCCTATCGCAATCATTTGCTATTTTGCAAATCTCTGATACTTTCATCTATTTTCTCCTTTTCTTATACTTCAACAAATTCGCCGTTTTTAAGCATATACCAAGTGTCAGCTTTAATTTTTTCTCCGTCCACAATTGCCGCTTTTATATTGTTTATTGGATATCTATAGCCATTCCAAGTCCTCTCTACGAGAACAATCGCTGAACCAAGTCCTCCCTTTGCTTTTGATTGGATACCTGTCGCTATTGCAATAGAACCTTCTTTTGTTACTGACGATGCGGCGCGATCGCCTATATTTAAAGCTACCGACTCAACAGCTTTGCTTATAGCTGTTGACTCGCTGCCAACATTTATTGCTACTGTATCTTTACCGTAACTTATGGCAGCAGAACGGTCCCCCGTATTCGCTGCTATAGATCGGTATCCATCGCTCAGCGCTGCTGAACCATCACCTATATTTGCCGCTATTGAATGACCGTCTTGGCCCCATGCAACTGAATAATCGCCCGTGTTTGCTGCTATTGTAAAATTTCTTGTAGTCGATGCCAGTGAATAGAGTCCAACATTTGCCGCCATCGAGCCATAGCCTTTGTTTAATGCTATTGAACAATTCTCTGCATTTTCTGTCACTGTATGGTCGTCAGTATTTACGGAATAAATTCCACTTTCACCACTTTTGTCCATTGCGGCTTGTATCAATTCCTCAAGACTAATCTCATTACCAATTTTTATTTTTGTAGAAGCAACCTTTGAGTCGTCACCGTTTTCGGAAAATTCACCATCTTGTTCTACTTCACAATATCGATTTTCATAGCAAGGAGGATAATATTGAAGCACATTAAGTGGATTAGTGCAAGCATGGAACCCCTTTTCACAAGCTTTTGCTTCTTTCTCTTCGTACTCTTTCCCTATTTCATACTGAAAGTCTCTGCACTTTAAGTCTTTATCAAATCCCTTGTAGGCTTTCATTTTTACCTCTCCTTATTCTTCGTCTTCATCCTCATTATTAAAATACTTCTGTAAAAGCGATATATTAGAGTCATGACGCTGTATAGAGCGCAGTGGCATTGTACAAAATTTCCACCATTCGCTCCCATCATATTCCGCTCTTTCCAGCCACCAGTCAATACCAACGACTCTCAAACTCGGATCAATTTCTTGTGAGCCATACCCGCTATCATAATATACTTTCTTCGCTATATCAGCAAATTCTTCCCAAGTCATCCATACTTCGGAAGTTAGTACATACTGAACATTTTGAGGTTTTAGTCCTCTGTCTTTTAGGACTCTCAGAGTTTCTTCTAACAAAGATTCATTATACATCTTCATTCCCCTTTCGGTAGTCATAAAGAATATCTAACTCTGCATCATGCACCTGTTTATCTTTTACTGGCTCACGACGGAACTCCCACCATTCGGAGCCATCATACTCGCCCCTCTCAAGCCACCAATCAGAGCCGCGCACAATTAGATTGAGGTCAATCGCAACTAATCCGTATCCGTTATTATAGTCAAAATTTGCCAGCTTCTCGAACTCTTCCCAACTACAATAACCGAAGCTATTAAATACATAAAGGACATCATCAGGACTTACGCCGTTCTCTTCCATCTTATTTAAAGTATCTTTTAAAAAGTTTACAATCATTTATAGTCTCTCCTTTCACTCGCGCGCAACCTTATTTCTTTTCTTTTCACTTTCTATATATATTATACTATATAAAAAAGAAAATATCAATTTTCCTTTGGTAAACGACACCACGCATTATAAATTGTTGTACAATTATATGGTAGCTTTTTATTAGTGTGGTAATGTCCGCAGTACCAATGAGTATACTTCGTCATTTGTTGTATAATTGCAAGATATCTTGTGACTGCATCAGTCTTATAAGTCGGATTAATTGAAGTTAATACCGTTGTCGGCGCACTATGAGTTATCACATAATCAACTTTATACCCAACTTTTCCTAAGTTTGCGAAACCCTCGTCCATCTCGCGCAAACTTGGAATTTCTTCTGCCCACCAATTTAATCCTTCTGTCCGATATTCCTTATCAATCGACGATGCGCCGCCCATTACAAAAAATGTCTTACCCTCAATCGTAAAGACCTGCCCGCGCATCAAATGGAGGACTTTTGGTCTAATTCGATGAACCTTTCCACCATTCCACTCTTCCACAGGGTACTTTGAAAGAAGGTCAAAATTATCGTGATTGCCATCACAAAATAAAGTTGTCCAAGGCTTATCGTTATACCAGTCCAGCAACTTCTGCTCTTCCTCTGTCCCGTCCCACACTGCGCCGAAGTCTCCACAAATTATAACATAATCGCCCTCCGCCGCAGGGAAGTAAGGGTTATTAAATTTTTGGCAATCGATATTGCCATGAGTGTCGCTAACCCGTCACATAAATATGTGACATAAGACCACCACCTTAATTAATTAAATATTTATCAGACATTAAATCTTCCAAAGTAAATGATTTTAAACTGTATAAGGTATTCTTACTTATCTCTCCTTTTAGTCAAAAAACCATACGAATTAAGAGTTCGTATGGTTTTCGTTTTATTTTACTTTGTTGTCAAGTTCTCAAGCTCTTTAAACTCTTTTTCGGTAAAGTCTCCATTGTGCTTGTAAAAAATACCCAACAACTCTTCTAAAGTTTCTCTCTGAGCGCACTCAAATTCTTCTATTATACTCATATTACAGTCGATAATTTTCTTTCCTGTCTCTGTGACCCGCTCATACTCTTCGCGCGCAGCTTCTATTTTTGCTTTCGCATTTTCGATTTGTTCCTCGCAGTCGGCTCTTTTTATACTGACGGTTTCGTGTAGTCTCTTAACCGAATCTACAAGCACCTCAAACTCTTCTTCTCTTTTGTTCGGCTCTTTCTCTGCGCCCAGCATTAAACGAATTTTTTCCAACTGTCGCAGATACTCTTCTTCTTCTCTTAGCTTATCCTCTTTCGTAGGATAGCCTTTACTTGTAAGAATTGACCAGTATATCTTCATAAATATTTCTCTCCTATTCTAAACGGTTGCCCGCATTGTATTCAAGCGATGAGGGTTTTCTCGCTTGCGCGAAGGTCATTACCGTCCAAATATAAACGCACCCTCAAACCTTCGGTTGTGTTGCTCGCCAGAGCTTTGTAGGAATCGAACCTACCATTCTCGCCAGACCTCAACCACCGAGTCGGAATCGAACCGACCTTCTGGTACACTCTGTGGGAGTCGAACCCACGCTCGTTTGATTAAAAATCAAATGCTTTACCAGCTAAGCTAAGAGTGCATACCAAACGGACAGAGGCATTAGTCACCGGTATAAACTAATGCCTACCGGTAATCTGCCCGTTCTTTTCAATGCGCGCGATATACGCCTTTAGTCAGTATTTCGTATCTGTGTGCCGGACCGTCGTCGTTGTGCTATACAAGACCGAAGAAAGGCTATTAAACAAATTAGAAGGTGCGCGCATAGATAAGAGTTTGAACCGTTGAAGCCTGAGTCGAACAGAAACTCCTTGAGGAATCGAACCTCGCCCACTCTCGGGACTGCCGCAGCCCGCCTTTATATTACTCCTGCTCTTTCCAAGTGGCTACTGGACCGCCATACTGTGCAGCAGAACTAACCTGAACCATTGGGATTCCTTCACAGTCAGCACTTACGATACATTCCCAGCCTTCGTCGAGCGCGATATCCATAAACCTATGGAAATTTTCTTTGTTTGAAAACGAAACCATAAAAACATCTTCCATTTTAATCCCCCCAGTATCCACAATAGTCAATAAGAACAGGTCGTCCATTGATTATTCCACAGTTCTCAAAGCGAATGTCATTTATATAATTATCTTGAAGAAAAGTAGTCAGTCTCTTACAAAACTCAATGCCATAATACTGAACAAAAACTTCCCAAAGTGAAGCGTCCCAAGAATAATCAAGCTCGTCTTTTTCGCAAGCTTCGGAAGTTTCTTTTGAGGGAGTTATTCCCTTTTCCATTCTTTCTGCTCGCTCCATAACATAGACCGGAATACCGTTCACCATATCATAAAACTCACAAGGCGCGAAAGCTTTATCAAGTCCTTCCTTAATAGAGAGTTCATAATTCTCTAACTCCACCGCGCAATGGTCGTCAAAATCACATCGATATTCCTCTTCTCCCCACTCACCATCTTCGTTCTCTTCCCAACGAGCTATCTTAGTTACGGGAAGCTTACAAACAAGATTGTGATAAGGAAACACAAGGCGGGAGGCTCCTGACCAAACCGTTACATCGGTATCTTCATCATAAACGACTTTGTCATAACCACTATTCTCACAATAGACAACATCATCTTGAAGTCCAAGAGCATTTATATCAGCGGTTATATCTTCACGGAAGCAAGGATAACATTCAGTCATTTCAGAAGCCTCCCCTTTCTTTCTTTCTCTTTCACTTTCTATATATATTATACTAAAATTCTCATAGAATTTCAAAAATTTCAAAGCTCTTAATATTCGGGCTGGTCGTGCTGCTTTTTCACAGCCAAAAGGAAAACTTTTCCTTGATAATTATTATGCGTTGCGTGCCAAGCAGGCTCAATCTCTTTGCGCGTAAGCGTTTTGATTTTGGAGCTACCCATCTTGTGTGCCCACGAGCCATCTTCCATTCGTCTTATAAAATGGAAGTCATCACCAGAAGCTCGGAAAAGAACCAGATACTCGTCATCCCTTATCTCCGACGAATGCTGAATCTCTCGCATATAGTCAAGCGTATTTACCATAAAATCAACCATAATACGACCGCGCGCAGTACAGGCCTTTGCATATCGCTTGCCATAACCCGGGTGAAAGTCGTCACAATACTGGTAATAACATTCGTCCAATTCTTCCGACTCATACTCACCATCGTCGGCATAAGGAAGATACCAATCCCGAATCCCCAATGCAAAACCGCCGCAATTATACTCGGAGTCATAAATTTCCAACAGATTTTTTGCCTCTTTGTAAATCTGCTTTCCATTTGCAAGTTCATTAACATAGTCTAACCCTCTGGTCATAGACATATTCTTTCCTTCCTTTCATTTTCTATAAATATTATATCAAAGGAAGGGGAAAAATTCAAATTTTCCCTATCTCACGAACCTCTACTATTGGTTCATTAAAGTAGGTTAGTTTGATTGCATAAGCGCTGATATAAATTTTTTGTCCTTTCGAGAAGAATTTTACTTTTGTCCATTTTTCTTTTGGTACAATCGCGCGCAAGTATCGAGATTCATTGTTAAGGTCTTGGAGTACGATTGTATTGGTATCCTCATCTACATGAGTAAGTTTTCCATTTACAATCACATCTACAAATAGGTACTCACAATGCGGCGACCCGTCCAGTATAAACAGATCCACATAACTGCCAACGCCATATGTGCTCGGTTCATCTTCTTTGATAGGTTTTGACTCTTGCGCGCCTTGTAAGTTAGAATCTAAGATTAACGAAAAGATTATAACCACAAGAAACCCAAAGAGACAAAACAATAATGCTCTCTTAACTCTTTTCACTGCTACCTCCAACTAAAAAAGAAAGAGAGGCTTAATTAAGCCTCCCTTCCTCCATTTACTCCTTTGTTGATGAAATTCCAAAGCTCTTCCGCGCTATTCAAATATTGAATGCGCCCGTTCCAACTTAGGGGGCTTCGATTCTTACCAAAACCATTCTCCCACATCCACCAAAGGATGACATTGGCTTCGTTTGAAGTCGGTGCAGCAGCAAGAACAATTTCTATCAGCTTGTTTTCCATCTTTTCCACAATTGAGTCATCCGAAAATTCAATGCCAAGTTCTGCTAATGATTCCCTCTTATCCTCACATTCCTCAATCATCTCAAGGCAATCATTAAACATATCAAATCCCATAAGCATTTCCTTTTACCTCCCTTTCTCTCCTATATTACACTTATATTATATCAAAAATGTTTAAAAAAGTCAAAGTTTGTCGATTCCTACGACTTTCCCCTCAAACTTTTCCAAAGAACTAAGCGACCCACTTAGTTGTACTGCGGAAGGCAGACGATTAGTATCAACAATAAACTCAATAATATCTCGATTGTAGATTGTATATTGATTTGTTGCGTTTGTGTCCTTGTCCGCTTTTTGGTCGGCAAGTATTCCAAGGAAGCTTGTACCGTCCGAGAGATGAATACGATACTTAGCACCAATTTCACTTCCATAATACGAGCCAAGCGCTATGCAGAAGTAATTACCAACCTTGCGGCAGCCATTAGCATCTGTATAAGCTTGTTTCTGCAATTCAAGCTGCGCGCCGCGGGTTATCATTCGATAATCCATATATGACTTAAAATTAGAAATCTCTGACGGCACATGCATTGACGCTTTCGATTTTTTTATAGTCGCGCGCGTTGTAGTTTCGATTGCTTTCGTTGTGGTTATAATTTCGGTTTCAGTTTCAGTTTCAATTATAACCGTCTCTTCCTCGGTTGTGGTTTCGCAGACAACGGACGTCATGGTTGTATTAAGCGTTCCGTCCGCTGATTTCTCCGCAGGTATTGTTCTTACAGTCGCGGCGGACAGTAGCCCGCAGATTAGTAAGAACACACCGAGGGAGAGAAAGTTTTTTAGTTTCATAGTAACCTCCAATTAGTTGACTTTTATTTCTCCCAATTCTCAGTTAAAAAGTCAGTTTAATTAAATAATTTGTATTTACTAAGGTCTAAACGTCCGGCAATATCTATTTTACCATTGTTATCAAAACCATTTGTTACTTTAAAGCAGCCTTTAATACGTGTAACACTTAATAAGTTCTTAATTTTTGTATCTTGTGCGGATTGGCGGCTCCACTCAGTCTCTTGATATCCCAAACCCTTTACTGTTCGATGCCAATACTTTGTCCAATAGGGGGTATTATGGTCTCCTTGTCCTTTCTTCATATCTTCTGATGACAAACCGTCTCCATCCCATTTTATAGAAACTCTTACGTTAGTGCGGTTATCCTTGTCAAGATTGTCATAAACTGCTTGAAGAATAACTGAAGCCGGTACAAGATACATTCCACTAAATGAATAAAATAAAACAGTATCAGAATAAGCATTAGACTGAGGAGTAGACTGAATTATTGAAAGATTATATAACTCACCCGCATAGTTTGCGAGAGATTCTTCTATATCTGTTACTGATGGTATTGTACCTTGTCCTGCCATCGCTCGATAATCTTGAGAAAAAGCATAGTTAGCCAAAAATGATGTTAAAGACAATACCTGAGACTTGTCATCAATAGATACATCTTGACCATTACTACCTAATTTGTTTAAAAAAGATTCTGCAGTGGTATTCGTTTCTATAGGGTTGTAATTGTAAGTATAGGGGTTATAGTTTTTTACTTGTATTCCTAAATTACCAAGAAGCGTGACATCAACTTTAGCTTGCTCTGTTTGTCCTATAGTGTTAGAAATTTTGGAAGCCAATGTTTTGTCTTTGATAGCACCAGTGCGTTGTAATATATAATTAGATAGCAAAGCCATCTGAAATTCTCCAAATGCTCCACTAAAATAGGTTAAAGTGCCGCCTTTTAAGAAAAAAGCAATACCATACTCTATCTTGGTTATATTGTCTATCCATGTTTGCTCAAATGCTTCCTTTAAATCTTGACTCCCACTTGCTACATTTAGTCCCGCTGATGAATAAAAGAAGTCTTTAATTTTTTTAGTCGCGCGATCTATATCGGCTTTTTTAGATTTATCTTTAATATCTGCAAGAGTATATCTCAAGTCTGAATCTCCAATAAATTTCGTGGTATGAAATCCTTTAGTTATTGCCTGAATTTTTTCTTTCTGTGTTTCTTCTGGTAAATTTTTTTCAACTATGAGATGTTTGAGATAAGCCTTCATACAATCTGTTCCAAGAGAAGCAGTATGAAAATGCTTTCCTTGCGCTTTATTTAACAGCTCTTTCATTGCTTTAATTCCGGCGTCATCCATTCTAATATCAAGCTTAATTATATTATTGGATAATTTAAAGTTTCCAGACGTTCCTTTTAATATATTACCAATATCAATTTTTGTTACATCTGGATTTATAATTTCTATTTCTGTAACAAGGTTCTTAGAAGGCATTATTTGAGTTCCAAAATTATTATTTAATAGGACTTGAATTTTTTCTGCGGCGAAGTTCTGGATTATCTGCATATCAACATTATGTTTTGTATCAAATAGATCCCGAAGCCTATCAATAAAGTCATCATACGTCTTACAGCCCGCAAAAAACTTATCATATACTGCTATTTCTTGGTCTTGCAAGAGTTTAATTTGTTTTTCAAGTCGTGTTTTTTGTGTCTCAACTTCCTTACTATTTTTAAACGCCGAAGAAAAAAGTTGATAACCTTCTCCAGCCCATTTAATAGGATTTGTATGCAAGGCAACGAGGTTCTTCCAAGTATAACTATCGTCCAATTATCTTCCCTCCTTCCTAAAACATAAAGAGGGGAGAAAACTTTTCTTTTTTCTCCCCTCCCTTTATATATAAAAGTAGGCAAAGCCTACTAAAACTCAGTCATCAAGCTTGTTTGCTAAGTTTGCAGTGGCTCCTCTCTCTGTTTTGTCCAAATAAACCATTCCAAAAAGAGGGTCATCTTTCAACCTATCAATCATCTTAATAATTCCATTATCTCTATCATAAACTTTATTATCCGTCTGATGTGTATCCGCATTTATCCAAAGCTCCGACCCCTCACCCACACGAGAAATCAATAGCTTTGCAATTTCCGTTGTAATGTTCTGCCCCTCACAGACATATACAATCGAGTTCTCAAAGCTGCGGCCGCGTATAAAAGGCAGGGGTACGAGTTCAAGCTCGCCTTCATCAATTAGATACTCGACTCCTTCCGCGCCGCCCAGCTTATCATAAAACGGACCCAATGTCCAGCTTAGTTTCTCATAAGCATCACCTTTTAGATATCCAATATCAGGGACATCTTTTATTGACACATTCGGTCGAATGAATACGAGCTTTTGGAATTTACCAAGCTCAATATCATGTAGAGCTTGGGAAAGCATTAAAAGGTCTTTGCCCGAGCCATATACACCTCGAAGAAGTTTAACTCCGACCGCTTCATCCTGCAATAGTGCCAACGCTAATTTTTGTTTGATATTGCGCGGCTTCAAAGTTCCAACTGCGCGGGAGGACACTATTGGATATCGAACAGACACAGGACCGTTTGGTGAGTTTTTATACACATCAAAAGTTTCTCCGTGTAAATCTTGCAAAAGTAAGAACTCATTTGGATTTAAATTTACAAGGTCACTACAATACGCGGCGGGGTCCGCATAAAATTGTGCTACATTTTTCTCATCCATTATAAGCTCTCTATAACCTTTATACAGATTATCCATTTATTATCTCCTTATAGTAGGGTTTTTATATCACTTATTATCTCGTGACAAACCCCTTTTTCTAATGCTTCATTTGCACGAACATACCATTCGCCCGCAATATTGTCTGCCAGTTCTTCATCGGTATAGTTTGTGCTTTCTTTCATTATACTACTTAGTTCCTCAACTTGCTCTTGGTAGTATTGAATTTGAGAAAGTATCTCCAAGTAAGAACCGTTAAATGCGCCGCTACCTTGGTGGAAGAGGAAATATGCGTGAGGAAGCATAAAGCGCTTATGGCAAGCAAGATAGATATATGCCGCCGCACTGCAACAGCTTCCCATGTTGATGCCATAAACGGGAGTCTCGCTCATACGAATGGTGTCAATAATTGTATAGTTGACATCGAGGTCGCCGCCGGGACTAAAGAAGAAGAATTTTATGGGTTTGCGTTGCTCAGGAGGCACACAGAAAATTTCATCTTCTCGATTCCATTGGATTATAAGACGGCATATCTCAAGACTTTGGCTGCTTATTTCTTCATCTATCCAAAAGCATCTTTCTTCTTTTTCTTTATAGAAGCTTAGAAGGTCGGGATCGGGTAGTTGAAGATTATCAACTTCGGTAGGAATTTGAACAATTACAGGGTCAGTCATAGATTTTCTCCTTTTTCATTACATTAAGAATATTATAACAAAATTTTAGGGAGTTTTCAAGTTTGAACGTCTCGCTCAGTTATAATTGAAAGTGCTTCTGAGTCTGAAATTTCATCAGTCTGCGGCAGTTCCGTCCATATCTGTATTATTTCGGTCTCTGTTTCTGTCCATGAACCGATATAGCTCTTTCCGTCAGACGGGCAGTCCGTTAAAATTATCGGCTTGTAGCCGTTGGCGAGATATATAGCAGCATTATTTGTGAAGATATAGGATTCTTCGGTTTTTAAAGGGTTTGGCGCGCCGCGAAGCTCGCCGTTTACCAGTTTTCCGTACATTTAATCACCCCCAAGTAAAACTACCGCTGCCTTGATTGTAAAAAGGTTTTTGAGAAACCAAATCAAACATACATGGCACGCCGTTTGCATCGAGACACGGGACAAGCTTTTGGGCGTTGCCATCTGCATATCCATATAATTGCATAACGGCCTTATTGCCCGTCCAGTTATTATTGCCGACATCAAATATCAGTCCGTTTGTCGGTGTCTCGAAGTTGGCAATACCGCTCCAAGATGTGTTTAAAACACCATTAACCAACACGCCAGTTTTGTTCATTCGGATTTTTGTTCGATTAAATGATAAATGCGTCTTAAAACGGTGCTTTTGATACTCGGAAAAGTCGCCGGAGAAAATGCTCCCATCTTTGAACAGCGCAAGATTATTTTTCGCCGCACTCTCGCGCGAACCGAATATGCCCACGCTTTTGTTATTATTGATTAGCTTGAAATCTATGGTAATATCAGAATCCTGTGTCAGCTTGCGTCCGGTGTCGATATACTGCGTGCCCGAGGACTGGATATATTCCAATGCGGTATAGCCTTCGGGTAGTCCGCTCTGCTCTTGCGCCTTTTGCCATATCAATCTACGCCTGTTCAAGTGCCGTCACCAACCTTCTGCGCTGCCAGAACCTTGTCTTTGAAGCCAAGCTCCCATGTTTCGCCGTTTTTGAAATTGGGAATTGCACCAAGATATTTTGTGTCTATCGGCAGAGTAACCGTAGCATCGCCGTTTGCTGCGAAGCTCAGGCGCATCCAGCACTCGAAATTGTCTGTCGGATAGGTTAGATTTAAGGTTGTGACATTTGTGAGGCGATACTCGGTGTTGTCCTCAAGGGTTATGTTTGAGCCTGGGAAGTGGACTTCCTGGGATACTGCTTTTGGAGTATAGCCAAGTGCGGCGACGATATTGTCTTTTGTGACGGATATATCAGAGCCGTTATATTGGAGCTTGCCGTTTGAGACAGAGAGATTGTCAAGTACTGACTTGTTATCGTGTTCGTGTGCCTTCTCCATCGCCGGAAGAATAGAATGATCATAAAGATTCTGCAAACTAATTGTAACTGTACCTGCCGGAGCTTGAATATCAACTGCGATGTTTCTTGCAAGCAGGCCCGAAAATGCATAATACATTGCAAGATCAAGTCCGCTTTTAACTGTATTAGACTCAAGCACGGCCAGTTCTGGAAATTCATACTGAATATCTTCTGACAGCGTGTAGCTGATATTCTCTGCCGTTAATGAGCCACCCGTTCCGCCACCCCCACCAGTAATACCTGCAACAGGAAAAAATTTTCCATTAGCTCCGCGCAACATTAAAACTGGAACATTGTTACTCATTTTATCACCTCTTTTATAAGATTCGAGTTGTGCCTCGATATACTTTTGCTTTTTTGTTGCCTACATACGCGGCCGTCACATTTTTTATTCCTACATAGAGTTCTTTTGGAGCAAAAAGCGCGGTATAAGTTTTTTGTGTATTTGCACTATCAAGTTCAGATTCTTTTAAAGTTATTTTACGGGTTGGAGTGGTTACGCCATCAGTCCATTCAAGAAAATGGTAATTATCTGCTGGAATAGCCGTTAAGACTAAGGTTTTTTGTTGATTTTTTTCAGTAATTTCAACTTCTCCAGTGCCATTTATATTTCCCCAGTTTGGGTTGTTTGATAAACCATTAACGGTAAACTTTGGATTTGTATATACAATCTCTAAACGGGTATCAGAATAGGTATAAGTTTTTTCACCACTGTTTTCACCAAAAATCCAAGAAATAGTAGGTATTGAATAATTAATACCAGTTAATATTATCAAATTTTGCATGGCAACATTATCAACAGTGGTTGTTGGAATAAAGTCAAAAGTACTCGTCTTTTCTCCCGTCATGGGAATGCCATTTGATACCGTTTTTACAACTACGTTGCCTATTTTCATGCTTAATGGCATTGATCCAAGACCGCTGCTTTTTGAAACAGTGGTCGTCATTTTTCCATTTGACCAAGTTATATACCTTGGAAGAGTAGATAATTGCGCAGTGGTGTTTGTTATTGAAATTGTTACTGCCTCTTTAGAAGGGGCGGTTGTACCATTTGGTAAACTAAACACTAATTTCGCCATTTTATGATTCCACCACCAAAGTTATAATTGAGTCGGAAGTTCCCGCACTTGGGGCGCTCGTGAGTTTTTGAAAGGTGAATCCGCCTATTGCTTCTTTAGTTTTATTTACCAAGTCCACGCTTTCAGGGTTCGTTGCCCCACCATCATTTGTCCAACTCAAAACCCCAGCAGCACTAACAGTGGGAGTAAAAACGGTGCCTTGATTACCTTTATCTCCTTTTTCTCCCTTCTCGCCTTTCATATTCTCAAAAGCAAAATTGAAGACCTTAGAAGTGTTTTCGCCGCTTGCTGTAACTGTAACTTTAGGAGTACCAACATTTCCGTCTATTGTTGCTGTAGGAGTACCAAAACCTGCTGCGGCACCCGTATCTCCCTTGACGCCTTGCTTAGCAATCGTGTAGGCCACCACTGGGTTTCCTTCCGTCATTGTAATGGTAAGACGAGTCCATAGATAACTGCCCGCGGCAACACTGGGCGGCGTGGCAACCCAACCAGCGGTCGGCGCGGTAGTATTGGAAGTGCTTTGATTATAAGCTATTTCAATTGCGGAAATTCCGTTACCCGTATCGCCTTTATCGCCTTTATCGCCCTTTATATCGGATTCCATGCCATCGGGATTAATCCAAACTTTTACCGACTCATCTGTTGGTTCAGTTGTTCCTACAAAAACGCCGGGGTCACCTTGTATACCTTGTATACCCTGCTTACCGGGAATTATAGTAGTTTCTGTATAAACTGGAGGCGCGATAGAAATATCAACATAATTAAGTCCCATCTTCATCAACCTCCTTCTCCGGGATTATCTTCAAATAGTGTGCCATTCATTGTTAATGGAACGACGCCTGTTTCGGGATAAATGGGTTTATTACCATTATCCTTATCTATCATTTTAATACGGGTGTCCATATAAAGGGTCTGCCCCGGTTCAAACTTGAGGGTATCCTCTGCTGTAAATGGAACAATATAAAGGCCGTTATTATCGCCTAATGTAACTTCTGAAGAACCCGAGCTTGTGTATACCTTCTTCACAGTAGAATCGGTGAGTACATTTTCGGTAAGATAGGGTTTGAAAATAAACTCAATCTTCTCTATAGGGTAAGAAGTTTGATTGTTTATCCTTACTGATAGTGTGCAAGGATTTCTTCTCTTCATATAAAAACCTCCTTTAAAAAGAGTTCAAGCTCTCTATTTATAAGTGCCTTGTAAGGGCTTTGTCTAAAGAAAAAAGAGCCAGTTACGGCTCTTTTCGCATTTCTATCTTAGCTTTTCTTTGAAGTGGGTTCGCTTTCCGCTCCCCCATCAGTAATAAGTTCCGAATACGGCAGATTTTCAATCCACTCACAAAATACGTGCCACTCATCGAGCTTATGATTACGACGAGATTTATAAATATTCGCAAGTACCTCGTAGTTCAACATTACGGTGCGGCGCTGGTTGTAAGAGGATGGAAGCAACTGGATGAGTTGCCACCAGTATTTTTTATTTTTGGTCTCGAGAAATATCCTACGGTAATAATTTAAAGTATTAACGGTAGTTTTAAGAAGCTCTTTCCCTGATAGTCTAAAGCCGAAATCTGATTCATCGGGCATACAATTATCCTCATGAGAAACTTTAAGTCCTTTTCCATCTAATAGGTGCTCGTATGAAAAATCCTCCAGCGTAAATTCCTTCGCATGAATCTTGTGCATAGTAGAACATGAATTAGCAACCGTACCCACCTTGTAAGTGTCGAATTCTTTCCACCAGTACAGAGGCGCTGTTATATCCACATACACCGTGATCATCCTCATGAACTTGCGATGGTCGGTGCCGGCATTGCGAAGTCGAGTCATAAGGTCGTAGTCATTTGGGCCGATACATATTCCAGACACATTGTTTTTACAAATTCCCGGACAATTAGCATTGGCATAGCATTTAACACTATCACTCTTCTCCCAAGAGTTTAGTGGATTTCTCATGCCTCTAATTGCGGCTTCCCATCCAACAATTTCTGTATTCTCAATTTTTATCATTTAGTCTGACCTCTTCCCTTAAAGAAATTCAGAATCTTATTTATAATCATATAAATAATCTTCAATGTAGCCGCAAATGAAGGCTCTTTGATGGGATCATCTTCCTCGTCAAGTCGATTATTATAATCCTCAATGCCGCGAGCTTCGGTAAAACTCATCGTATAAGGAAGTATAAACTTTCCGTTGAGACCCCAGTCCTCGCCCCAAGAGTTCTGACAAAGGAACCCATCTTTTGTCCAACCAATAACCATAATTGCGTGTCCGCCGCAATACTCGGGTTTCTCATCGTCCGTTCTCAAGATTCCCTCATCGTCAACATAAAAACTATAACTCCAATTCAATGCGGCGAGCACAGGTCCATAATTATAAATCGCATATTTGATTTCCGCGGGCGAGTTACAACTAAAGTATCTATTAATACGATAATGATAAGCCTTTTCCGTTTTGGAAGGGACATTGAGTACTGCCTCTGCACTCTCATAACAATCTGGAACTTCGATATTGCCGGGGCAATCGTCGTAAACCATATCGCCATATTTTAACGCAGTCGCGCAAGCATCACGCAGATACATGCCTTCTCCCGTATGTCCGTGAAGAAGCTTCTGAGTGCCATAGATAAAGTTAGTTGAAAGAGTCTTATCGTCGCTCTCAACATCCCCAAGATGGGTCTCCAAAATACTTGACATTGCATGGGCAACACAAGAATTTACCGCGCCCTGATTCTTAACCGGCACATTGATACCAAAAACAAACTCTTCGGGAAGTGCTGCTTCAGATACGACACCAGCTTTTAGCTTATAATCTCGTATATCTTTTTCTTCGGGCAGACATCCACCCATTGGAAATTTCTTCTCTTCCATTGTAGCCTCCTTTATACAACATTAAAAAAATTGGCACCGGCTGTCAGATTCGAACTGACGTGGAGTTTCCTCGACGGAGTCAAAGTCCGTTGGTTTCAGCCACTCACCCAAGCCGGAGTATTGTGTAGGTTTTCGTCTCTTCATACTTAAACCTTGAAAAAAGCATATCTTATGGACCTTCGTCCTACCCTGCATAGTACGCAAATATATTCAGTCAAAGAGAAGATAAGTCTGAGCCAATAAACCGTCGTTCATTAACTTCTTACCCTAAGAATTACTTCTACATAGCTCTTATGGGATTGGTTGCCCATACCTTTCAGCATCAATTCAGAACTTTTTATAACAAGTGTCACTAAAAAGTTAAAAAGCCATTAATCAATACGCCGTTTTGCCTACTCGGAGTTTTCTTACAAGTCTTATAGGTCGATTTCTCAACCGTCACAGCAGAAAGGACTTATTGGGAAGAACTGTCAGCAGAGATTAACCTCTGGGAGTTTTCTGACGCAGCAACTGCGACTCACTCCGACAATTCAAGTTCAAGGTCTGCGTTGTTTCCCACACAACACCTAACTTGATTCGGCACAGGTTTTCCGTAAATCCCCTTGTGTCTCTATTGCGTCCCCGACTCATATACTACCTTTATCTACATACTACTGAGCGCCGCACCTCTCGTTTTGGCTACTAACCTCCATCATAATCGTCACCTTTTATGACACAGCCGTATCCGCAAGTATCCTTGCTTCGTATAATATCAACTGACTTACCAGCGCGCCTCAGTGTCCGTCTGAAAACGAACTATTCACTGAGTTATAAGATATGCTTTTTTCAAGGTTCAAAGAAAGGAAAGGGTTGTTTGCTTTGCGTCCTTATATAGCGTTTCCCACTAATGCCACATATCGCTTGCGCGCCGGTGGTAGTTTAACAACCAAAATCCATGATAACGCTTACTCCGGATAAACCGGATGGTAGGAGTAGCGAGATTCGAACTCGCACTGAACAGATTTTGAATCTGCTGTCTCTGCCGTTGGACTACACTCCCACAAGATGGCTGCTATTTATGTCAGGATGGGCAGCCACTCCACCCGTGCTTAACGCACTCGCCCGCAATGTAAGTCCATATACCTTACCAAAGCGTTAGGCAAACTAAGGCAGGGTAGGAGAAGCAACCTTAACTTGCCAATTAGCGGAAGAAAGTAGATTTCCTACTTTCTATAAATATTATATCAAAAATAAGAGAAGCTTTCAAATTTTCCTTAGGTGCTCTTCCGCAAAACCATCTTTTGTGGTATAGAAAATTTTTGTAATTCCCAAATCTCGTATAAGTTGCAGGCAACTCGGGCAAGGTCGCGCGAGAGCCAACGTTCCATCACAAAGCTCTCGGTAAACGAAAACTTTAAGTCGAGCAAAATCAATTTCCTTTTTCCCTATCAGAGAATTCAAAGCAGATACTTCTGCATGAACTTTTGCAGGGAAGTGCATATCAATATTACGATAGTAATTGTAGCGCTGTTGAGTCGGGTTTGTCTTATTGGAATTATATCCGCTTGACAATATTCGCTTACCATCGACTACAATACAACCTATCTTTATGCGCGAGAAGTCTGATAGTTGGCTTACACTGCGCGCGACCTCAAAAAATTTTTTATCTGATTTAGTCATTTCTTTTTCTCTCACTTTCTATAAATATTATAGCAAAGTTTTAAGAAAAATACAAATTATTTCCCTTTGAGAATTTCGTTTACTCTCTTCTGAACAGCGACATAGTTATAGCCGGCTTTAGTGAGATTATACACTCTCTTTGCACCATTGCCCCACTTTCCTGCGATTACTTCGCGCGCGACCTCATCAACGGATTTCTTTGCGGGCTTCTTCTGTTCAGCAAGCAATCTTTCAACTTCTTTCTGGACCGCCGCATAGTCATATCCAGCATCCTCAAGACGTTTCTTCCTCTCGGCACCGTTGCCCCATTTGCCTTGGATTACCTCTTTGGCAATTTCGGTATTACTCTTCTTGGGAGAGGGTGTGGGCGCGGGCTTCGGCGCGTCTTTAAGTTTTAGACCATAGTATTTGGCAACTGCAGTCGCAATGGCTTTCGCGCACTGCTCCTGTCCGCTTGCATAAATAACCTTGTCGCGGTCTCCCTTAGTGTCGATAAATACAGTCTCTATAAGGAAAGTCATACATTTAATTTCTCTTACGCATCCAAAGTAATCCTGCCCGCTAACAAGCTTTGTCTTTGCGCCCCTATCTTTAAGACCAAGATTAGTGGCAATTGACTTGCTAATAGCCGTCGCAAGAGCTTTACCCTGCTTGCTGTTGTGCTTATAATAAACTTCCGGACCTGTACCGCCGCCCGCATTGAGATGGAGTTCCATATTAAGGTCATATCCCTTAGAGTTGACATACTTAATACGTTCTGCAAGGTTCTTGTCTCCATCGTAGTTTATAAGGTCAACAGTGCAGTTATACTTGCTGAGTTCCTGCTTTAGATACTTGCCTATTGCGCGCGCAAGCTTAAATTCTTGATATCCACTTGCTACGGCTCCGCTATCGTATTGACCAGACTGAGATTTACCATGTCCAATACAAACCGATATTTTCATACTTATTCCTCCTTTTTAGATAATTCCAACACTCTCATATTTGGAAAGAGGATTCTCGTGGTCCATTAGCACCAACTCCATTCTTGCATTGAGAAGTCTAACAAACTGACGAGTAGCCGAGTCATTTTTAAAATAAACGGTTATATATTTATGTCCTTTTCCATAAAGAGTGGCGCCAAGTATATCTCGACAAAAGCGAAGATAGTTGGCATAAGAGAGTTCAAGAAGTCGAGAAGGTAAAACCCCATAGCTTCCAGAAGTACAAACATTATATTTATCCAAAAACTCTTCTGTAACTTGGATTTCAACTGCCTTGTCGTCATTTATTGCAGGTCTTAATTCAAAATAAGTCATATTTGCATCTCCCCCCAAAGAATTTGAAGTTCAGCCTCTTCTTCATCATCTAATATGCACAAATCTCCAAGATTCTCATAAGCGCTGACTTCCTCTACAACGAATTCCGGCAGATCTCCTTGATAGCGGATTATCGTCGCCTCATCAACCTTCTTATAGTTCTTGTCAACATATTTTGAAACAGTAGATGCACTAAAACCTATCTCACGTGCGACAGCGGCATAGGAACCCAGCTTCTGGTACAATTCATTCATCTGAATTATATCTTCTTTGCTTACCTTTCTCATAGTTTTTTCTCCTTTTCTTTTTCTATATATATTATAATATATAAAAAAGAAAAAATCAATTTTTATTTACCTTTGCTTACTCTCCATTAGAAAGTAGATTTGTTACTTATAAAGTCAACAAGAGCCAGCCAAGATATTCTTCTACCTTTTGATATAGGCCGCAATGGCAGAGTCCGGGGGTAGTCTGCGCGCGAAAATCTTGGCAAGGACATTTAGTTGTTTTATCTTTTATAATTGCGCAGGGACAATACCCTCCCGTAGTTTTCAGGAGGGCTCGTATATGCGCAACTCGTTCTTTATCATCATTCTCAATTATTTTCAATGGTATTATACCTCTTTGCATATTGATTAAGACTTGCTAAGTTAAGACCCAAAACAGAATCATAATGAGAAACATCATCTGGGCGATAACGTCCAAACTTTATAATAATGTTAGGTGTTTCGATTAGGTTCTGAAAGAGGTGCTGTTGAATTATAGAAAGACCTTCTTTTTCTCCTGTTAGCTCTGCTTCGGTATAACCTGTATAAATAACAACATCGTCAAGACAGCCATAATCGTCACGAAGAAGACTCACCAGTGCGCAGACCTGTTCCATTGAAGTGATAGAATAAAAAGGCTCCAATCCACCAATTACAATTGCGTGAGTTAAAGGATTATCAATATAACGCTTGATAATTTCTTTATCATCATAGCTTAGAACTGGAGCTTGTGCGAGAGAGCTGTTTTGGCAAACAGCCCTCCCACATTCCTTCTCACATTTAAAATCACAGCTTGGAAAAATTATAAACATCGAGGTCTTCCGATAATTAACGACATCTTCATCTACCAGTCCTTTAAGTTTAATCTCCATTTTCCACACTCTCATCTAAATGCAGCTCAAGAATTGATGCATCGCAAATTTTCTTTATACCTAAAATGCGCGGGAGTATAAGGTTAATGAAAAATTCATCTTTATCTGTGGATGCTGGCGAAAGCTTTTGTTTCTCGCTGTCAACAAGAGCAGCCATTTCAAGAGCCTTTTCCCAAACATTGTTTACAAGCTCCCCAAGAGACTCTACTTCATTATTGAGTATATTTAATTTCATATCTCTTTGTGTATCTTTCCGATCATCACCAAGAGAAGCATCAAGAGAAGCATCGATATAGCCTTGAGTGCGCGCGTACCTTATGGTTTCTTGTACATTACCATAGACTTCGGGATAGAGACTCCCGATTAAGAACTCGAAAGATAGCGTGGGATCATCTACATCGGAAATCTTTTCGACTTGAGCGATTAGTTTTTTGATTTTTGATAATTTTGTTCCTGCAAGACTCACTTATTCACATCCTCCCACTCTCTCATTTTAAACTCTTCCTTCCGCGCGCGAGACCAAGTGCGGACAGGGGTATAGAAACCTGCAATACGAGTATACTCTGTCGCTACTGGCTCTCCACAGGCAGGACATATGCTTCCATAGAATCCATGGTTATGTTTGCAGGCTTGAATTTTTGTATTAAAAGCAAAATAAGTTAGTCCCTGTGAAGCAATATAATTGGTCATGTCCCAAGCCTGCTCGAAGGAGTTAAATGGTGCGTCCAAATTTAGGTGTGCAATCGAACCTCCGTTGCAATAGCTGTCAAACAGTGCGGCAATTCGTATTCTTTCTTTCATCGTTGTCTTAATACCAAGCGGAATAAACTGGTTGCCGTACAGAGGCAAATCTTTGACCACCTTATCCGGGAACAGATACTCATCAGCCTGCTGTAATTTAGCGGCCGCTGACTCACCCGGAATTTGTTCGATAGAGATTTTGTAATCTTTGTCCAGAACAAATTGTTCCTTTGTCATATTAATGACCTCAAAAATCCTCCGTCCAAAATTATCCGCTTCTTCGGTATAGAAAGTATTACCCATTTCGTCGAGTCGGATATAACCAAAATGCTTCATTGTCTCGTATATTCCGATGATGCCAATAGTATTATACTGACTTGCCATATCAATGAGTCCGTCATCATAGTTCGGAAGAAGTCCTTTCTCACAATCGCGCTGGATAATATGACGCACTGTATCAAGCACTCTAAGGTCGAGCTCGGTTCTATCTCTGAGTCGGCACAAATAATCCTGTTCAGACTCTGACTCATAAGCAATGCGCGCGAGATTAATGGTAGAAACTTTAACAGAACCTACCCTTAGCGCGGTACCGCCAATTGATGAGAAGAAGCCAAGATCTCGAATATTGCTTTTCAATCTACAACAGTTGGACAGCGAAGTAACTGAGTCGCTTGTAAAGAGATTGGAGTCGCTCCACTTCATATTATGTCGAACGGCCCATCGAGCAAACTCTTCGTCCTCAAAATGCCCATCCTTATAGATAAGTGAGATTGAAGATACCGGGAAAGTGAACATATTCTTCGCGCGAATGTCACTCATCTCAACAAGGAACATCTTCTGAAATTCCATAATGCCATCCAGCTCATCAATCATCGGCTTGCCATCGGGGAACTCTTTGCCACCAAATAACGCAACCAGATAGGGTGTGTCAAAGAAATTTACGTTCGTGAATGCACTCTGTATGGAGTCACGCACAGCCGGCTGATTGACGGCATAAATCAGGCGCTGAATATTCTGCCGCGCATACGTTTCCGGAGACTCGGTATAGTAATTATTAGCTACATCTCTTGACCAGAAATAATACATATATGGAATCAAATCTGGTAAGCCACAAGCGCCAGAAGTTAGGTTGCTTGTATAGCTTACAAACTCCTTAACGAAGTCTACAAATGTAGTAAGGTGGCGCGCAGGCTCGTAGTTGAAGTTATTTAAGAAGAATAGTCCCTCTTCAGCGAGTCGTTCAAGCGTATATGCAAAACAATACGGCTTAAACGTAGACGTATCAGCATCGTGCAAATACAAGGCGCGAGACCACTCTGCATCCAACCAATCATTCGCACATTGGAAGCCATACTTCTTATTCAGCTCATAATAAATTTTATTAAATGCAAGAAGTTTTCTGTGCGACTTCGGCATCTCATTTAAGAGCGTCCTCATATCTTTATTGCCAATGTTGGCGCTACTATCAATAGAAGCATCTGCCACCGTTTCTGTATCAATAAAGTTATTGATAAAGTCGGTAAAACTCAACTGCTTATCACTAAAGCCGTTTAGTTCCGCAAATTCTTCACCATACTTCTCCTGCATTTTATTATACTGGGTAGTAAAATTCTTACTAAGTCTTACATTTATATTCAAGCTTGTACCTCCTGCTGATTTACCCATTGAACGGCATTTCTAAAATCAAAAATTTCTCCATCCACTTCAAGATTCGGCGCAGACCTAAATCCTTTCATAAGCATCGTGTCTAAATCTTCACAAACTTCATAACTTATGTTCTTAGACTGGAGTTTGTTTTCCAATATCTTACACTGCGGGCAGTGGGTCGTATATAGAATTATCTTCAATTTTCGGGTGCCTCCTTATAACAATAAATACAATAACCGCCATCAAATTCATGATGACACTGCTTTTGAAGCTCTGCATTTTCTTTCAGAAGTTTCTGCACAGTGTTATTAAGAGTAAACTCGTTGGGACGGAAAAGAGCTTCGATAATACGATTGTTTTGGTCTATTGCTTCTTTAATCTCGATTTGTGTCATTCTCAAAGTTACCTCCTTTTAGTGTGACTGATGTACAATCATAGAACAATTTAAATAGTTCATAATTATTTTCTCGAACAAAATTAAAGACTTCAATGACATCTTGCTTTTTATGAAGTCCTTCGGCCTGATACCAACCTTTCTCAATGCCATTAATCAACAAATAAAAAGGTCGGTGTAAAAAGAACTCGTTGTCGTTCGTTCGAGGTTGTGTGGCGTATATTTGCCATAAAGACATTAGTTTCTTCCAGTTCGGGTCGAGGAAAAAATCGTCGTCATAGTAAAGTCGAATTTTTAACTTATGACTCCGTGAAAAGATGATTTGCTTAAAAATTCTTGGTAGTCCATTCGTTAAAAAATCATCCGTTGCATACCGTGCACCCGCGGAAATGTTATAAATAAGCTGATAGGAAATGGAAGTTCCTCGAGTCCGCAGAACGAAATCGTGGAACACTTCATCATCCATTATCCCATCATACTGTAAAGAATAAAATGCAGCAGTATTACGAAAATCTGTCCAAGCTAAAAGGTCTTGACCGTCCTTAGCAACAATTGGAAATTTTGATCCAACTCGCCGCCCCAAAGGTCTATCTGGCATATGGTCTAATAGACTATTGATTACATCGCGCGCACCCTCTATTTCTCCAAGATTGGGGTCATGGAGAAATAGACAGTGACTATTGCGTAGGGGCGGCAACTGGGTGGCATACGCACTCCAAATATTGGTGCCATCAAGCGAGAGTCGTAGGTGGATTGCGTTAGTCATTGTTTTGAAAGCTTGAGTATAAAACTGGTTTTTACAAAACATTGGAGCAACTCGACTATAAATGCTTGTATCCGCGCAGCATCGTTCAATGTCAGTATCCATTGGAACGTAACGCCCGCTTGAGTACGCAAGCCCACCTGTAATTAGATTCGGATAAGATGAAGGATTTGGAATAAAGATACCATCATCATAGTCTTTTCGTAAAAAAGTAGTAGAATAACGGTCCTTTTGGATACTGGGTGTTAAAACTACTATTTCGTTCTTTCGCTTGTAGTAAGTTGCCAGCTTCATAAGTTCGAGATTGAAGGGAACATGAACATAGCGTCGAAAGTCATCATCATATAACGCTATGCTCATTCCTCTTCATCTCCTGCGCGCTCTCGTTTTAAGACTATGCTCCCATCATCGTTGACCATATCAATTTTTTCAACCAAGTGCCACGGTGTGCGTGCATATTTTTTAGCAATGAATGCATCTCCACGACGAATACCGCTTACGATAATTTTTGAGCCGCGCGCAAACCATGATTTCTCAATGACATGTTTTTTGCCGTCTTCTCCGCGCTCACTTATCTGCTTATCATAGTGCGCGAACACGGGACCAAATACCTTAACCGTAACAACACCCGTAGTTGTCAAAAGGGTTACTGAATGTTTATTCTTATCTCTATCCAAAACTGTGCCCGCGATGCGAGAAATTTTATACAGAGGAACATTCTTTCCTTTAATTGTAATTGTCTCAACCACTTTTGGCTCTTCGGGTAAGGAGAAAAAGTCAACACAATGATATGGGTCGAGGTTCACGCCTTCAAGTTCATGAGGATGGGAATAAAAACTGACACTATCCATTTCCCACTTGCTTAGACTACCTTTACAATACTTCTCCCACATATCGCTTTCAAGACGGTTATTAACAGCATTTAAAAGTTCTTCGCTGTGCTTTTTAACATATGGTCTTACCTTATCCATATAGGAATCATAAATAGATTTCCATGTGGTTTTTAATATACCAAACCCAGATTCCGCGCGCGGGTCTTCTCTAAGTTTATCCATATCAAAATTTTTCTCGTAGAAGCCCAGTGCAATATCATTCAAGAGATATATCTTTTTATCCTCATCTATAAGTTTTTTTAGATATCCGTTATAGTTAAAGACTCTGCGAACCATATCGTACTCGTCTGGAATTAAACCAAAGTCAATCAGCATCCTCATATTTTGAAGTGTAATTCTTTTCTTTTTTCCCGCTATTATACCAATATACTCGTGCATAATTTCTGTTCTGTCTCCAAAACAGTCTAATGCGCCCGCTTTAATTAGGTTTATAACTTGCGGTTTCTTCATTTTGACACGATTTAATAAATCTTCCAAATTTTGATATGGACGATTTTTAATAATCTCACTTACAACATCCGCACCGACTCTTGTTATACCCGTAAGACCATAACGAATTTCTGAATTTTCGACATCAGGAGAAAAAGTTAAGGTTGATTCATTAATGTCCGGTGGCACAATTGAAACACCCCCCGTGCGCATCTTGCCAATCGCAGTTGCTACTTTACCATAGTTTGTGCTTTTGACTTTTTTCTTTTTCTTCTCTACTTTTTTTACAGTTTCTTCTTCGTCATCTTCCTCGTCATCATCGTCATCTTCCTCATCAACAAAACTATCTATTGACGAAGTGACAGCTTCCTCGCAACAAGATTCTAACTCTTCTTCATCTTCATCCTCTTTTCCATTTGTTCCGCCTGCATCATTAATCAAACACGCACAGTCCCAGAAAATAACAGGATACTTAAATGCTAAGTTCATTTCCTGCAGTGCAACGAGGGAATATGATAGGGTATGACTCAGGTTAAAGCCATATCCACGCGATGTGGAGACTAAGACTGACCAGACATAATTACAAAGATGTTCATCCAGACCCTTTTCTTTGGTGACAGAATAGTATTCCTTCTCTAACGCCTCAAATTCTGATGCATTCTTTTTTGCGATAGACTTTCTGAGTCGGTCTGCCCAGTTCAGATCAAAACCTCCGCATTCCGGAATCTGAACCAGTTCCATGAACAATTCCTGCGCCTCACAAATACCGTAAGAATTTAACAAAATCTTCTTTAATAGCTCTTGATGTTCTTTCTTAACACCATAATGATCCATTTCATCATACCAAAGAGTTATATCGTTTTTGAAACGGGCATATTTCGCCAAAGGAAGCTCAGCGCCTTTCTCCTGTGCCATCAGTCGAATAACCGAGTTCAAGTGCGCCAAATCATCAACAGATTCAGGATGAGTTAACGCAATACCTTGAATACCACTTTGCTGCTCCATTTGGAAAAGACTTAGGACACGATGCTCCCATATCATTTTCCACATCTCAGGATCATTACGTTCCAGATTATAAATACCAACAACTTTTTCATATGTTTCTTTTAAAGTTGCCTCTGGAGTTACATATCCATACTCAGTTAAGAGATCCAACTCATTATGAATCTTATCCAAACCTTCGATGGACAACAGGTCGTATTTAATCAAACTCACCGACTCAGCATCGTGAAGGTCATATGCTGTCACTAATGTATCATCAGGTGCCCGCATAAGCGCAGTATACTCAACCATTGGTTTATCTGTAAAGATAACTCCACCTGCGTGCTGACCAAGACGATTAACTAATCCTTCAATACGAAGTGCAACTTCCCAAAGTTCGGGATAGTTCTCTGTCATCTCATATACAAACTGCTTAACTGGTGCGAATCCTGCTTCCTCGTCTCCATAAAAACACTGTCTTAAACTGCGCGGCTGACCACGATCAACTGGAATAAGCGCGGCTATAGCTGATGCCGCATCTATATCAATACCGAGTCCGCGCGCAGCCGTGAGTATGGCAGATTTTGGCTTTTCTGTGCCAAAGGTCGCAACATTTGTGACATAATCCTCACCATAAACCTGTCGAAGATATTGCAGCACCTTCTTACGTCGACTTCCCTCTATATCTATATCAACCCTTGCTACCCTCGGTTTCCCGATATTTATTAGGGGAGTAGACTATACCATTACCCGTTCTGGGTACTCTTTGGTAGTCGTTGCGGCCTTCTCCTTTACTAAGGAGCTATGCCTCAGGATTACCCAATCCTTAATCTTGTTACTATACCGTTTTGATTAAAAACGCCACATTTCGATTACTCTAATGCTTAGTAATTAAGGCTCTAAGGGTTTCCCCTGATATTCAGAGTTTTTCATTACGTCTTCCAACGTAATGGGACTATTAAAACTTCGCTTTGCTATTTCGTACTTTCTTTCTAAATAATAGTGAGCATTTTTATACAAACGCTTCTCTAAATAAGTAGTTTCTTCCGCTCTATATTGTAAACTATAAATACTCTTGTCTTCATATATTCTATAAGATAATTGAAAATAATCAGCTATTGACATTAAAAAATCTTTAGTGCCACAAATTATTAATCTTGGGGTTCTTTTTACAAGCGAGCCATCTCCGTCGATATACCCTCTGATAAAATCATCTTTAAAATTAGTATCTGGTATTTTTTCTAATTTAAAAGTTTTATGTTCTAAAACTCCTCTTTTCTCTAAATCAGACACTATTTTATTATTACCAATTAATAATCTTGCTACTTTAGTACCCTTCTTATAAGATGTATCACTGGAAAAATGGTTTATATTTCCACTGTACCCTAAGAATTGCTTAAATTTTTCCAACCATTCTGCATCTTTTTCACTAATTGTTAATCCAAAAAAGTTAGTATATTGATTAGCTTTTGTAATATAACCATCGCTATACATTACTCCAAGCCAATATGCAGAATCTGGTGTATCTACACTAAAACAATTTTCATTGATTTTATATCCAAGCGCATTTCTGCGGGCCTCAGAGTAGTTTCGTGTAGGTTCGCCATAAGCTTTTAATATATTTTTTACAGTAGAAGGGTCGCATTGATATTTTTTACCAACTGCTGCTAAACTACTTCCTTGCTTATATTCTTCAATTATCTTTTTTTCTTCTTCTATTGTAAATTTACAATATGAGAATCTTTTTTCATTCATTTTTACTCACCTCTCTATATCTAAGTAAACTTTTAATTTACTCTCTATATCAAAGTAAGTACATAATAGCTAAAGTTTTTCGTTAATCCAACACGCTAACACGATCGGGATTCAAAAATCTCCACGACTTTGTCTGTACCGTCTCCCATAATGGGTTTATCTGTGTAATGTCGCACAGATACAACAAAATGAAACCAACGCCCGAACCACGGCCCGGCCCTACTAACGTTCCGGCATCCCAGCAACAATCAATTATCTTCTGTAAGTTAAGATAATATGAACTCCAATGAGTCTTATTCTTAATTGAAGATGTCCACGTTTTCTCCAGACAGTCTTCTATCGCATCATAAGTTTCTTTGTTTTGAAGTCTTTCGTCACTTTCAACTTTTTCAACGATACAGTCAATTAACTTACGATCTCCTATAAAGTCGGACTTCTCAAAAGTTTCAAAATGAGGTATCGCCGCGCGCATTGTAGGTCTTAATATATTCTTTGGATTAAATTCTCTCCAAGGTAGAATCGGAATCTCCAAAGGCTTTGTTAAGTCATAATCACAACAACTCTCTTTAATTGCAAGTATATTGTTATATGCAGTTTCTAACTCTTCTTTCGTCAAATCAAGATGGCTCTCAAGTTCTTCGGTATCCATCATATAAGTCGTCAAATAAAAGCTTTTGACTTCTCTATCGCCATCCTGTGCATTAAGAAAAGCTTCGTGTATTGGAGCATCCTCTTTCTTTAGATAATGACTATCCGTAGTAATAATATACGGTACATCCAAGCGCTCTCCCATCTCAATAAGCTTTCGATTAACATAAGTCTGCTCTATTGATTCTGAGGGTTGAAGTTCAAGATAGAAATTACCTTCGCCAAAAAGCTTGTGCAGTTGTATAACCCAGTTATCAATCCTCTCAAGAAGTTGGATGTCATTTGGTGTACGAGACGCGCGCATAATCTGCGTCGGCAAACATCCACCTAAGCAGGCAGTACTCGCAATTATATGACCGGGATTTGCCCCAACAACATCAAACAAGTCCGAATAATAAGTTGGAACTCGTCTCATCTTACCACGAGACATCCAACTTCTTTTCCAAGCCCTCGTCGAAAGCTCTCTCAACTGCGCATGACCAATTTCATCTTTTGCAAGAAGAATAAAGTGATAATATCGGTCCTGTCCTGAAATAAAGTTATCTTTTGTCAAACCATCGCGGCAAAGATAAATTTCATTACCTAAAATTAACTTAAAGTCAGGATTCTTCTCTTTAATTTTTCGATAATATTTCTGTGCTTTAATATGACAACTCAACGCTTCGTGGTCGGTTATAGCCAGAACAGAATGTCCAAGTTCGATTGCATAATCAATCAACTGATTCTCTCGAATTATACAATCTCGAAGTCGCAGGTTGCTATACTGTGTGTGATTTTGCACTAATGTAAACTACCCGGATAGTTCAAAGTAGTTTTCATTTAGCACCACCTCCTACCATTTTCTATATATATTATAACATATATTCTATCAAAAGTCAAGTTAAAATTAATAGCTGTCATAAAAAATAACCTTAATGTTATCGCCTTGTTTTGCTATTTCTTGAATAAGAATCTCCAAACTACGAACCTGCTGTTCAAGAACGGGGCGTAAGTCTTTATACTCCCAAATGCTATTCGTCTGGTCATTATAATATTGCTCTGACATTACACAATGATGAAGAAACCACTGAATGTCTTTAATGTCATCGGTAGTAAGATTATAAGAATATCTACCATCTGTTTTATCATCTGGATGATTTCTACGATAAACGCTAAATATAAAAGACCTTATACCATAACATTTTCTCCAATAGGTAATATCATATTCATATTTATATCCACTTTCATCATTAACCAGCGTTGGTTCGGCGCTCGCTTGAAATACTGTTTTCTGTACCCAACCAAAAACTTGGCTTTGTTCTTTTGTTCTAACAACAATTCTATTATCAAGTCCCATTTTTATGCCTCCTTACATCGCGCGGGCTTCATACCGAATTTTCCACGCTTCTATTATTTCATCAAGAGTTCTTGGAGTATAATCCATCCAAGGCATCATACAACCAACATTCATAAACTGACCTGTTGCGCGGCCGGGCGCATCGTGAACAACATCAATAACTTCTTTTCGGAGTCTCCGCAGATGGTCTTCCTCTATCGTGCCATGAACATGACCATAGAGCATCCAAAAATCCTCATTATAAGCCGAACGATAGAAAGGCAGGGGGATAGTGACAAAGAATCACATGGCGACCATTATCCTTAATCTCAAGAAACTTTTCCTGTCTAATAAATCCACCAAGTCCACGAGTCTGTTTAGGAAGTTCTCTATCATGATTCCCCGTAATCAGAATCTTGTGCCCGTTAAGTTCCGCGCCCATCTCAAGCGGATTTACATTTTTCCAGCAGAAATCTCCGAGTATATACACGGTATCATTCTTACCAACTTTCTTATTCCATCGCTCTATCATATCTTTTTTCATCATTTCCGTATTTACAAACGGACGTTTGTCAAACCGTATAATATTCTCGTGTCCAAAATGGGTATCTGCAATATAAAAAATTGCCATATTATCTCCTTCTTTCTCTTTTCTTATATAAATATTATAACAAAAAAATTTTTAATTTGCAACTTTCAAAAGACCACTTGTCATATGACAAGTGGCCCTACTCTTAAAATGACAATCGCGCGTCATGAACTTCCGCTTCTTTTATTAAAATTTGAGGAGTAGTCGTTCCACACCACTCGTTGAGGTTAGGTTCACCTACTACTTCTATATCAAGCTCTGGATATCGATTAAGCTTATCAATAAGTTCTTCCGCACCATAAGTTTTTACATAAACAATTCCATTTTTTGAGAAACGAACCGCATTATGATTTTTACCCATAACTTGAACATCATTTCGATTTATGGTAATATTATGGACATATATAAGTGGCGCCGGATTTCCCGTACCCCAAATTGAGTCGTCCTCAGTTAAATCAGTAATTAATTCTGCTAAGTCCGAATCGGTTGCAAACCGAGAAAAATTAATTGGGAAGAAAGCTTCGGTGAAATTATATTCGCTTAGTTCCTTATTCGCAAGCTCATGGAGTTTCCGAAGATTCTTCTCAGGTATTGCACAGCCTGCCGCGGACTCGTGGCCTTGAACGAATTCAAATAATCCCGTGTCATTTAGATAACTTCTAAAATTATTAAACTCACTGTTACTAACACCACGAATACTACCTTTTATCATACCATCATCATTAAGACGGGCTACTATGGTGGGATGTTTGTACTTCTCCGCAAGCTGAGTAGCAACTAAGCCATTCAATACAGGAGGAAATACATCTTCATCATCCAAGCGTACGAACAAAATCTGATTCTCTAAAAGGTCGTACTTAAATATCTTACTTTCAATGCGCGCGACTGCTGATTCCTTATCTTTATTCTGGTGAGTTCGTGCATTTACACATTCGCGTACGCTTTCAACCGCCACTTCTTCCATCGTACCTTTTGCGCCTCTCTTGTTGCAGGGTACCATCTCATGTCCATTTACAAGTCCAAGAAAAAGACGACCTTTTTCCGCTTGAGTACCAACTCGTATCATAGCGTTTATTAGTGGTACAATATAAAAAGCAACAGCAATAGGGGTCAGATGGTTTTGAATTTCACTCCACGAAGAGGCCATCTGCTTTGTTATTGAATAGGCTTGCTTAGTTGCAATTGTTTTGAAGAAATAGTTCTTAACATTGGATAATCCTTTGGTAATAATATAACGATTTTCCATATCCAATACAGAGCCCATATCTCCAATTACACCAAGTGCTGCCAAATCAATAAGTTCGTCTGCAAAATTCGTATCATAAACCTCATCATAACGCCGACAGAACTGATATGCGACTCCCGCGCCAGTTAAAGCCTTATTGTTATACCGCGGTGAAAGCTGATTGTTAATTATAACTGCGTTATCACTAAATGGAGGATCTGCCAAGTGGTGGTCTAAGACCAAACAAGGTATTCCCAATTCGCCCAATCGCTCATGATATTCATAATCATTACTTGAACTATCGGGGAGTATAACAAGCCCATAGGTTTTTTCTTGAGCAATTATCTTATCAATCATATCTTCCAGTCCGTGCTGCTTGCCCTCGTGGAGAACATATTCAGTCTCAATATCAGGCGAATGCTTTTTAATATATTGATAAATAATTGCTGAGGAAGTAAAACCGTCACAATCGCAATCAACTACTAAAAGAATTGGTTTATTTTCCAGTATCGTGTTTCGAAGCAGCTCAACGCCTTTATCTACAAACTCAAGATTCGATGGAGATTCAAGATACTTCGAAGTCGGACAGAGAAACTCTTCAAAGTTTTCAACGCCGCGCGCCGCAAGTAAATTCCGAAGATAATCTTGAGTAAAATTTGGATTTTCTAACTTAACTTTCATTTAATAATTCTCCTTTTTGCCAATAACTTTAAAAAGACAGCCTCTCCTTGGTCTACTGGGCTGTCTTTTTTCCGTGTCAGTCCAGAATCATCATATATAAAGGAGAAGGTAGCATACTTATTATATTTCTTACAAATTTCATATAGTTTATTAAAATAATCCTCATGATGAGGTTTTTCCTCGTTGTCTAAGCATAAACAAATTTCTTTTGGGTTACATTCACGCATTAGCAAGTTCAACTGATATTTATTAAAGTTAGAACCACAAATTGCTACGCCGCAGTTCGGAGTTTCGAAGTCTTCTAATTTAAGAATAGATTTTTCCCCTTCCATAATAAAAGCTATCCCATACTTCTGTATGTTTGCCTTTGTATGGTTTAGTCCATAAAGATTAAGTGAAAGTCGATGTGAATACCACTTCTGCTCAATCTGAACTGGCATATACTTACCAACGTTCTCAACCTCCCACTCACTGAGCGCGCGGCCTCTAATTCCAACTAAATTCCCATTCACATCATAATGAGGAATAATGATTTTGTTTTGAGAAGAGGAAAAAAGTATATTGTATTTATCCATGGCGGATTCAGAAATACCTTCTTCTAACCACTGCGCGGGATAGCATTTTTGGAATACGTCTAAGATGCCTTCGGGATATGTGGGCAAATTCTGTGTGCGAACAATAGGAGCATATTTGTCTTTAAGAAGTTGATGAGGTTCTACTCCAAAGCTCTCTCGAATAAGACCGGACGCACTACAACTGCGCACGACCTCATAAACATCAGAATACCAGTCGTAATCAATATTCCTTGTCTCGTAGTAATGCTTTAGGAAGGTAAAAATACTCATTGGACCACATTCAGTATAGCAATAAAACAAATGAGTATTTTTATAGTAATAAAGCTTAAAACTACCATCGCGCGCATTGTGACAAATTGTATTTGTGAGAAGAAAGCTATTTGTTTCCTGCACTTCATCCGCGCCTAATTCTAATAAAAGTCCTTTAACTTTATTTGAATCGAGCTTATCAACTAATTCTTTATAATTCAAGACTTATCCCCTTTCAGTTCTAAGTTTAATTTTTCAATATAATCAATAACCTCTTGTTTTTGCCCCTCTTCCCAGCTTTCAACATCGAAAGCATATTCGTTAAAGAACTCGTTAATTGGCTCCATTTGGCTATTAGTAATGAATAAATCCTCTTTTCGCATCGTTCCCATATCAAAGTAACTCCAAATACGAACTTGCGACCATTGTCCACTACGTACCTTAAACACATCTGTGACTATGTTTGGTTCAATCGTTGCCAAATTTTGAATTAACTCAAGTTCTTCCTTAGTTGGGCGCGCCATAATTGCACCATTATCAGCTTTGTTAATAGTTGAACGACCGCCCGCGAGAGAAGCTTCGTTGCGTATAGAAGTATTATTATCTGCATTTGCATTCACCTGAGTTGATGTAAAAACTGCAACATCAAGTTCTATTGCCAAATCTTTCAGCGCAGTTGCGAACATCAACAGAGCTTCGTCGTTTCTTATATTAAAGCCTCGAAACTCACCAAGAAGTGCTGGGCCAATAAAGATATAATCATAGAAAACCGCTAATGCTTCATAATTTAACAGCTCTTCTCTTACAACCGATTTTATCAGCTCAATCGTTGGGTTCGGAATACGAATCATATGAAAATTATCTCGATACTCCTTGATAATCTCGCGCGCCTGTTCTATAAGAATTTTTTCTTCTTCTGAGAATCCACCATATTTGAATCGACTCTCGTTAATACCCGTAAGATATGCAATTATCATACGCATAATCTGTTCGGGTCTCTGCTCTGTCATTATAAACAGAATCTTTTCCGAAGAGCCAATCTGTTCCCATTCACACGTCTTGTCATTATATCGAAAAGGAAATGCTAAATAACATGCATCACTAACCGCGGATCTTGTCTTACCGACACCACTTCCGCTACTACGAATTGTCAAAGCTCCTCTTTCGGCACCATTGATAACTTGCGAGTAAATTTTTCCCTGCACAGGAAGTCCAATAAACGAAGGATTGCCAAATCCATCAATAACTTGGTCAATTTCTTCGCCAATATCCCAACTCTGAACTTCTTCTGTCTTCGAGTATTCACTTTCAATGCGCGCGAGCTTCTTTCTAATCGCATTTGAGATATCTGTGGTCGTTAGCTGTTCAAACTTCTCGTTTACCTCTTGTGCGCGGGGATCAAAGCTATCTTCAATATAAAATTCGCTTATGTCAACGCCTATCTTTTGATAAGCATTTAACATATTAAACTTCTTTAACTTATTATAATAATATGGGAAGTTTTCTTCATTGGAAAACTCCTCAACATCTTGAAGATACTCGATTCCATTATTGGTCTCAAAACTATTCTTTGCTGTTTCGTTCGTTGATAAACAGTTCTCAACATCAAAAGCTGAAATCTTCTTTGCGCCTTGTGAGTATAACTCCCAAATTGCTGAAAACAAAAATTTCTCAAATCTGCTCTGAAAATCATTCGGAGTTAAATAATACTTGTCTGATTCTCCTAAATACTGCGGATGCTTTAAGAGACAACCAAAGATTTGTTGTGTAATTCTCTTATCAACAATCAATTTTCTGCCTCCATTTCTATCATATCAAGAGAATATTTCTTTTTCTTTTTGGTAACTTGTTTCGTCTGTGTTTTAACGCCACGTTTCCGCTCAGCTTCCGCGCGCAACCTAAGCTGTTGCGTAATTCTTTCACAAATACCTTTTTCTTTTCTTTCTCTTTCAACCCAATAACTACACGCCTCGTCATAAACATATGGAACAATACCAATTCCACCTTTGGCTTTATTTCTTGGGGCTTTCTGTATGTCATAATAATACCTTAAAGAAAAATAAATTCCCTTGGCGGTCATATTCTTTTTCAAATAGCTTTCCCACTGCTTTTTAAACTTAATAAAGTCAATTTCCATTAACATTTCTTTTGTTAAGAACTCCCAAGTGTAGTCAAGCCATTCTTCATTTCCTTTACTGGCGTGGAGGTTATCTTTTTCTGCTACCCAACTATCATAGCAATCTTTATGATAAAACCATCCTTTCGACCGCATGAGCCAGTCTTTACCCTCTTCTGTTGTATTTCTATCTATCTCTCCATTACAAACGCGGCAATGTACGATTCCTAATTTCTTTGCCAATAGAAACACCTACTTTCAACTTTTCTTCCATATATATTATACCAAAAAATTTTCGAAAATGCAAATTCAAAAGAGCCGACTTACAACAAGCCGGCTCTTATATATATTAAAAGGAAAGAATTATTTAAGAAGAGACTTCATTTCACCGCAAACCAACTCGAAAAGGTCCTTCTGATCTTCGGTTATTTCAGAGAGCTTCATCTTTCTACCAAAAATCATCTCAACCTTTTTAAGGACTCTGGCGGCATTTTCCTCGTCCTGTTCAATGAGCGCCTTCCAAAGCTCAAAAGCTTCAGCTCTTATATCTTCATAAGAACGCTCTTCCATCTTCGCGCCAGCAGAAACATTATCTACCAACACTGCTCCATCTTTGTTCGCCTGCTCCTCAATGGCATCTCCAATTGCAGATACCAGCTCATTATAACCAAAAGGAATCTTTGGCGCCAAGTAAGGCAGACGCGAACCTGCGAGAATTGTAGGTGTTGCGCGCGTCAACAGAGTGCGCGTACAATTTCCCTTTTTATCCCACTCGCAATTTATATAACCTATAATGTCAACAAGACGGTTGACAATTTCTGCTGCTCTTGCTGGCATAGCAGGTGAGATATGCTCGATAGTATTACCATCGCCGGCATCCTCGTTCTTTATCTGGCTATGGCAAATACAAATTATACCATAACCAAGCATCGTGATTTTACGCAAGCATGACTCAAACTCGCTCTTGAGCGCAGTATAGCCAGCTCCGTATGGTATCTCACCAATCTTCTGAACACCATTCTGAAGGCAGATATACTTCTCACAAAGGTTATAAGCTTCACCGACTGTATCGATGGTGATAGTATCATACATCTCCTTCGCTTCAGGCTGTTCAAGCTGGCGAAGAACCTGCTTGAACTCGACCCACTTTTCGATAGGCTGCGCGCGAACACCAGATAGGAAGTTAGTACCAATCTCAAAGCTGAGGATTAGGTTCTTATCCATCTGTGCCGCAAAGGTAGTTTTACCGCATTTCTCCAATTTGTTATCGTAAAGGCTTTTTATCCTTTACCTCTTATACTTCTTATTCGTATAAGTTCAGCATAGCTTTTCACCCTGTATAAGGGGTATGGTCTCGTGCGATTCTATATCATCCCAATGATAGATGTTTAACAATCGTATGCGTTGCGCGTGTCGCGGCTTTTACACCGCGACTTCCGCTCGGATTAGCATCTCAGCCTCCCCGCCTTTTACCATAGTTTAGATATGGATTACTCCATAAATGCCCAAGATTTTAGGCCCGTAAATGCAAATATACTTGCCTTTAAGATCCCTCGAAATAACACTCGGCTTAATATTAAGAATATCAATTCCCATTATTATCTACCTCCTTGATTAAAAACCAAGGCTTGAAGCGTCTGTTGCGGGCGCCTGTCTTGTCTTGGGCGCAGTACGAGTCCTCTCCTTTTCTGCGGCGAGCTTTTCGTCTCTGAGTCTCAGTCCTTCCTCTATCTTCGAGAACTCATAACCGGACTCGAGGGGGAAATCACCGCCAGTTATGATAAGCTCACTAATAGAAGTAGTAGTGGTTTTCTCTTCCGGCTCACCGAAAGCTGTCTCAATAAGCTTAGTCTCAGTCTTAGTTGAGAAGTTGAGCTTGCCACGGAAAGGAACTGTGTCACGAGGCTTCCAGTTATCCATTATGAAATCGATAGCCTTAGGACTCTCAACATAGAAAGGCATAACATCAACAAGACCACCCCACTGAGGTATGCACATATTTATACGAAGTCTGCCTGTCTCAACACCCTGAGAGTCAACTTCGTTGCAAGTCTGACGAATCATTCCGTCATACTCAAATATGGCGCCCATCTTCATGTCATCTTTACGAATCTTTCTGATAAAGCTGCCCTTAACCTGCGGGAAAGATATAAAACGATTATCTCTGCCATAATACTCGTTCATTGCGAGCTGACCAGTTATACGAACGGCATCTGCCTTATCCTCGCCACCAGCGGCCGCGATTGAAGTATAGCCAGAAACCTCTTTCCAGCTCTTGTAAGCAGGATTCTCGCCGCCATCTTTCTTGAGCTTGTTTGCAAAAACATGAACAGGAATCTCAAGAACTTTCTCCGCCGCGCCAATCTTCTGAACGACCTTAACGGTAACAGAACCGCTTATATAATCGTTCTTTCTACCATTTTTCTCATAAGAACCCTCTTTAAGATTGTTTTCACTCAAAAGTCCGATAATTTCTACTGAATTGCTTGCCATTTTCTTTTTCTCCTTTTTTTAATTGGTTCTTATTTGGTCGCCCGAGATAGACCTCGGGCGACATGAAAGTTAAACTTACTCCTCGTCCTCAGAGGGAACGAAGTCACGACCAAGATCAGTCAGAACAACATAGGTAACAGGCTTCTCCTGACCATCGACAGTGACCTTCTCTCTATCGACAAGGCCCTTAGCGTGAGGACCCTTGCAGCCGAGAGCGGTTACAGTACCATTGATAGACTTCTCAGTCTTGTTGAGAGCGGTTGCAAGCTCGGGAATCGAGACACGGCCACCATTCTCCTTAACATAGTTGAATACGAGAGTTGCGTTTTCAGTAAGCTTCATTTTTGTTTACTCCTTTTTGTTTAATATTTTTTTATTCGAAGTCATCTCTGACTTTCTATTAATATTATATAAGTATTTTGAAAAAAATCAAACTTTTATTTTCCAGTATTTTTTATAATGTGTTTACATCAGTAGTTGTATATTTTTCGTCTTTACTTACATAAATATTATCAAGATTTATATAGTCCTACTACAGACTCAACCAAAGTTTTAAACTTGATTGATTTGACTCCTTGCGCATCTTTAAGCTGGAGAGGTATTGACTCGCAATCCAGACTAATTTGCGCGCGGGACGTTATTATTGTAATTTCTTTATCAGTAGACAGAAGCGGTAAGAAGTCAATCATATAGTCGGAGTCGGAAAGTTTTTGTGGCTTTCCTCCTTTGTTACCGCGCGACCCAAGAGAAAATTCGTCCAATGGCGTGCGCTTTGTATATCCCTCACCCGTTATAAACAGAAGTGACTTCGTTTCAACGGGAATCGGACGCACAGAAACTACGTTATCACCATCGTTTAATTTAATACAACGAACTCCTTTGGATACTCGGCTGACCGAACGGACTTCTGAAATATCACAATAGAGGAATTGACCTAATTCGGTTAAGACTCCAATTTTATCCTTTCCGTCAAGGAAAGCACAACAAATTTCGTCCCCTTCGTTTAACTCTATTGCTTTTAACAAGCCGCTACGGTTCATTTTGTACTCCGAAAAAGCAGAACGCTTTACAAGTCCTTTCTTTGTAAAGAAGAGAATATCACGATTGACGTCCTTCTTATCTAAACTCATGACCGCAACGATATTCTCTGCACCCATAATTCCAAGAGAAACCGTAGAAAATTTCTCTCCTATGGGCAAAAGAGAAGCTGAACGATGGAAAAATTCACCATTTGCCGTGAAGAAAAGAATTTCATTTGTGGTATTCGTAGATAGAGTATCAATAATAAACTCTTTGGGGTTTAATTTGAACTTAGTACCTACGCCACCTCTTTTTTGAGTATAAAGAGTTGAACTTTCTTGTACGAAAAGATTGCCTTGATTGGTAAATGAGACCAAAAGTTTCTTCTCTTCGATGGCTTCGTTTTCCGTTTCGTTTAGGTTAAGAATTTTCGTGCGACGACTGTCACCGAACTTAGTAGCAACCGCGCGCAAATCTTTTTCAATCTCTTTTTTAAGCAAATCAGAATTGTTTAGAATCTCTTCAATTCGAGCCTTCTCTGTTAAAAGGTCTTTTTGCTCGCTTTGAAGCTTAGTTACTTCCAAATGTGCAAGGCGCGCGAGCTTTATATCCAATATTGCTTTTGCTTGAATCTCGTCAATCGAAAGATATGATTGAAGTTTAGTCGAGGCTTCTTTTGTATCTTTGGCACTTTTTATGATTTTGACTACTTCATCGATTGAAGCAATAGCAAGTAGAAGTCCTTCAATAATATGAAGTCGTTTCATAATCTTGCCTAAATCAAATTCATAACCGCGCGTATATACGACAATCTGATGGTCAATATAAGATTGTAAAAGCTCTCGCCAAGTCATAACCCTTGGGAATCTACCATTTTCCAGTACCGTTAGATTAATACTATAATGATACTCAAGAGAGGTATTTTTATAGAGATATTTTAATACAACATCTGGATTGGCACTCTTCTTTAAGTAAATTTTAAGACAAGGCGTTAATTTGGTAAGGTCATTATATCGTTCAATACCGGGGTTTTCTTCGCTTTCAATAATCTCGTGAAGCTGCGCACAAATAGTATTAGTATAAACACTATATGGCACTTCGGTTACGATAAGACAACGCTCTTTAGAATCATAGGAAACCGTGGCTCTCAACTTACAAGCCGCGCCCGACCCTTTTTTAAGGCTTTCTTTTACGGCAGCTTCATTAAGAAGATATCCTCCTGTTGCAAAGTCAGGACAGCAGTAGATGTCATCATACTCACAATCAGGGTTCCACAAAAGATGAATAAGAGCCTCGTTGACATCTTGAATACGGAACTGCGGCAGATTACTGCTCATGCCTATACCAATACCCGCACTACCATTTACAATATTATAGAAGCCTTTAGTAGGAAGAACCGAAGGGTACTGCTCGGTATCATCATAGTTATCGCGCCATTCTTTAATCGTGTCTTTGTCTATATCTCGAAAAAGATATGATGAAAGTTCGCTAAGACGAGAACTGGTATATCTGGGTGAACTCCAGTTACCCGTTTCTGTTGGCTGACCAATACCGCCCTCAACTTCAATTAAAGGATATCTCATAGCCCACGGTTGCGCGGCACGCATTATCACGCCAACACAACTGGAATCACCATGGATATACATCCTCGATGCACTACCTACTGCCTTGAGAGTTTTCTTCATCGGCTTAGAGTGAAGAAACTTATCCGTATACAGGCAATAGAAAATCTGACGAGCCGACGGTTTCAGACAATCTCTTGCATCAACCAGTGCGCGCGACTGTAGAACGGCGCCGGAGTATTGGATAAAACTTTCTTTTATGACTGATGTTAAATCTTCCATTTAGCTCTCCTTTCCTCAATTTCTTTTAATATTATAGCTTAATTTTAAAGTTAAGTCAATTTTTTTATATTTAGCGACAACAAAAATGAAGTTTTCCTTGACAGCTAACGTAAGGCGTGCCTTTCATTCCTTAACAGGTTCCGCTTTTGGCGTTCTCAACTTCGGGGCGAAAATAAGAACACTTACCATTACCATTAAGGTAGTTTTGGATTTGCTCTTCTGAGTGACTTGCACAACAAACTTTCTCACCCCAAGAAGTCCATATTACTTTTTGAGTAAGGTCTAATGGCACTTCTTTACCACATATTGGACAATTCATCTTAATCTTCTCCTATTTTTTGTTCTCTCACGATCTGGTTTAGACTGTAATTCAATCTCACACTGCGGGCATATCTGTTGTCCCTCGGGGATAATGTCACCACAACAGACGCACCTATCTGCATCAGCCATTATCAACCCTCCTGTTCCATGCTTCGGTTTCTTGTTCTTTGGTCGAGTGCATTTCGGTGAAAGAACTGCACACGCAATCTTCCACTGCTTTTGATGTTGGTAAAATAAAATATTCGCCGCAAGCATATCCGATTTCGGGCACTTCGCCGCATTGTGGACAAGGTTTTAATTCAGTCATTGTTTTTACGCTCCTTTAACGCTTGTTCCGCTTCTTCACGGGTGAGGAATACGGTCTTGCCGAAATCAGACGGATGAAATCTTAATTCGTATGGATCTTTAGAAACTAACCAAATCGGATTTAGTTGGTTTCCTCCGATACCATCAATCATTCGATATACAATAACTTGAGTGACCTTTTTACCGTTAAAAACATTTTCGATAAGCCAAACCGTATCTCCCACCTTGCAGGGCGGCGCGATAACGCCGTGTTCAAGAAGTAAGTCTGCCGTCCTTTCCTCATAGCAACTTTTAAGGTTCGCATACTTGCAATTCTCGTCGCAAAGATAAGGCGATGGACAAGGATCAAGTTTCAGAATTTCAATCAGTCGTTCTCTGTCTGCATCAGCCATTGTTGTTTCCTCCTAATAGTTCAGGGTTGTCGTAAATATTGCCAATAATTTTCATATATCCATCCATAGCAGACAGAGTAAATTTATTGCCTGATTCTGTGTATTCAACATAAAACATACCATTGCAATGTTTGACAGTTGCCCGCTCGCAGGGCGATGTGTCATTCCACGTGCTTTTGAATATGGGGTCAATATAAGGAACAAGCACTATATCGCCCTCAAAAATCTTTGTGCCGTTTTTATCTTTAAGACCTGTGTACTGTCCTACGGTGTCAGGGTTTACAATATAATGCGAACTCGGCTCGTTGTATTCTTTTGGGTGCGGAACAGTAATATAATCACAAAGCTCGTCATCAGTTCTGCAATACTTAGCTTTATAATAATATCCCTCAACCCATTCACCGTTATCTATTCGCTTGCCACGGAAAAGTATCTCACGCATTGTTATTCCCTCCGTCCATTTTTGCGCCACAGTGGGGACAATATTTTGTTCTAATATATACTTTATGTTCTTCGTATCCGCATGGTACTAAATTCTCTTCCCAGTCATAATCGAATTGCAATTCGAATGTGCTATTATATAATGCTTCCGCTCCACAATACGAACACACGCAAGGAATATCGTCATAGCCGTCTTCAACCCACTCTCCGTGCCGGACCTCAACCACATCGGCGGTTGGTGCTGACTTTATAACATTGTAAATGTCCGTGGCTTTATAAAGTGCATCAGCTTCACCCGCAGCTCCTTCAACTAAATTTTTTTGACAATTTATATGATACCAAGTTGTACTTTCAATTTCATCAATTACTGCCTCACGCTCTATATATTCAGCCATTTTTTATACTCCTTTACTTAACTTCTCTCCAATCAATTCTTTGTCCACAACGCGCACAATATTGATACCATGCATATAAGTATTCACCACAATGCGGGCAGTGGAAATCTCCATAATAGATTTCTACGGGAGGCTCTCCTTTACTCTTCTGAATTATCTCATAAACCTTTTCTTTTGTGCAGTTTGTGCCCTTCTCAAAAAACTTTGATATCGGTTGAGATAAAACTTCTTTTATTTGTTTCAGTGTAACTTTCATTACTTTTCCTCCCTTTATAATAAAATTATAACAAAAAAAGGAAGGAAAATCAAATTCCCTTCCTTTAATCTTATTCTCGTATCATAGAGAAGTCTACATTTTTAAATATGAAATCTGTTCGTGGCTCCACATCTTTGCCCATCAGATTGTACAAAAGTTCGCGTGCTTCTGGCGAGGTTTGGAACATATCAAATCGCTGATTTTTGGCTGTAAACATTGAATTGTATGCTTGCTCCGGAGTCAATGAACCGATACCTTTATTTCTTTGGATAACTCCTGATATATGTCCGCGCGCAACATCCATTTCTTCATCTGTAAAATAATAGTTTTCGGTTTTTCCATTTTTAACAATATAGAGAGGCGAACGTAACCATCCAAGCCTTCCCTCTTCAATGAACTGCGGAGCCAAATACTGTAATGCCGCCATCAGAAGCAGCCCAATATGGTAGCCATCTGAGTCAGAATCGGTACAGACACCAACACGTCCATACCTCAGTTTACGACTATCGTAATGCCCCGGTACAATATTTAGCGCACTCAAGAGAAGTTTAATCTCTTCATTCTGGTAGATTTTCTCTTCATCATTAGACAGCGCGTTAATAATCTTACCACGTATACACATGATGCCATAAGTCTTTTCATCGCGCGCGACTCCTACTGAGGCCATAGCAGAATTACCTTCGACAATTAAAAGAGTTGCATCTTGTCCAAGGAACTCTGCATCTTTGAGTTTATCGCTTGCAATATATTTTTTCTTTTGAGATTTTTCGACTTCTTTTTGAGCTTCAAGGACTTGCTTTCGCGCACGCTCAGCCGCAAGTTCAGCTTTCTGCTCTTTTGCAAGTAGATCAAGAACTCGCTGAAATTCATCTGCGTGCTGTTGTTCAAAGCTTTCAAGCATTTGAGTAGTCGCGCGCTGACACAAGCCTCTTAGCTCAGGATTGGTAATTTTGCTTTTAGTTTGTCCATCATATATCGGGTCTTTTAAATTAACCGAACATACATATACCAGTCCCTTTCTCAAAATATCTGCATGGGCTTCCCCTTTTAACTTCTTTTTAAAAAAGTTAGTTAGAGCAGTTTTAATGCCAGTAATAGGAGTGCCTCCATTTTCATTTTCACCACCATTAGAAAACAAATAAAATTTTTCCTCTCTATTGCTGGTCCATTGTAAGATAATTTCGACATCTATACCATTTTCTGAATTAACATAATGCAACGGCGCTTTGTGAATGGGCTTATCAAGATTTTCCTTTACAAAATCCATCAAGCCATTTTTACTCATATAAGTTTTAGTCTCACCAGTAGTTGCATCTTTAATGATAAAGGTAATACCTTTATTAAAATAAGAGTATTCCTTCATTTGCTCACAAATTTCTTCATAATTAAAATGAATTGGCTCGGCGCTAAAAACCTCTTGGCTGGGTTTATAACATATATATGTTCCATTCTTGTTCCCATTAAGAGGCCTTTTCTGACATACATCCCATTTTGGAATACCTTCCTCAAATTCCATATACCATTCAGCGCCATCTCGGTAGCTTGAAATTTTAAACCAATCAGAAGAACAACAAGTCGCGGCACTGCCCGTACCATTAAGACCTCGACTCTTTCCTCCATAGGCATTATCGTCGAATTTAGCTCCGCTATGATTTTCAGTGAGAAGATTTATCATAACTTCTTTTGAAAAATCATTCTCGCCATGGGGCATACCACGACCATAATCACGACAAGATGCCCAGTCCGGCCCTATCTCTATTTCAATCTTATTAGCCGTAGGACAAACCAGTGCTTCATCAGTAGCGTTATTAACAAGCTCAAGTAAACCAGCCATTACACCTGTATGGTCAGCACTTCCCAAATAAATACCGACTCTTTTTCTTACGCCCTGCCTAAAAGTTAGCTGTTGAATAGACTTAGCATTATAAGACATCAAATTCCTCCATTCCCAAATCTTCCCATTTTAAATCATAGTTTCTTTTATAGTAGATATATTTTATTTTTATATTATTATTTTTACAATATTCAGCTTTTAAATTATATTTCGTCTTCGTCCTCTTCTTCCAGCTCATACCAGCCATCCCATCCATTGCCCGCGGTCGCCAATACTCACCATCAAAAAGATACCCTTGAACATAGGTATTAAATTTTTTTGTAACGACTATTGTATCCTCGTTCAAAATTGTTACATTCTCTTCGCCCCACATTGAAATAGCAGCTTTTATATCTTTTTCTGAGGGACAATACCACCTTTCCTTTTCAATAGAGGTGCTAAATATGCTTCCGATTGGATAAACTCGCTGTAATTCCTCTAAGGTTTCAAACTCAGTTTTCTTCATATTATTCCTTCCTTTCTTATGTTTCTAATAATATTATAAAAAAAATCAGAGGAAAAATCAACTTTTCCTCTGATCATTTATTTACTTTACAATTATGCGGCTACTTCCTCGAAGTAATTTCCCACAAGTTGAGAAGGAGTACAATATAAGATTGTGCCTTGATCATTGCCGTCGTCTCTTATGCACTTATAAATCTTATCTCCCTCTTTATAATACTTATCTTTATAATATCTCATGCCTACTTCTGCCGTAATAGGATTGTTAAGAGTGCCTTCTTCTTCTGGCTTTGCAACTGCTTCCCAGTGTGCAGATGTCACATCGGGCGTCCATGTAGGATTATCGCCAGTAATTGCATTATAGCATTTATAAAGTTTACCATTATATCGGCACCTATCACCTACGGCGTACGCAATTGGTTCCCATGCAGGAAAGAGTTCGATACTCTCAAGAGCCTGTTCATCCGGAAGCAAGGTCGCCGCGGATTCTATTTTTTTTCTAAATGCTAATGCTTCTGCTCTTGTCATATGGCTTCACACCCCCAAAATAAGTTTATATTTGATCGAATACCTTTGACAGAAGCACGAATATTGCTTTGCCATAAAGTCCAATTAAATTTAGTAAATTAAATAAAATTGCTTCTAACATTTTATGACCCCTCCGTTATAATTCCAATAGCTTCTTCTGCGGAGATTTCTTCCTCTGCTATAATATAGGCTTGATATTCTTCCTCGCTGACTTCAATGAAGTCGGATTCGGTCAGCGACTTCGCGGGGACAATATATCCGGGATATATCTCACCACTTTTTATATTCTTAAGATGATTCCCCTCGTCGGGATAGATTATTTCGTTCTCAATCTTCATTATTATCACCTCATGCTATCGTCCAGTTTTTGGCGGTGATTGCCGCTGCTATCGTTACCGCGCCCGCGTCCGTTGATTCGCACGATACATACAGATTTGTGTCTGCGTCCAGCTTGATATAGTTCGCATAAATCATACCGGTGTCGGCTGTTTTTAGGGCGGCATTGAGTGTCAGCGTCAAAGCGTCTTGTCCCGTGCGGTCTTTAAGGGCGTTAAGAACATTAACGCACGAGGCTATATTAAGGTGTAGCTGACAGCTTAGGTCGAGCGAGACATTGACTGTGTTTGCCTTTATCTCGATATCAGTCAACCCATGTTGCGCCGCGAAAACATTGCTCGCGTTTGTCACCGAGGTGAAGTCAAGCCCTACTATCTTTTTTAAAGCATCGCTTATACCCGTGCCACCACAGGCGAACGCGGTTGCGACATTTTTCACTTTTGAAAAATCGCCCTTAAATACTATTTCGTTAAGACCATACGAAGCCCTGTTACTAAGCATAAAACTAACATCTGTAAGCTTATTGCTTACTGTCAACTCGATTCTTTTCAGCGGGTTTGCAAGCGAAACTGCGAACGAATATCGCAAGCTTGTGACATTGGGAATGTTGGCTACAAACTCTGTGATTGTCGATTTATTGCTTAATCCAAAAGATTGCAAAGATTCGAACACTTCAAATGGATTGCCGCCGCCTGAGCTTATCGCGTCAACTGCATCACCAAAACCTTTAGCGGAGTCCCATGCTATCTGGTCAGTACCGCCTGTCTTGTTGCGGATGCGGTTAGCGGTGTAGGACATGGCGGAGTCAAGTTGAGTGGAGTTAATTACTTTGTCAAATGCCATCAGTAGCTACCTCCCGTCCATGTCGGAAGAGCGGCAAGAACATCATTGACTATCTCCTGCTTGTCTGATTTTATCAAAATATCCGAGCTGTTATATTGGAGTTTTCCGTTTGAATCGGAGAGCTTGTCAAGAACGTCTTTATTAGTGTGAGTATGCCCAGACTTTTTTACAAGCTCGTCGAGTGCCTCTCCGACTGTCGACATGTTCGGTAATGCGTCATTTGAATAACTAATAAAATCCGCACCGATTTGACCAACTATGAATTGCCATCTAGCTTGGTTTTCTCCGACCTTCTGTACAAATGAAAGTATAGCTTGACCAAGCAGAAATGTGGCAAAATAATAGTTGCTACCGTTAAAGCCTTGAACAATAGGTATATCCCAAGATAGATTGTTGTCTGTATCAGTGGCTATCACAACAACTCTTTTTTCGTCGGCAACTGCCGTGTCTATCTGCTCGACTGTTGTGTCGCAAGATGTGACCGTATAGTTGCCGCCGTCATTGCTTGCAACCGTCATTTTGATTATGAAATCGCCTGTAGTAGAAGCTCCTCCACCGCCACCGTGTTGATCAGCATAGGATTTCGCAAGGGCCAGAGTCGTAACATCAAAACTCATCTACTATCACCTCACATCTCATACCATTTTCCGTCATTTCCCATAATAAAAATTTGCTTTGTGGAAATGATATAAACTTTATCACCAAAGGCAATATTCTCATTTTGAGCCAACGCAGTCTTATCAGCATCCGTCATACAATACCATAACCGATCCTGCACATTCGCTCGCGCCCACGATTGGGCAAGGATATAATTATCCATCTTCTTTCCTCCTGTTTAATAATAAATAAGAGAAGTACCTTCTCTACTTTTAAGTAGTAAAAAGACCTCTCTTATTTGTTATTCCCAGTCTACATATTTTTTCTTCTTCTCCGGCTTTGGTGTCGTCCAAAGCAAAAAGTCCATCGCGCGAGTCGCTGCAACATATTGTATTCGTTTTTCCTCGGGACTCCAATTTTTTGCGCCAATTACAACTACATACTTAGCCTCAAGCCCCTTTGAGGTATGAATAGTTAAAACTTTAACGGTATCTTGTACCATTTTCTTTGCAAATTCTTCTTCTGATATCTTCGCGCGTTTAAAAGTATCACAAGGTATCCCGCGCATTGTAAGATAGGTCAGAATACTGTCCAATTCTGCATTTGTACGAGTCAGCACAAACCAATCTTTATAATGTCCTCGTTTAAGAATGAGGTCAGCGATAACCTCCGGGTCATATTCTGCTCTTGCTACTATTCCCTCAGTATCTCTCATTGGGAAAGAATCATCGCAATACTCATCTCCTGCTTTACGAATTAGTGATTTTGCATAGGTAAGTATTTTTGATGCGTTTCGATAATTCTCATTTAAATGATAGGTAGTAACACCCGGAGCTTCGGACAAGCCTATAAGCAAGTCTGGGCGCGCGGAATTAAACTCATAAATACACTGTCGAAAATCTCCAACTAAGAAGAAATTCTTCGGCTTTATCATATCAAGCAAAAACTCAAACTGTATTTCACTTGAGTCCTGTGCTTCATCAAGAAGCAAGTGCTTAACAGGTGAAATAACTACAGGATTCTTCTGTATAAGATTAAAAAGCCCATCAAAATTCTCTTTTGCTATATATGCGTTTGTATTAATTCCATGGGAGGTTAGTATCTTGTTTGCATAAGAATGAACCGTACCAATGAAAACTGAGGCATTGCCAAGTCTCTTTCTCATTTCCTCTGCCGCTGCGTTGGTAAAAGTGATAACCACAATCTGTGCGGGGTCTTCCCCTTTCTCAAGAAGATAACGCACTCGCTCAGTTAGGACGCGAGTTTTTCCAGAAGCAGCACACGATATTACTACTACCTTATCATGAGATGTCTCGACAATTTCTTTTTGCATTTTACTAAGTTCCAAACTTAATTAGCCTCCCTTTTTCAAATTATAGCCATAAACATTCGATTCATACAAGTCTATATAAAATTTCTCTCGTTCGGAAAGTTTATCTTTATCTACCTGTTCCAAAACCGTAAAAGTAAAATCACCCCAATTACCATACAGAGCTTCATGTATCTTTTGCTTTGCAACAGTACCAATATTTAGAGATGTTTTGATATGCTCCGCCCAACGTTTTGAAACCTCGGCAGAAGTTTTACCTACATACTTCTTATGCGACTTTTGATTCTCTATACAATAGATTACACTGCGCGGGACACTATTACCAAAAAGTGTGTTGATCATATCATTGAACGGTTTTTGAAGAAAAGCCGACCATATCAATTTATAGATAACGGTTTTTTGATTGAAAGTGCGGCTTAATTCAAGAAGTCGGTCAATATCTTCTTTCTCGGAAGAAGAAAGTTGTAGCATATGACTGGCTTTCTCGTTCTCCAAAAGTTCTTCTTGACGTCTTTGCTCATTTATTGCCTCGCATTGCGCGCGGTAGTCCTCGATTGTGTTTTGGAAAGAACCAATAATCTCTAATGCTTCTGTTCGCGCAAACTCAGCATCTGCCTTATGCATTTCAGCGACCATATCATAAGCTTCCGTCAGTTCCTTTAAATTTTCTATGTAGGCGTCTGAACGACTTTTGTGTTTCTGTTTTTCTTTCTCCCACAGGTAGTTGCCATAACTTGACACTTCTTGTTGGATAAGTTCTTTTTCACGCTCTGCCTCAGATTGTCTTAGGTCTCGCGCGCATTGTAAGGCGACTTGTTCTTTTGCCTGTTCGTTTTGAAGTCGTAGTAGTTCGGTTTTATTAATATTTAACTGGTCTTGTAAATTTGCAAGCTCAAGTTTGGCTTCGACACAGTCTTCTTTAACTTTCTTTAAAGACTCAACCTTTTCATTGACCCGTTTTTCTTTCTTTTTCTTACAAAACCTTACTAAGTCTGTTATAAAGATTGTCAAAGATATTCCAGCTAATATACATAAAATAATTAAAATAAAAGTATATTTATCCATTGCTATTCTCCTTTTTTCTCTTATAATAATTATAAAAGAAAAAAGAAAAGAAGTCAAATTTCCACTTGACTTCTTTCTTTTCTTACATTGTTAATTTGTCTGTTGGGTCAATTTCCCATTTACAAATTTCTTGATACAAAAGTTGACCATAACTGTTTTGATGAAATTGTTCGCTATAAATTTTATAAAGAGAATCTGCCATTTTTCTTTCGTATAACGGAATTTTTTGAGTCTTATTATACTTATAATAAATGTCCTTTATAGCATTGCGGCAAATTTCTGCATTAAAATCCTCAACGACATTAAAGCGTTTTTCGAAACGTTTTTCGAGACTATCAACTTTTGTTTCGAGACTATCAACTTTTGTAGCGAGATTATTAAGGGTATCTTTAATCTCTGTTATTTCTTCTGCTTGTTTTTTGTCATTCTTCCTTATTTCTTCCAAGTGTTCATCAAACATTCTGTCATAACGTTTGTGCAGGAATTTAGTCATAATTCCAGCAAAACTTACGCCACTAAGAATGAGCGTTAATAAAGAACCAATATTTTTTACCATATCAAAAAAATCCAACTACATTTCCCCCTTCTTCGGGTCTCCGTAGTTAAGTAGTAAAAAATCACCGACTATATTCTATTTTCATGCTTTCGCCATAAATCATCATTATGCCAAATTGACCGAACTTCAAACTTCTGTTGAAATATATCTCGACTTGAGGTTAAACTGTCTAATTCCCAATATGGAATACGATAAAGTCGAAGATTGTGAGTAAGTGCATACTCGTTCTTCTGTCGATCGTGTCCTTTCGTTTTAAGAAAGTCTCGTTGGGTTTTCTGAAAGAGAGAAACTCGCTGAAAGTGCTGTTCGCCATCGTATTCAATCAAAACTCCCAATGCGGGCAAGTAAAAATCATAACGATAACGACCGCCACGCAAGTCGGCAAACTCTTTCTCTCTCTCAAACTTTAATCCACCTTTTCGAAGCAAATTAATAATAACTTGCTCACCCTTCGAGGTCTTCATATAGTTTATCTCCAATTAAACTATTAACATAATCAACAAACTGATCACGAACCTGCTTGAGCTGTTCTATGGTGAATGTTTTAAGAGATGAACCTTTGGGTAGATAGATTAGATTGTCAATATTCTCTGCTTGGAGAGTATACATATGCTCAAGTCCAGCTAAATCTAAGTCACTAACATCATAGTATACCACATGAAACCACTCTTCTTTTCCTCTCTTATATCCAAGGTCATATGCCGTCTCAGTTGAACTGAAAACTTCCTTATTACTCATTATATATTACCTCCAAACACTTTATCCCAAGTACAATCTTTTATCGTTAAATCGTCTCGGAAATCAACCATTTTAGCATGACGAAGACCGTTAGTTCCTTCCATGACCTCCATGCAACTTACCTCAATGCAGCGACCTTTATATTTGTCCGGATTCGACTTTATTTCCTCTGTAAGATTGCTTAGAAGTCCAATAGGTACAACCTTATCTCCTTTAATCACGCCTATCTCTAACGATGCGGCCCAGTCATAATAATATCCCTTTGTAACGGGTTCAATAAGTCCATACTTCCAGTAATCTGTATAATGCTCTCCTTCGGGAAGTCTTTCATCAGTTTTAGAATTAACCCAATACTTCCAAGATTCAACTTCTCTTCCAGTATAAATCTTTGTCGGACGAGTAAAGTGTCCTGTAAAGAAGCAATCAATGGTGTGATTTATTTCTTTCTTTATTTTAATAGTCTGCCGTGCAGGCGTGCGTTTTTCATATATAGGACAATATTTATTTGTTATAACAGCACCTTCACGACCTGACTCAAGATATTCTCCAATCTTATCCCAAAGCTCTGCACCCTTATAATAAGTTGCATATTCAACATAAGGAATATTGCCAAGGGTCTCGGGCAGTTTATTTACTGCTTCAAAACGCTTCTCGGCAGGACGCTTCATCCAACTCTTACCATCCCATGCACAAATATCAAAAATATAAAAATGAAGCTTCTTTCCTGCTTCCTGTCGAGCAAGACACTTATCTTTAAGGCAACCAAGTAAGGAAGTAACTTTTCTTGAGCCTTCATCACCCGGCAGATAGGCTTCACAAAGAAGCACGGTTCCGTTTGGAAGGGCATCCATCAAAGTCTGAACCTGCGGCACCCACTCAATCTTATCAACAGCTTCTCCTTTGACATTACGATTGCGCGCGATCATCATCGTGTTACCATCTTCATCTTTACAGAGACGCTGGAAGAAACCATCTACTTTTAATGCTCCATAGTAATCTCCCGAAAAAATAAGGTTCTTAATCTCTTGCGTTTTATCATGCGCATAGTTTTTGGGGAAGCTCCAATACTTCATTGCCTCTATATTGCGAAAATCAATGCCATCTACGTATCCGTACATCTTTTTTCTCCTTTCGAAATTCCTTTTATTATATATTATATAT